CAGTCTGGATGCGACCGACGGTCTGCTGACCGAAGAGGTTGCGGCGCATGATATCGCCGGCGTTGGTCGCCTGGCGTGCCTGTAGGTTCAAGCCCTGATTGGTGAGCTTGATCGCATCCAGAGCCGGAGAGTTCTTGCCGAAGCCCTTGTAGTATCCCTCCTTGATCTGCATGGCGATCTTCTCGCCTTCAGTCAGCTCGCGACCCATTGCCTTCGACTGGAGCTCCATGCGCTCCTGGATCAGCTTGATACGGGCGCTCTCGAGATCCTTCTCGATATCCTTCTTGCCCTCGACAACGTCATCGAGCGCCTTCTTGATGGTGAGCTGCTCGGTCATAGCAGCGTTCAGTTCCCGAACTTCCGTAACCGACTGGTCGCCAAAGGCGCCCTGCGCGAACTTGCCCTGGAAGTCCGCGAGTTCCTTGTTGGCCGTGTAAAGCTGTTCGCCGAGCGACTTCACATCACCCTTCACATCCGCAAGCTGCTTCTGCGCCTTCGCGAGATCCTGAGCGGTGGTGTCACCCTTGCCGCTATTCGGGATGAAGCCAGGTCGGAGCTGCGCCTGCTTTTGACGGATCTCTTCCATCTTCTGCAGCATGGTATCGAGGAGTGCAGTGTCGCCCTGCGTCAGCGGACCCTTGTTGGCCTTGGCGTTCAGGCTGTCGATATAGCTCGACACCGTCTTTGCCTGCGTCTCCAGCCATTCCTTGCTGTTCTTGAAGAGGCGCTCGTTCAGATCTTCTTCGATCTTCGCGGCGGATTCGCCGGAGGTCTTCATGTTGGCGCGGCGAGCCTCCGCGTCCTTGGCGAACTGCTCCTGGCGCTTGCGGTAGGCAACCTGTTCGACGGCGAGCGTGCGATCGAGTTCGCGGATCTGATCCTCGACATACTTGCGGCCATCTTCTTCCATGTTGAAGATGCGCGCCTTGTTGATCGACTGGCGGTCCTTGGAGAGCTGAGCTTCTATCTGACGAACCTCGTCGCCGTATTCCTTTTCGAACTCGATCAGCGCCTGCTTGACGTTCGCTTCGTCCTGAGCCGGCGTCAGGCCAAAGTTCTTGGCGGCGCGAACGGCGCGATCACGAATGCCATAGAGGTTGGCAAGCTTCTGCTGCTGGCCTTCGACAAACTTCTGTGCCAGACCAAGCTGCTCGTTCGATGCGCGGCCGAATTCGCGCAGCTCCTCAATCGCACCCTTTGCCTTGCGACCGAAGAGGTCGAAGTGATCGGCGACAGCGAGAATTCCGATACCGAGCAGGCCGAGCGGACCAGCGAGCGAACCGGCCAGTCCCATGAGCGCGCGCAGACCGTAAGCGGCACGCATTTCAGCCAGGCGGCCGAGACTTGCTGCGGAGACCCCTGCCCTATCCTGCGCGGCCGCCAAAAGATTTGCGGCACGAACAGAGTTCGCCATCGTCGCCTGATACATCGTCAGCGATGCCTTCAGGTTGTCGATCATGCCGATGAAAGCGCGACCACCGGCGGCCATCGTCTTGCCGAAGATCGTCAGACCAGCAACCGTGACGATGACGTCGCGCCACTCCCAGGCCTTCGTGATGACAGCGGTCAGCACGTTCAGGAGCGAAGTTAGATCCTGGCCGAGTTCGCGTGCGAAGTTCTGGCCGCTCACACCGGAGAGCGCTTCGTTGAAGGTGCGCAGCTTCGTCGTCAGCGTATCGAAGAAACCACCCTTCGCAGCAAGACCAGTCTCTTCATCGAGGCCGCCGACCTGGCGCTGCCACTGCTGCCAGTTGGACTGCAGGATGGTGAGCTGGCCGTTGAATGTGTCCATCATGCGCGCAGCCGAACCGCCGAACGACAGGTCGAGCTGGCGATAGAACTGCTCAAGGGCGTCCTTAGCCGTGACCGTGCCGGTCGAGATCCGCGACGTCAGCGTGGCAACGGAGGTGCCCATTGCCTGAGCCATGAGGTTCATGGCCGATGGGATGCTTTCTGCGAGCTGCTGACGGAGTTCTTCCATCTGCACGACGCCTTTACCAGACATCTGCGACAGACCGAGTGCGACACGCTGGAGAGATTCGTCATTGCCACCGAATGCAGCCAGACCGTCTTCGAGCGCCTGGAGCGAGCCGTTCATCGGATCGGTGCCAGTCGCCTTCAGCTTGACGAATGCCTGTGTCAGCGCGTTCATCGAGTAAGGTGACTTCTTGGCTGCCTCGACGAGATAGTTGACCTGGTTGGCCGCATCCTTGACCGGATCTGCAGCGTCAGACATGCCACGCATGAGATAGACCAGGCGCTCGAATTCGGCGTTCGTCTTGACGATCGAGCCGATCCAAGTGTCCTGGACGTTGATGAGCTTGTTAAGCGCGATCGAGGCGGTGCCAACGACGATGGAGACATCGCGCATGGTCGCCAGGAAGCCGCGCGAGGCTTCTTCAGCCTTGCCAATGGAGCGAACGACGGACTGACCGTCTGCGGCAAGCCGGCGCAGCTCTGGCGAGGAGCGCGCAACGTTCCTGTTGAACTGAGCTACCGTCTCGCCGGCATGAAGCATGCGCGTCGTGAAAGAGCCGTCTACGAGTTCCAGTTCAACCTTAATTGCCATCTTCGTCCTTCAATCAGTCATATTTGACTGACAGCCAAGCGCGCACTACGCCTGGCTATCGTCTTCAGTTTCCTTCTTCGGTTTACCGCGGCGAATGGAGGCCTTGAGAGCATCCAGGGCAGCCTTGTCGAACGTCGGATCGAGGCTGTCATCGTCGAGGTTGAGCGTCTGAACTTCCGGCTGGTAGACCTGGATCTGACCACGCAGCTCCGAGAGCCTTTCGTGGATCTCCTTGATCCCCTCGCCCGTTTGAGAGTAGGTCATCAGGGCGAGCATCCGGATATCTTCGTCTGCTTCGAGCCGCTCAACCATCCGGACGTAGAGCCAGAAGAACTTGAGCGGCATCTTCATGAGTTCACTATGGGCGAAGTGGTAGGTCTTGATGACCTTTGCCCAAAGAAAGGGGAAGTCGATCCCCTTTACTTCGCCGCCGGTTCGTTTCCCTCTGCACTCGCCGTTGCGGGACCGACTTCTTCAGCCTTCTCGCCATTGGCGGTCATGACGAAGTCGCGGATGGTCATGAGCTGGCCGAGGCTCATCTTCTTCAGCACTGCAGCGTCACAGGTGGGCAGAGCGCGCGTGATGATGGACAGGATCAGCTCGATCTCATCGATCGGCGAGGCATTCAGCGCCAGCTTCTCGATTGCACGCGCATTGGCGATGAAATCTTCGACAGACGATTCCTTGACCTTATGTTCAACGCCGGCCAGCTTGATCGTGAATTCCACGTTCGGCGATACGGCGTCGAGGTCGAGATAGAATTGTTCGGACATGTGTGAGGGGTTCCCTAAAACAAGATTGACTGACTACCCTTTCAGATAGTCAGTCAATTTTGACTTACAATTAGCCGCGAAGCAAGAACATTAAGCGGCTGCGGTGTCGTCGCCGACAGAGAACAGGTCGCCTTCTTCGTCAGCGTAACCCTTGAAGGTAACGTTGAAGACGCGTTCCTGGTCCGTCTGGTAGGCGAACTGGATCGCACCGGCGGTCATGGCTCTCAGAACCGTGAAGTCGTCTTCGCCGTTGGTGCCCTTCGGACGCAGGACGAGAGTCTTTGCGGTCTTGAGCAGCGAGATCGAGGTGCCGGTGGCAACAACGACCTTCTTCTTGGTCGGCGTGGTGGCATCCGTAACCAGGCGCGAGCCAGGCATGATCTTGACCAGGTTCTCAAGGGTCGTTTCGGCCATCGGGACCGTGACCTTGACCGTGCGGCCCATGATAATTTCGTCGATCGGAGTTTCGCCGAGCTGATCGACGGTAACTTCGTGGGTGTTGGTTGCAACTTCGACTTCAACGCCGCCCTTGGTGAAGCCAAGGTCAAAAGCGTCGAAGAGGACGTTGCAAACGCCAAGCTTCACATTTTCGGTGCTCGAAGGCATGGAATTCTCCTTACAGATGTCAGTCAAAATTGATTGGCATAATGGTAACGCATATCGCCTGCCGTAAGCAAGTAATATCAGTAAGTATTTATTGACAAGCCAACCCGAACGGGTTTATGGCTGTTCGTTTATCGAAAATGCGGTCTGGAAGCTCAGCGCCCATTCGATTCCATTGCCGTCCTGGCGCGGAAACTGGATTGGGAGCTGCTTCGGATAGAACACCTTCAGCATGACGCGGCCACGCTCGTCGGTCGCCTCATAGATCTCCTCGGCGTCGATCGTCAGGATCTTCATGATCCGATTGGCCTTGGCTGTTCCAGACGCTACCTCATAGTCGCGCACGATGATCCGAAGATCCGGCTTGTAGAAGCCAGGCAGATAAGGGCTGATCTGAATGCCGTTGAGCGGCGCAAACAGACCGACGCCGCGCTTGATGTCAGCCGGCAAGTCCTGGATGAAAATGTCTTCCTGATCTTGCTCGACCGAGGCGAGGCCTGCCGCAACGATCTTGTCGGTGATGATGTCCCAGATCAAATCTTTACTCCGTCCTTGATGGCCGCGAGCACAGCCGGCTCGAGCTTGTCTTTCTGTTCCTTGGCTGCACGCGTGATGAATTCGCGTCCGACCTGGACGCCGGTCCTGGACTGCTTCTCTTCGGACAGAGGTCCGAGATTGTAGATCCCCTCGTGCATTTCGCGCCCGTAATCGGTGATATCGACGCCGTTGACGCTATCGAGGAGCACAATGTCGATCGCCAGACGGTTGCGCTTTCCTTCGTAGGTCACTTGCTTCTGGATCGCGTCCTCGAGGTTGCCCTTGTCGACAGGCGCCATCAGGCGTGCGCGCTCAACAATCTTGTCGGCGGCGCGGTGCATGACCTTACGGGCGTTGGCTGCCACGCGCTCGCCGGTGTTGCGCAGCCCCAGGATCGTATCAGCGACACCTGTCACCTTCATTTCGATCATGCCGGGAAGACCTCCAACAGCAGTTCGATGTGATCGACATTGCCGAAGACGTTCTTGCGAGCGTGCCGGCCAGAGACGCGATAGTTCTCACCATCGATCTCAAGCTGGTCGCCAGCGCCGACGACGGTCTTGGCTGGAACGAGGATCTTGGCATTGGCCGAGACCAACTGTTCTGCCTGGCCGCGCGTCGCCGAGCTATCGGAGCGGACGGACGTCTTCTCGACGGTCATGTTCATATCGACCGGCGCGTAGCTGATCGTCACAGGATCGGAGAGCTTTGCCTGGCCGAACTTGTCGCGACCAGCCTTGCGGCGCAGCGTGCAGGAGCCATTAGGCAGAAACATCAGTGTCCATCCTCAGATAAGCATTGGCGTTCGGGTGAAAGACCTTGTCGCGGATCTCTGAATAGGTCGGCAGCTCATTGCTGGATGACAGCGCGATCATCAGGCCGTGGAATTCGGATTCGGGCGAATGATGCTCGACAACCGCATGCGTCATGCCGTGATCGGCCAGCGTGAAGAGAACCGTCTCGTTGTAAACGGACAGAAGCGTCTGGCGGTAGAGCGAGCGCACGAACAGACGGCTTTCGTATTTCCTCGAGGCGCGGTCGTGGAAGAAGAACTCGACGTCGGCCTTGTTGCCGAAGGTGTATTCCATCAGTGCCGATCGGTGGGACTTGCCGCGCGAGCGAGCTGCAATGCTAACTTCCAGCCCTGCCCTTTGCATCGCGCGTTGCAGCGTTGCGATGTCACGCGTCTGCTGCACCACAAGCTCAGTCTGGAAATAGTCGTAAGACGCGTCAGTATGCTCGACAATCGCGTCCGTCAGATTTGACGTGTCGTTGCTCTGAATTTCGCGCAACGTCACTGTGCGCGCAATCTCAGCGATTTCCTGAATGTCGGTCCGCATCTGAACCAGCTCGCTATCCAGGAAGGTGGAGCCCTGGTGCATTGCGTGCTTGCGCAGTTGATCGGTAAGCGAGGCAGAGCCGAAGTCGGAGCGCAGCAAAGCGCCGCGGTGAATGGATTTCAGGCCGTCGGTAAAGAGGCCATATCGATTATAGGCGGCGCCGGCCTTGTCAGACAGAAGATTGGTAATCATCCGCGGACAACTCGCACATCGTAATAGACATAGCCTGAGAGGCAGCGCAGCGTCTCGTTATCGACGCCGAGCTCGAGCTTGCCGCCGCGCAGCATCACAGAGCTTTCGCCGATCGTCTCGGAGATAATGCCGGAGCGGTGGCGCTGCGTGACAGGATTGTCGGTGAGGATGACGTTGGCTTCGGAGACCTGGGCGGCGCGCAGCGCACGGCGGAAGTCTTTCGGGAAGCCGAGGAACTGGTCTTTCGGGATCTCGGTCCACTGACCAGGTCGAACGATCCAATATTGGCGCTCGTCAAAGTCTCGAGTGTCCGTCTCTTCAGGTGTCAGCGGGAAACGAACCTGGATGCGCGAGACGCGCGAATAGGCCTGGATCAGAGCGGCTGCTTTCTGCTCGTCGCTGGCAGCCAGCCAGGCCTTTACGTTTGGAAGGTCGCGAGCTGCCGCTTCGGCAGCTTCAAGCGACGTGAAGGAATTGTTGAGGAGCTCCAGGCGGGACTCGCCTTCGACGATATAGCCGAACGAACGGTTGATATCGCCGGCTGCAGCGTGAAGGGTCGAGCGCAGCACGCGCACGACCGAAAGATCGCTCTCCCCGAGAAGGTTGAATGCAGCCGGGATCGTGATCGTCTTCTTGCCGTCTGGCTGGTCGAACGGCAGGTTCATGAAGCTGGCAACGATCTCGTCATCGCCATCATACAGAACCGCGTCAACACCGGTCACAGTGACCGGCGCTCCATTCAGATCGGTGAAGAGAACGTCCACGGCGACGTCATAGTTCTCGGGGTAGAGCTTCAGCATTGGTTATGCGTCCTTCTTGGCGTCTTCGTCGGCAGGCTTGTCGCCGGCCTCTTCGTCCTCATCGATGAAATCGACGCCATCGTCTTCGTCGTCGGCATCAGAGGCGTTGTCCTCGTCAGCGTCGTCCTGGTCGGCCGAAGGCGTTTCGTCTTCAGGCGCCTTTTCGCCTTCCGGCGTCTCGGTGCTTTCAGGCTGCTTCTCGCCCTCCCCTTCCGGAGTAGCTTCCTGCTTGGTCTCTTCGGCAGCCTTCTCAGGCTCGACGGCCTTTTCGGGCTCAGCAGACTTCTCTTCAGCCGAAGCTTCGGTGACGACAGGCTTTAGGCGAGCGGAATTGAAGACTTCAAGGGCGGTGATCTCGCGATCGATGAAGGGCTTGCGCTCCTTGTCGGTCAGCGTGTTCCAGCCGGTCAGCGACTTGCCGGAGTTCTTCAGGGCACGCTCGACGAGCTGGACGCCAGTAACAACGACTTCGCCATTGGCAGTGTAAGCTTCGGCTAGTCCCTCGATGCTTGCGGCGGCCGGAACTTCCTCGACAACTTCGACAGCCTTTTCTTCCTGGGCGATCGTCGTGACGCGGTTCTTGGTAGCGCCGCGGCTTTCGAGCGCCTGCTCGCGCTGCTTGAGGAACTTCGCCTGGGCATTGAGGATCTTCTCGATCAGCTCAGGGATGGCGCGGCCAGTGACCTTCCAGTTCTTGCCGATGTCGCGCAGACCCTTGATGCCGGCCTTGTCAGCGAGCAGTTCAAGATCCTGACGCGTGTAGAGTGTTTCGCTCGGAGCCTTCAGAGCCTTGGACAGATCGACGCGCTCTTCGACGCTGCGCTCGCTGTCGGATTGACGAGCTAGACGCTTTGCTACCGGAGCACGGTTCTTGGAGTCATCGATGAGACGATTTTGAATACCGACGTGCTGGAGAGTCTCGCCGGTATTTCCATCCTCGTCGCAGGCAACGCAAGCCGTAGCCGCAGCAATGCGGTCGGCAATCCGCTCAGGAACGGGCGTGGTCGAGATACCGTCGCGGAAGAGGATGATGTTGAGGTGTCCATTGTAGGTCTCGAATCCTTTGGACGTGAGTTTGAGGTAGTTCATTCTTCGCCAATCATGGTTGGAGGAAACAGCAAAAGGGGCAGGAATGACCCTGCCCCTTATAGTAAGTCAGTTTTTACTGACAAACAAGATTAGACGTTGAGGACGCCCTTCAGACGTGCAACGGCGTGAGTTGCCTTGAGGGCAGTCGCCGAATACCACTTCAGACGGAACCGGCTCGCGTCCTTGTTCTGGATCGTGCCGATGTCTTCGAACTGAACGCCGGCGGAAGGACCACCGTAAACGCCGTGGAAGCCGTCAGCTTCGTTGAGGCGCAGAGCGTAGATCGAGGTCGTCTCGTTCGCCGAACCCTGAACTTCATCGTCCAGGATGTAGTCGTTGATGATGACCGGGATACCGTCGTAAGCCGGAACGGGCTTGCCGAAGTTCGGGATCTGGATCATGTCGCCGGTGTTGCCACCGAAGGAGCGCATGATGGAGCGGATAGCGCGCCAGGTGCCCTTGCGCATCATCAGCACGTCGGCGCCGAGGGTAACGGCGTCGAGCAGCTCATCGAGCATTTCGGGAGAAACAGCAGCACCGTTGGCACCAGCGACGAGCGTCTGGGCGGCAGGCGTCAGCTTCTTGATACCGTCGAAGCTCTTGGCGTTGACCGAGGAGTCACCGTTGACGAGCGTGCGACGATACTTGCGGCCGATACCCTTTGCCTTCGCAGCGAGCTGGATAGCAATCTGCGGGTTGAGGTTCGACTGCGTGGAAGCCGTGAACTTGTCGATGTCGACGTCGCCAGCGAGCACCTTGAGCTTGCCAGTGACTTCTTCGAACGTTGCAGCGCCTTCCGGGACTTCTTCGTAGGCGTCCAGGAATTCGCCTTCAGACAGCGTGCCTTCGCGGACGTAGCTGAAAACCTTGTCGTTCACATGCTGGAACGGGAGCAGCGCGAAGAGATCATCGCGTTCGATGATTTCCTCAATTACGCCACGAGCCTTGTCCTCCTGGGACAGTTTCGCGGCTTCTTGCACGAGTAGCGGCATTGTATTCTCCTTACGAAATCAGGCCGTCGGGTGTCAGTCAAAATTGATTGACATAATGTTAACCCGACGACCTTGGACTACGCAAGAAAAAAATGTCAGTAATTGTTGACTGACATCCATAAATCAGGCTAAACCTGATTATTTGTCTTCTTTGTTGAGGGAGAAGAGGATGCGCGACACGCCATAGGTCTTGTCGGCGCCGGTCTTGTCGGTCTTGTCTTCGACCTTCTTGGTGGCCGAACCAGCGCCAGGCTTGATGTTCGACTTGACCAGGCGATCGCGATCCGGATCGGCTTCGATCAGCTTCTTCATGGCATCCTCGAAAGCGAGCGGCTTGCCGTCACCACCGGTATAGACCGTGCGAGCGTCGGCACCTGTCGGCTTGTCGTAAGCAACGACCTGGCCGTCTTCGATACCGAAGTGAGCGCCGTAGAGCTGGCGAGCCTTGGCCGGCGTCAGCACGAGTTCATCCACGATATACTTGGACTCGGAGAACGAGCGGCCGACCGTCAGTTCATCGATCTGGCCGTTGGCCTTCTGGAGCTGCGTCTGCAGATCGGCGATCGTGTCGGTGAGCGTCTTCTTGTCGTTCTCGTGCGCCTCGACCATCATCTGCTTGACGCGGTCGAAGTTGCCCTTGGCTTCTTCAGCCTGCAGCTCGGCATTCTTCTTTTCGTCGATCAGCGCGCGGACTTCATCGAGGTTGATGCCTTCGAACCTTTTCAGCTCAGCCTTGAGCGTCGAAACCTCGCCGGTCAGATCCTTGATCTTGCCCTTCTTTTCCATGACTTCGCGCAGGAGAGCCTTGTCCGCCTCGCTCTTGTCGGAGCCGGAAGTGTCGTCATCACCAGCAGCGTCATCGTCAGAACCGCCAGTGGAATCATCGGAACCAGAATTGTCATCAGAGCCACCACCGTTGTTGTCGCCAGCGCCATTGCCCAGATCGTCGGGCTTTTCGAATGCGATGCGCGGCATATGGGGCATGTTCATCGCTGCAAAGGCGCCGAATGCGCGACCAGCGGAATACTTCTTAAGCACGTCAGTCATGTCTTACTCCTTGCCCATTATCTCGGGCGATCTTTGGGGTTGGCCGGTATCTTGGCCGTTCGGGTATGCACGTCTTCAGGCCGCCAGTATCTCGGCGGTTTCTTCAGTGGTTGGCCTTACTTGGCGGCCTGTTTGTTCGGCGAGGACTTCGTCACCTGCCCCTGACGGGAAGGTGCGACTGGCGACTTGGTCGCTGAAGGCTTGCCGAAGGTGGTAGGGACCGGAAGAAGTTCGTCACCTTCCAGCCAGTCATCGATGTCTTTCTCGATCTTCGCGCGGATGTCCTTCTTGAGACGCGGGAAGATCTTGTCGATGATGTTGCGCATCTGCTCGCGGCGGACTTCCTTCGGAGCGTCCACGGTTGCGAGCTGTTCTGCGATCGCCAGGTCGTCGATGAGACGCATGACGTCATAGGTTTCCGGATACTTGACCAGGCGCTCATCCGGAACGGTATCGCCTGCCCAGAGGCAGACCAGCTCAACGATCTCGTTTTCGGCCTTCTCCATCGACTGCCCCTTCGAGGTCAGGAGCGAGTTGACGCGTTCGAAGTCGTAGGCCTTGGCAACGCCGGACGAGTTGTCGATACCGACGGAGTTGTCTTCCTTGGTGCGTTCGCCGGCCAGGCCAACTGTGTTGTAGATTTCGCCGATGATCTTGTTGATCACCGTGAGGATCATCTGCGCCTGCTTCGGATCGGGCGAAATGAATTCGGGCGCTGCGTTGGAGCCAGTGCCGCCGTCATAGATCAGGACGCGCTTGGTCGAGAGTTCGACCAGCTTGTTGTAAGCTTCCTCGCCTGGCAGCAGTCCCTGCGCCGGCATGGTGAGCTGCGAGAAGGTCTGATCCTGGATGATGGCGTCCAGGTTCGACAGGTAGTTTGCGACGGCGCGGTCGAGATAGGCGATATCGTCAATCAGACCAGGCGTGCGATACGGATTGTCGGTAATGATGTGATCGAGGAAGATCACCGGCACCTTGCCGAGCTTGTGCTCACCCGAATCCTCGAGTTTGATCTTCTTTTGCTGATAGCGCTTGCCGTCAGCCCCGATCGCTTCGAACGTCTCTTCGGTCTCGACATAAAGCTGCCAGCCGGTGCGCGTCCACAGGCGAACGCGCGCCATGACGTCACCAGAGCCGTTGAGCGGATCGATGTCGTCGCGCACGTATTCGCGGATCTTCACCCAAAGCAGGCCGCCGTCGCCATCTTCGTCAAAGGCGTAGTCAAGCAGATCCGTCACATCGACCGGATAGGCGTAGATGCGCATCTTGGATTGCTTGGCTTCGGCGACAGAGATCGAGTCCTGACGAACGTTGTTATCAACGACGATCGCCACCCTGCCCTTCTGCGAGGACGAGGTGGTGCCGGTGCGCATGAGCTGGGCGATGTTCATGTTCTGCAGGGTGGAGTTCTTCCAGAAATCCTGCACGGACTGCGGCGCCGCATCGGTGTTGCGGATGATGGCGCCCTTGAATAGATACTTCACAACCAGGTCGACGACTTCGCGTGTATGGTTGAAGCGGTAGGCACGAGCCTTGCGAGCCTTGAATTCCTTCGCGCCCTCCTTGACGTATTTGAAGATGTTGTCTTCAAACCAGTCGCGGCCGCCCTCGTAGGTCTTCTCCAGAAAACGCCAATGCGCAATCGAACGGGCATAGTCTGGATGCCGGCGATCGTAAAAATTGCGGAGGACGTAATCTTGCATAATGAGGCCTTCGTGTCAGTCAACAGAAATTGTAAGTCAGTTTTTACTGACACGCAACCTTAAAGGCTGACACCAAGAATCTCGACCTTGCGGACTGGATATTCGTAATCGGTGAAATAGCCGAGCGCGTCGGCAGGGTGTTCGACGCCCATCTTCTTATCCACCTCACGCGTTCCAGGCTTGTAGATCGTCTGCTCCATCGCCTCGATCGTCTTCTTGCACTTCGGATCGAAATACATTCGGATCGTGCCTTCGGCCGAGCGCAGCAATCGGTTGACCGAGTTGACGCGATCGGAGACGGCCGGATGCTTGCGCTTGAAGATGATCCGCTTAAAGCCGGCATCGCGCAGGATGTCGAGGTCAGACTCCCCTCGCCCATGTGACCGGTTGTTGCCGGCAGGGTCTGGATAGAATGTGATCTGGTTCATCTGGCGGTGATAGCGACGAGCCACCTCGTCGGCTGTTTCCTGCGTGTTGGAGCCGTAAAGGATGATCTCGTCGATCACATGGATCTCGCCGTTGTCCTGGATCTGCATAACGACCGAGGACATCGGGTCGATGTTGAAGTCCTGGCCGATGATGATCGGCTTGCGCGGATCGAATTCGCAGCGCTTCACATGCTCGCGACGCTCGAAGGCGTAGTAGACGCGGCCGGACATGCTCTCGAAGCTTGCCTCGAACTCCTGGCGGAAGGTCTTCGGATCCATTTCGCGGCGAGCGTGCTCGATTTCCGATCGCGGAATGAATGGCGACATGATCGTCGGGAACTGCCAGCTCTTCCACTGGTTGATGACGACCTTGCCCTTTTCGTCGACATAGGTGTCGCCACGCTGACCCAGGACATACATGTCGTAGAGGTGGTTGAACTGCTTCGGCGTGCCGATGAAGATGACCTGGCCGCCGGTGGACGCCAGGGTCGGACGCAGAACCTCTTCCCAGGTCTCCTTCTTCATGTCCTGGAATTCGTCGAGGACGAGGAAGTTGATACCAACACCGCGGAGCGAGTCCGGATTGTCGGCGCCCTTCAGCTCAATCCGCGAGCCGTTGATGAGCCGGATAGTCATGCGTGTTTCGTTGATGCCGTTCCAGACGATCAGCTTCTTCGGAATACAGCGCTTCAGGTCTTCCCAAAGGATCTGTCGAGCCATCTGATAGGTCGGCGCGACATACCAGACGAGCTGATTGCGGCGCGTGCATGCAGCCTTAATCAGCGCGATCTTAGAAATCTGCGTCTTGCCCCAGCGGCGGCCGGCGACGATCACCTTGAAACGCCGGCGGTCCTTCAGGACGAGCTTCTGCCCCTTGTGGGCTTTCAGAATGACATTGGCTCCCATCAGAGGTTTTCCTCTTCGGAAGCATGGATGGACGCCAGGATCTCCTCGGCGTCCTCGTCTTCCTGGATGAGACCGTTGTCGCGGTGATGCGACAGGATATCGTCGTCGGTCAGATCCTCGAAGTGGATCTGCGGCAGATCGTCTTCGTCGATCACTTCGTCGGCGCGCAGGACATCGAGGCGCGTGAGCGTGTTTTCGACGAGAATCTTCTGGAAGCGCTGAACAGCCTTCAGGTCGTCGTCGATCGAGGCCATCGAAGCACGGTTCTTGACCGCCTCGCCGACGATCTTCTTGGCGAGCATGTCGGCCTGCTTCAGAGACTTGTATCCCTGGACGCGCGTTTCCTCGATCCAGTCGTTGCGGCGTTCCGCATACCGGTCGATCAACGCAGAAGCCGTCTGAGCAGCGTTTGCCGCGACAGCAGTCTTCACACCAGCAGACACCGCGGCTTGCGTCTCGTGAGCGCGTGAGCCCCAAACAACGCCTGCGTCCTTGAACTTCTTCGAAAGGGTTTGCCGCGTGACGTTCAGCTTGTCGGCGATCTCAGCCAGGCGCGCTTTACCGAGCTCATAGAGCTCGCGCGCTTCGGCGAATTCTTCTTCCGTAAGCCTGCGTCCTTGCGCCTTCGTGCCGGTCTCTTCTTCAGCCGGAGTGTTTGTTTCAGCTTCCATCTTCATTCAATTTGTCAATCAGTATTTACTGACATTATGGCACGTAGCTTCAATCCGGTCCATCTTCTCACTAATATAAATACATATCTAAATATCTAAGTAGATATATTAGTGAGAAGACGGCTCCGGATTTAGTTACGGAACCAGTCATAGAGGGCCTGAGTAGGCTTAATCAGAACACACATTCCGGCTCGTTCCTTCACCACTAGGTTCCGGTCCTCGAAAGACTTGATCGTCTTCCGGAGTGAGCCATAGGCATTGTTCCACGAAAGCATTTCGTAGATTTCGGTCACGTTCAGAAACGTTCCCTGGTCTGCGGCTCGAAGAATGATATCCGCGATCTCACGCTGCTTCTTGGTGCGCAGAATGAGCGTCACGGCTTCCACCGCAACGGCTCAGTCGGCTTCTGGCAGTCAAACGCCGTCAGAGGCATGACTGCTGGAACCTCGCGGCCAAGATCAGGCGCTTCCCAGATGCCATACATCGGGCTTGCGAGGCTCATCTGCTGAATGCCCTTCACCACATCGCGGATCGACATCGAGGCAACGCGGCCGTCGGCACGATCGCGAGCTGCACCAGTGTTCTCCAGAGCCGAATGGCGCTGATAGAAGATCTTGCACTCGGCAAACAGCTTGTCGCGGCTCGCCGACATCTCGATCTCGTTGACGATCGCCTCGAAGTCCTGGGGTGATGCCTGAAAGTGCGAGCGGAAGAACTTCATGCCCTTCTCGAACTTGTTGGCGTTCATCGGTCGGACGAACTTGAAGCCTGCCTTCTGGCCGAAGATGTTGAACTTCGACATCGAGGACTGGATCTCGATGAAGCGATGCCCATCCATGCGGCTGACCAGATTCATCATCCGGTAGCCGGCGCCGATACCGCGGAACCTGGTGTCGATCACGAAGCGCGAGATCACCCGGAAGTTCTGGTTGATGTGCCGGAACCGGTTGGTGTTGGTCAGCTTCGTCTCGTTGGCGCCAGGTGCCATGTTCGGGAACACACGATGGCGCTCCTTCAGCATGCCTTTCGGCTGGCCGATGACCAGGACGCCGACGGTTTCGCCTCGAAGATGCAGCTTCCAGAACTGCGGTCCAATCGGCAGACCTTCTGCCTTGTAATGGAGATCGTGGAGCAATTCCCAATCCGAACGCGCCCCTCGCTCAACAAACATTTCGTTCGCGAGCGCAAAGACCCCTCGTGCGTTCTTGTTATACGTCACAATCGCTTCAGATTCGCTCACAGCGCGCTCCGTCGAGTTTTGCGAAGACTGGTGCTGTCGCGCTGCAAGTGCTCACCAGTAGCGAAATAGCGAAAGATAGAATTAGCGACTTCGCCATCACTCCATCAGCTCCCAATCATCAGCCAGGGTATCGACCTGAGAGGCCTGCCAGCCAGTCATGGTCGTCCCGTCGGCATTCTTCAAATTCAGGTTCGGGAGGCGCGTGGTTGTTCCCTTCGCGCCCTTCTCGAAGAGGTCGGCATCGAGGACAGCCTCGATCCGACTGCGGCCGAAAAGCTTGGACTGATCGCGTGAGCCGAGCTCCAGGTAGACGAAACCGCTGCGCCAGGCTTTGCGCCTGGCTGTGCCGCCGCGTTTCAGATATTCGAGTGCCTGACCGTAATTCATGCCGCGGCCTTCTCTTTGACCAGCACGCGCTCCTTGAATTCCTTGTAGATCGACAGATCCGGACCAAGTTCATCGACGAGATCGGTGTGCGTGGTGGCAACCATGAATGTTTTGCCGTGCTGGCGAGCGACCTTCTGGAGATTGAAAGAAATCACCTTGGCGCAGACGCGATCGAGAACGGCGCCGAACTCGTCGGCAACCCATACATCGGCGTCTTGCTCAAGGAGGACTGCGAGCTTCAGGCGGTAGCGCTGCCCGTCAGAGAGCTCCGACGGCTTGCGGATATAGATCCAGGCGTCAGAGATACCGGCGAGCGCCAGGAGGTGCAGCGCTTCGCTCGTGGATTTGCCGACAATCTCGATCACCGGCTTTTCGGGCAGCTCAATCTCGTTCAGGTCGGCGACCTTGAGACCACCGGCGCGCATGGCGGCCGACAGCTCGCGCAGGAGCAGCGACTTGCCGGAGCCAGATTGGCCGTTGATGTAGACGATCGAGCCTTGCGGAACGTTGAGCTCCAGATCCTTGTAGATCGTGAACTCTTTGTCGGTCAGTCCCAGGCCGAAGCTCTCAGCCATTTCAAGCACGCGATCCGTGCGCTCCACCGATGAGGTGAAGGATTTGTTGATCGTATAGACGGTCATTCGAATTCCTCGTATTCCGGCGGCTCCATTTCCGGATCAATGGTTGAGCCATCGAGCATCAGCGCCGGCGCCATTGCCGCGCCGTCAGCCAGCTCGATCTTCAGGGTTTCCAGGCAGCCGACGAACGAGTGGAGGTCATTGTTCGTGATGATGCGGTCATCAAGGACGACTTCGGTGAAGAAGTGCTTGGTCTTCGGCTCGCGTGCGATCAGCAGCAGCCCTTCCAGACGGCCTGCCTCGACGAGTTTGCGCACGCCATCGAGCACCTCGAGCATGGCTGCCTTGTGCTCCTCGATGCCTTCCTTGGCTTCCTTCTTCTCCTGGCGCTTGGCCTTGCGCCTGGCCTTCTGGGCTTCAGCGCGTGCCAAAGCCCAGGGGCGACGAGTCTTGATGTCGATCACATCGGTCATGCAGCGCGATCCAGGCTCGACTGGATGAAGCCGATGAGCGCCGGAGCGCCCTGCAGGCCGGTTGCCTGCTCCATTCGACCCATGAGATCGCGCAGGACGCGGCTTTCGGCGATCGTCACGCGCTTGAAGCCAAGAGCGTCGGCGACCGGAGCTGCGATATCATCGACCTCCTCGACCTTCTTCTCGTTGTCTTCCTTCTGACCCTGGACGGCTTCGGAGATATCCTCGACGAAGAGGCTCTCATCCATCGCGCCGAGGTCGTTGGTCATGAAATCGAGCTCGCGCTCGGTGTAGCCCATGACCGAGAAGTCGAGATCGAGGTTGAATTCGGCGAGCGCCTGCAGAGCTTCCTGCTCCAGCGCCAAGTCGTAGTCGGTCGATGCGACGCGGTTGTCAGCCAGGCGAAGCGCTTCAGCCTCTTCCTTGCTGAGATCGTCACGAACGATGACCGGAACCTTCGTCATCCCGAGGTGCAGGGCGGCCAGGCGGCGGCCGTGACCGGCGATGATGACCAGATCCTTGTCGACAACGATCGGGCTCGTCCAGCCAAGGCGCTTGATGAGGGCTGCGATATTGGCAACCTGCTCGTCGGAATGCTTCTTGGCGTTCTTGGCGTGTGGGATGAGAGAAGCCAGATCGAGGATCTGGACGGCTAGGCTATTCGTCATGGTCGGAAAGTTCCCCGTAAAGCTTCATGAGTTCATCCGGGCTCTTCTCCCGGACTCTGGTTTTGGTTTCGAAGAACTCGCCGGCGTCACACTCGCCGCAGATCGGGTTGCGGCGGTTCTTCAGGAAGTATTTGCAGCCTGTGCAGTCGTCGAACTTCGGCCGGACGTTCATTCGTCGTCTCCGGCGTCGATGTCTTCGAGATCATCAGTCAAATTTGACTGACCACTAACGGCATGCAGAAGGAGGTGAGCCAGCGCGTCGCCGGCATTGGTGAGATCGTCGGAGCCGATGAAGCCCTGCGCCTGTTTCACAGCCTCGATTCTGGCGGTGATGTCTTCGGCGTCGCGGTTGGAGCACTTGAAACGCAGGATCGTATGCGTCTTGGCAGGCTTCTCAGTCTCAGGCTGCGGAGAAGTGTCGTTCTCCTCGCTTTTTTCGAAGTTTTCTTCGAAATCCAATGAATCCAAGTCTATTTCAGACGACGTGACGAAACTGTCGAATTCATTTTGGGTGTAGGGAAGGAAGTCAGCGAGTTGGTCGGCATGAGCGAGGCTTTTGATGAGTTCGCCGAACGCGATGGCATCATCGACGCCGTATCGTGCGTTGTCGGCGATACCGATCTCCTTGGCCTTCTCCTCATCGATTGGCCCCAGATTGACGATCGGGACCACTCCCCTCCCCTGCCGCTGCGCGATCTCGTTGCGGTGTTGACCACCCAAGATCTGCAAAGTTTTGTCGCCATTTCGCGAATTAACGATTTCGCGAACGACAACCGGACGGAAGATGCCGAAGCGCTTCATAGACGCCTCAAGCTTCTGCTCGTTCTCCGGCGTCATGATGTTTGTATTCCAGGGATTCGGCTGCAGCGTGGATGGATCCGCTTCCCCGTATTTCGGATAGCCCTTCAGGGGCTCCACTTCTGTCATCTTATTCTAAGCCTTGAATAGTTGGCGTTTGTCAGTCAGTATTTACTTACATCATATCCGGAACCGAACGCAACAGGCAACGTGAGATTTTTATGACCCTTGTGAAACTGGCGCATAACGCCGTGAACGCGAAGCTGATCGACCCTACCGAGAAGGTCGAAGGTATCGTTTCGGAACTTCTCTCCTACATGGTCTCCGGTGCTGAGCAGTCCTTCGCCTTCAATCAGGGCACATGGGATGGTCGCTCGTCGTTCTACGCCTTCAAGACACAGAGCTTTCCGGCTGGCTTCGCCTACATGATCCACGCCGAGCTGACGCGCCGCGGCTTCAAGGTTCAGCTCGTTCGCAAGCCACATCACGAGCCGCTTGGTCCGGAGAGCCCGATCGTTGACGAGTTCGGCAATGACGATCCGCGCTACGACTACCAGATGAAAGCCTTGAAGGCCGTCGAACGACATGGCCGCGGCATCATCCAGGTCGCCACCGGCGGCGGCAAGTCGAAGATCGCCAAGCTTATCATGATGCGCTTCAGGCGCCCTACCCTCTTCCTGACGACGCGCGGCGTGCTCATGTATCAGATGGGCGAGCAGCTCGACGAACTCGGCATCAACACCGGCATGGTCGGTGACGGCGTCGAGAAGATGGTCAAGGGCATCAACCTCGGCATGGTGCAGACACTCGTTGCTGCGCTGAAGGAGCCGAACCTCCAGGAAGAGATCATCGCTGTTACCAAGTCCCAGCATCGTTCGAAGAAGAAGGATTCGAACATGCCGAAGGAGCAGATCCGCGAATTGGCGGAAGAGCGAGTTCGCGAAAAGACGAAAAGGCGAAATCGCTACATCACTTTCCTCGAAATGATCGAGGTCGTGATTGGCGAAGAGGCTCACGAGGCCGGCGGTGACAGCTATTACCAGATCCTGCAGTTCTGCAAGAACGCGTCGATCCGCGTTGCTCTGACTGCGACCCCGTTTATGCGCGACGACGCCGAAGACAACATGCGTCTGATGGCTGCTTTCGGCTCAGTGCTCATCCGGATCAGCGAAGAGCAGCTCATCAACCTCGGCATCCTGGCAAAGCCGTATTTCAAATACGTCCAAAGCCAGGCGCCGAAGGAGATCTTTCGGACGTCGCCCTGGCAGCGCGCCTATGAGTTCGGCTACCTGAAGAACGCGCACATGCACAAGGACATCATTCGTGATGCTCTAATGGCAAAGCGCTACGGTCTGCCCTTTCTGACGCTCATCATTCGCGAGGATCACGGTCTGGCGCTCGCTCGGAAGATGGAGCACGTCGGCCTGAGGGTCGTCTTCCTGAACGGCAAGGCCAGCCAGGCAGAGCGCAAGAAGGCGCTTGGCGAGCTCGGCCGCGGTGAGATCGACGGTATCATCGGCTCCACCATCGTTGATGTTGGTGTTGACGTCCCTGCTCTCGGCCTGGTGCAGCTCGCCGGCGGTGGGAAGGCTGAAGTCGCCCTGCGTCAGCGCATCGGTCGCGGTCTGCGTGCGAAAAAGGGCATGCCGAACGTCGCATTCATCGCCGACTACAACTGCGCTGGCAATATCTCGCTGTCTGAGCACACCGCGAGTCGGCGCAACGTTGTCAAAAGCACCCCTGGCTTCGCTGAAGGCATTCTGCCGGCCAACCAGGATTTCGATTGGTCCATCTTTGCAGCACAGAGGAAAGCAGCATGACCGCAGAACGTCGCCTTGTGGACCCGATCCACTTCTTCAACACAACCGGTCTTGCCGCTGTCACGGAAAAGTTCCTGCTGGACTCGATCGACGAGCTATTGAAGGACAACGCCAAGCTTTCCAAGCTCGTGCGCAAGGCCAAACAGGCCGGTTTCATTGAGGAAATCGATCCTGCTTAAGCGAATTCGCTAATTCGTGCTTCCGCTAAATCAGCTCCTGTTGTAGTGTCAGTAAATATTGACTGACAAACGCAGGAGCTTTTCTATGTCGTCAAACCTCCCTCGCAAGATCGCCCTTTGCGGCAACCCGACTTCCGGCAAAACCACGGCCGCTGAAATCATCAACGCCGCCTACGGGCATGAGCTCGCCGATGACGGCCTTCCATTGCGCAAGATTGCCATGGATTACCTGGGATTGACCGCTGACCAGGTCTTCACTCAGGCCGGCAAGCTCGAATTTGTCACCATCAATGGCCGTGAATGGCAGGTGCGCGAGATCCTCGGCGAGATCGGCAATGCCTTCGAGGAGAAGTTTGGCGGCGATATCATCCCGATCATGAGCGACAACGCGCGCCCCAAGGGCTCCTACTCCGTCTTTGGCTCCGTGCGTCGCGAGCAAGGCCGCTACTGGCGCGAACAAGATGCTCTGGTGCTGGAGATCGAGAATCCTCTCGCTGGCCCCTCCAAGTTCGAATTCGACACCTACAATCCGGCCTATGCGCATGCCAAGATCAAGAACGACGGCCTGGCGCGCGGTCTGTCGCCGGAAGCTGCGCGCAAAGACCTGGCTGAGAAGCTCTTCGCGGTCATCGGCTCCGTCCCGTCGAGTGAAGCGGCATGATGCAAGTCTGGTTTAAAGGCCAGCTCAAGGGGTTCCTCGATCGGGAGCCCCATGGGAGCACGCCGACGCACTGCATATTTCGAGACTCCGATTATGGGCTTGGACCTAGCGATCCAACGAATTCGGTAAATAGCGATTTCGCGATTGCGCGAACCAAGCGCAACGCCAAGGTCGATCGGTTCGATCTGATGATGCGTGGCAATGACCTCGCCGGCTTCGTGGCTGAGAAGCACAAGGTCGATATCGCCACCTGCTGCACCGAGACGATGTGTAACCAGGACGCCATGCGGTTGACCTGGGAGGCGCTCGACGCCCAGACACCGGAGATCTACGAGGAAATCTTCGATATGCCGGAGTTTGAGCCGCTATGAGCAACTCTCCTACACCCATGTATGACTTCCTTCGTGAGATCCAGGAGGAGTTTAACGGCTTCATGCTCGGCGAATACCTGGGCGGCGGCAGGCATCGCGCCGTCTATGAGAGCTCCTGGCAGCCTAGCGAGTTCGTCATCAAGGTCGAGCGGCCGTCCGATCAGGCAGCCTTCTGCAACGTCATCGAGCACAAGGTCTGGAATTATCTCTGTGAGAGCCCATACGCGCACTGGCTGGCGCCGTGCTGCGGAATCTCACGCCAGGGCTCAATCCTCATCCAGAAGCGCTGCGAATGGATAGACCCCAAGGACATTCCATCCGTCGTGCCGCACTTCTTCAGCGACTGCCACGACCGCAATTGGGGTCTTTACGAAGGCCGACCGGTGCTCTTCGACTACGGCTTCCTCTGGGGCTTCATGAAGTCCATCCAGGAGGAGAAAAAGATGCGTCTTGTGTCCCGAAAGAACCTCGACAAAACCACCAGCTCGTGAAACTAAATACCCCGGCGCAGCCCTAGAAATCTCTCGTTTGAGATCCCGGTCTCTCTCGTTTGTTGTTTCGTTGTTGACACAAATGGGCTGCGCCAACCTCTCCCTTCAAATTTGGTAGTGTCTCGTTAACCCGAATCCGCTAAGTAACGATTTAGCGAAATCGTTCAAACGGGAATTAGCGACCATGACCCTGATAATCGCGTGCCTGTCCCAGAAAGGCGGCGTCGGCAAGTCCACGCTCGCTCGGCTGATGGCTAGAACCTACGCATCGGCTGAGTGGTCGGTGAAGATCTGCGACTTCAACACCAACCAGCTCACTTCGGTTGATTGGGTGGCGGCACGCATCCGCGGTGTGATCCAGCCGGAGATCGAGGCGCAGCCGTTCAACTCGGTCAAGAAGCTGAAGAATGAGACGGCCGACTGCCTGATCGTCGATGGCGCGCCGGACTCTGTTCAGACCTCGCTCGAGGCTGCCCTGGTCGCCGACCAAGTCATCGTGCCGACCGGCGTGACCGTGGACGATCTGAAGCCGCAGCTTGGCTTTGCCCAGGAGCTCGCGGCCAAAGGCGTCAGCCGAGACAAGATCTTCTTCGTCCTCAACAAGACGGCCGACAGTGAGGCCGCGGTTCGCGAGGCAGCAGCGCTCATCAAGAAGCAGGGCTTCGACGTCGCCGATACCGATCTAGGCACCAGGGCAGGGTATCAGTCCGCTCAAAACACCGGCTTTGCGATCTCCGAGACCAAGTATCCGTCGCTCAACGAGCGCGCTGAGGCTCTCGCCAGCGAGATCGTCACCAGGATCAACCAGGCCGCGGAGGAAGCAGCATGACAAAGGCACCAGTTGAAACGGCAGCTACCAAGGCACCGGTAGGCAAGCCGCCAAGCAAGAAGGCCGACGAGTTCAAGCTGCTGGCGACGATCGCCGATACCGCCGAGACGCCATTCGTGGCCGACAACATGAAGGTCAAGAAGATCTACAAAGATCTGAACTTCAAGGTGGACGGCGCATTCAGCCGGGAGTTCAAGATGACCGCGACCGCGAGAGGCATGTCGATGAAGGAACTCCTCGAGGAGTGCTTCGCGGCCTGGAAGAAGACGCAGAAATGACAAAGGGCGCTCTAAGCGCCCTTTCTTTTATCGTGCATTCGCTAAATCGCGAAATCGCTCTTTCTGGATAAAGCGATAGGTTCGCCAGATGAACCGCAGGAAGAGCAGCACCAGACCGGCGACAAAGATGCCGATCAGGAGCCAGAGCGCCAGCCAGACGTAGAGTAGGGCGACGACGCTCATCAGGCAGCTCCCAGCATATCAGCAAGGACAGCCCCGCCGAGCTCGCCTTCGAGACGTTGCGGCTGGAATACGCCGCGGTTGAGGCGCATGAACGCATCCTCGATCAGACCACGAGCCATCTGCACGTCACGACCATTGACCTCGGCGCCGAGTGCGACGTGCCGGTCGATCTGGCGCAGAACCATTTCCTCGAGAACCTTGTTCTCGTTGACCAGCTCGACCAGGTGGATCGGCTGCTCGTTCTTGTAGCCCTTTATGGGCAGTCCTTTGACGGTGTCCGTCATTTCAGATCCTATTCTTGGTATCGTGGAGCATGAAGGCGATCACGACGATGAGCACCAAGGTGAAGTCAATGGACTTCACCACCAGGTCAGTCGTATCGCCGGCGAGCGAGACAGCGTCCATGCTCAGGCTGCCTTGCGATCGGTGAGCTTGTCGGCGACGAGGAAGCGGAAAGCCTCTTCGATCTGATCCTTGGTGAAGCTGCCATCCGGAAAGACCGGTCCTTCGCAGATCGGATCGCTAATTCGCTCTTTCGCGACAGAAGCAAGCGGCGCCTCTTCGTCCACAAGCGGATTGTCGAGCGCCTCGAAGGTGTAGTGCGTCCAGCCAAAGGCCGGCACGATCGCCTTGCCATCGATCTCGAGCGCCAGGGCGCCGCCGTCGTCGTCGATGTGATCCAAGACGTCATAGCCGACGAAGACCAGGTCGCGGCGATCGTCATAGTGAACGGAAACGCGAGTTAGCGAATTCTGGCTTTCGCTAATTTCGATCGCGCCTTCGTCCAGGTCAATCTTGAAGCTGCCGTCCGCATTCGAGAGCGAGCCGGCGGTGACAGGCTCCTGTTCGGTCGGCTCGCCGCTGAGATAGCCAGGGGCTGCTGTTACGGCGTCCTCGAGGGGAATGCTGTCGGCAAGCTGACCGAAGAGATCGAGCACAGGGAAGCCAAACGGACCAGCAGTGCGCTTGTAGACGAACGGCTCCTCGGTCGGAACGAATGTCAGCTCCTGGAGAAGCCTGTTCGGCACGAGAACGTCGCTCATCGTCAGGGAGAGGGGAGGGAAGGCGGTCTGGTAGAGGTTGCGCTCCACGTCGTAGTAGCTCTTGAGCTCCAGACCGACGCGCTGGAAGCCGTCGAGCGCGGAGAGGCCAGTGCTCATGTAGATCAGCACGTTGCCGCGATCGTCCCTGAAGACGTAGCGGCCGTCCGTGTGGCGTGTCAGCAGCCGGTCCTCAAAGTCGTTGAACAGCGACATGCTGAGCGGGGCCTCGAGGAATTCCTGAACGCCGTTCTCGTGCGTTCTGACCTGGAGGTTGCCGGAGTTAGTGATTTCCATAGGAGAGATCCTGCGTTGATGATGAGGCGACTGTAGCCGCGCGTCGAATGTCAGTCAATAGTTACTGACACATAAGGATAGGTAGTCCGGGATCCGGGAATCTGGGCGGTCTGGTAGAGGGGAGAGCAGGGGAGGGGCCTCGGCATACCGCACCTATGCTGTCCGTCCAGGCCGGGAATGAGGACAGGTAGTCCGAGCCGGGAAGTGTCGGCGCAGCAGGAGGCATCCCTTTCGAGCGACGCACTTTTTTCTAAGACTTCGCTTTCACCTCGAAAACTCACGCTAGCAACACTGTCACGCGACACTAGAGAATCAATCACGCGCGCATTGTCACGACGTTGCACGAGGGATGCAGCGACGCACAAAAACGATAGATGACAGCGCACGACACACAACGCGCGTCAGTGCGCGTCTATGTGTCAAATAGAGTGCATCGAATTATTTTCGCAAAATGTCAGTTATTTTTGACTGATACGCTTGACTGTTTTTGCGAATAAGTGTTTAGTGAACATGTTAACAACGCTGATTAAACAGCACAACGAAAGAAAGACAAGCAAATGACTGAAGTAACGAAGAACAACGAAGTCAAGATCAACGCATACGCTGCAGATTTGAACAAGCGCTATGACGATGAACTGAAAAATGGTGCATGCGCTGCATCGCTCAAGTTCATCACTGATGTAACGCTCACAGTATCGCAGAAAAGCGTTGCTGCGTTGCTCAAGAAGAGCAACGTTTCTGAGGTGTTTTCGCACGACAAGCGCGTCGAAAATAAGTATATGTGCATGAAAGCAATCAACAGTGTTGATAGCTTGCTCAAGTTCGCAACGCGCGACGATGTAAAACACCTCAAGAGCAATCTCGAAGAAGTGTTGCGCACGCTTGTTAACTTCAAGAACGCTAATGTAAACTTCACTGTGCGCGACATTGAAGACAGCTTGAACGCGAGCGCGAAAATCGACGACACCAAAAAAGCGCTCATCTATCAGCGTCGCACGCAATTCGCGAACTATGCACGACATGCAAACATGAGCATGCGCGCACTGCATGCGCTCAATCTGATTGAGCAGAAAAACAAGACTGAATATGCAGTCAACAACAACGCAATCTTTGCGCTCATTGAAGCGAAGCTGAGCGCGTAACACCACAGAAACGAGTGTCAGTCTTAATTGACTGACACTCACACGAAACACCAACGAGAGATTTAGATAATGCGCATACACATGACAAAGAAAGAGCGTCGCGAGCGCGACAACTTCAGACAAGCGCTTAGCATGTCGTTTGCTAACACCTCAGACGTTGCGCTGTTAGAGCGCGACTATGAAAGCGAGTATTTCGACATGCGCGACTATGTGCGCACCACAGAACGCGAGCGCATGAGCGCTGAATAAAACAGCAAAAGCAGATACAAGCACACGCTAAACAAGCGTGTGCTTTTCTTTGTTTTTGGTGCGGAAACGGACAGGCTCGCGAGCGCGTGTCTGTGAGCATGCGCTAATTGAGCAAGAGGTGTGAGAGCGTGCGCTTTCGAAGCGTCGACTAATGCAGCAGCGCGTAATGTAGCATCGACTAATGAAGCGTCGAGCGATGTAGCGAGCGCTCATATATTGACAGGCATCGCCAGCGGGACTCGCCGGACTGGATCCCCTTGGCACGAATAGCCTCGGTTCCTGATTTTGGCAACCGTGGCATGCCATGGTTTCAGGCAATGAAAAAGCCAGGTCCGGTGACATGGCGGTGTCCGGACCTGGCTCTCGACTTAGTGGATTATCACGCACACGGCGATGACAGCACAGACGAAGACGATAAAGGCAATGAAGGCGGCAGTCTCCTTGGCAAGCGACAGGGCTTGGCTTGCGAAGTTCGACTGGCGCGGCGTCATTTCTTTTATGTGGTATCTGACGGTCGGCGCTGGAATGATCGTTTGCATGTGTCTCGCTCTCACGTTGTTGACACTTAAATATTTAGCGAATTCGCTAAAGGCGTTCAAATGGATGTTGTCGGCGCTATGAGGCGTCGAGACTCTGGATGTTCTCGCTCATTTCGAAACGGAGGAGGGCGGAGAAGAGCTTGGTGCAGAAGCGATCGACGTCGGCACGATCGTCATCGCTCTTGGTGACACTGGCGAGCTCGTAGGTGAACTCGGTAATCATGTCGAAGTAGTTGCGGTCTTTGGCTGGCTCGATCGCGTCGAACAAGGCGACTGTGAAGTGCGCGTCAGGCGAATAGTCGATGTAGTCGGTATCGACGCGCTCAAAGGCATCATCGTTCATCGTGGACAGATGATTGAGCAGAGCAATGGCGGCGGTCTTTACGAGTTCGTTGGTCATGCGCGTGTCTCTCTTTCGTGTTTCGCTAATTATTGTTTTAGCGAAGTCGCTAAAGGCGATCAAATCGGCATTGCAGGGGTCTTGCAGGGTGAGGCGGCCTGACGTGCCGTGGACCTGGCCTGGCCGGATGAGGACTGGACCGGCCTGGTGTGGCGTGGACTGCCCCTCGGCGGGTTCCAAGGATCGCCACGGCACTCGACAAGCCAAATGAAAGCGCCGCGGTCAGCGACGCTCGCTATGGCCTATTCTTCGTAGCCGTCGAGCTTTGCGAATAGCAGCGCCGTGGCGTGTGCTTTCGCATCAGATAGGCTGTCATATGCAAAGAACGACTGTTTCGCATCGCCGGCAGTCACTGCGCGCTCAAAGGCATACTTGCGCGTCTCTAGGTCCAGATCGAAGACGTTTGTCGCGTTGTGAAAGCCAAGGTCCGTCTCATACTCGATGAGCGTGCCGACGTAGTCCGTCTCATTCGTGAGCACTTCGAGATATGCGCGCTGGCCTACGACGAGCTCAAACACTTCGCACAGGCAGTCTTCGATAGCGCTCGTCAGTTCGGCTTCAGTAATGATCTTCATGTGTCTCTCTTGTGTTTGTCAGTCAATAATTACTGATACGATGATAGAGAGAGGCATGCAATCGGCAATCTCTGGATCACTCCGGCGAGGCACGGATAGGAGAGGGGAGGCGATGCCTCAGCCAAGGTTTGCCGCGGCCTGCCACGGATCGCCTAGGATCGCCGCGGCATCAACCCAATCCTTCCCCTACACCTGGAGCGGACATGCGTGGTTTCTAGCGGCCGGTCCCTTGGACCCCACCGGTTCCTAATGGCCGCTGCCACGGATATCCTTGGTCTCTCTATAGCCAAAACAAAGCGAGGCGGTAGGTTTGGGTGCCTACCGCCTCTTCCCCTCTGCAGTTTCGCCTAGCCGGCGAGGCCTAGGCTGACCTCAGAAGATCCACAAGCGCTACCGCCTGCTTTGTATCCGTCAGCTCATACACACCGGAGCGTGCACTGCCTACGTTCTTCACCAGACCAAGAGCCTGCAGAATGCGCATATTACTACTTGCCTGCGTCGAGGCGGTAGCCTTATCGACGTTGTGCCTGACAAGGAGCTTAAGGCCGGCAGATGGCGCGAGCCTGATCTTGTCTGAGACTGCAGCCTTGGAAAACTCTGCCGTGAACTTCTCGCCGGCCGCCTTGAATGCCACCATCGACTTGAGGCAGGCGATCAGCACCTCCGGCAGCTTGTCCTTGCCGAGCATGAAGTCCACGATCTGCTGCGCCTTCTTGATGGCATAGACGTTCAGGCGCTTGCCTTTGCCGTCTTTGGAGAGCGTGCCGTTGATGAACTCCGGATCGAGGTTGAGTTCGATCATGCCGCGCAGTGTGTCCGGCATAGAGAAGGACTTGCGTGCGGTGGCGAGCTTCTTCTGGATCGGCTCGTCGGCGTTGCTCGTCTGGTCGAGCTCGAACTGCGCTCTTGCGGTGAACGCCTGCTCGACACGCAAGGCAAACGCCGCCAACTCGTCAGATGTATGGCTCTGTGCCGCCTGCTTGAAGTCGTAGGCCTCTATCTTCTTGGACGTGGCCGGTGCCTGGTTGGACGTGGACTGCATGCTCTTTCTCCTCTGTGACGCGCTTCGAGTGCGCTCGCTTTCGATGAGAAGAACATAAGTCTTTGATTTTAGGATAGAAATCGGCTTTTCACGGCACGTTTAGGCTCGTTCCGGCGTATGGAGAGCCACGGACACATTCCGGACATATCCGGAGCCATGTTCTCACTAATAGATAATACGTAGATAAGAAGATTATATTAGTGAGAACACGGACTCGGAAAGAAGGTCTCGCCGAGGATTTCCAAGGCACGCCTCGGTCATCCTAGGATCACTCCGGCTTAAGGTGGCATGCCGCGGCTATAGAGAGGCTAAGGTCCGGCTCATCAGGCACGTCCGCAATTAGGAGCACCCTACGGTTTGGCGTCTGCGACGGCGAGTTGGCGTGGTTCCTATTTTCCTGGAGGTCAAAAAGAGAGGCGATCCTGTGAAGACCGCCTCTAAGGTGATGATCCAATGCCCCAGCCCCAGATCATTCGCTGCGTGTGAGCACCTGCTCGTCACAGAATGACAGTAGCGCGTCGCGCGTCGGGTTGCGAAAGGGTTAAGTCGGCTGTGCACAGGATGGGTGAGGCGAGGCGTGGATTGGGCTGGCGAGACAGGATCGGCGCCGACGCATTTCCACCATCGACTCTTTGCAATAGCTCCCTCTCTATACCGCGGACCTCTCTATGCTCTCTCCCCGCTATGCGCTTATGTGCTCTATAGCCTCTCTCTAGGTCTATTGGCTCTCTATGCTGGTCGCTGTCTCTCTATGGATTGAGCTGTTTCTAGCCGGTGTTGCTGTGAATGTTTTCTGCACTGGTTTCTATAGCGTTTAGATACGACGAGACCTGTGTGCTGTTTGACGCTGAGAGCGTTGCTGAGCTTCATCCGCTATAGAGAGCGCTGTCTGTATCGTTAGACGTGAGCGGATCGATTGTGTGAGCTTCTATAGCGATTCCGTTGTCAGCAGGTTGTGCTCTGGGGAGTTTAACATTCGAGGGAAAAATTCGATTTCGGTCATTTGAGGGTAAGTTAGTGTTAAACTAAGGTTAAACTATTAAGCATGGCGCGATGTTCACTAAACGATTGGATGTTAACTGCGCGGTTTCGAGTTAACATTAGGGCGGTCTAATGTTAAGCGGATGAGGTTGTGGAGATTGGCTGTTAATCGCCTGTGAGTGGTGCCGTGGCCTGGCCTGTCAAGGACCGTGGCGGTAGCCATCCTTTCTCCAGCGCTTTCAGGCAGAACTGAATGGCGAGGTCGATTACGTCCTTCTCGTCGATCCGGCTGCGCACCACTTGGTGGTCCTGGTCGTTTCTCACCCATTGAAAATAGGCGCCGAGCCCAAGGTCGTAGTTCATCACCCACTGCGCATCGTCGTTCTCGTTCCAGGCATGCGTGCGAATATCGAGCCACAGATAGTTATTGGCGTCGCTGCGGACCACATTTGCAAGCCAAGGGGAGAGTTTGAACCGCGGATCGCTTAATACCGCCTGGTAGGCAGCTCTAAGCTTATCGAGTGCGCGGCGCTCGTGAGCCAAGGTCGGTGTATTCTCGAGCCATTCCTCGAGCTCTTTGTCGTATTTCGCCTGGTCAATCATCTGTATCTCCCTCTGCGAGAGATATGGCATGCCACGGCTCTACCTGGCTATAGAGAGAAAGAGCCAACAGTCGCTCTTTACTTCACACGCCTGGGGTATGGCGTGGCTCTCTATGCTGCATCACCGCCGAAAGAGAACGGCTGCAGTCTGCCGGTGTTGTTTGGTAGCACGACCGCCGGCTGCGCGCTGTAGGGGAAGCACGGACAGATCCCCTACCTGAAACTGTTATCGGCTCTTGTAGAAGGCCTCGTAGAGCCGGATGAAGTCGTGCCCAGCTTGCTCGCGCCTCTTCTTGATGGCAGTGACACACCCAGGGATCAGATAGTCCCAGGGAAGATCCGCGGCCACTTGATGCCGAATGATCGGGTTAGGCGTGGATCAGCGGTCATTCCATTCTCTCCTCTGCTCCTGGCGAACCTGCCAGCGCTCGAAGTGAACGCCGGTGCAGAACATCAGTCCGCCGACGAAGAAGAACGCCATGAGCTCAATTGTGCCAATCATACCTAGCCTCCTAGAGCCATTATCTGTTCGTCGAGCTCGGCGATCCACTTCTCGTAAGCGGCTCGCTTGGCGTCGCCCTCTGCCAACGCCTTTACCTTACTCTGCGCCAAGGTGCGACGGTCTTTGAGGAGCTTGGTCTGATATGCTGCCGTCATCATGGAGCGCACGCCATCATGCTTTGCACGAGTCCTGCCTTGGTCCAAAGCTCGTCTGCTGACACCTCGTTGCCTTGAGACTCGCATTCGTCGGCGAACTGGTCCATTGCCTCAGCACACTCGACTAGGGCGTTTGCCTCGTCCACCGTCAGCAATGCGCGGATCTGGGCCCAGCGCAGCTTGTCGAGGCGATCGCTGCGCTTATCCACATCAGGGACGTCGGCGTCGCAGATGGCAGATTCGCCGCTGTTGAGGTGGAGGCTGATCTCAAAGGCACGGTTGCCGTCCTCGTATGTCCAGAAGCCAGTGCAGAACATCGGATCCTTGCCCTGGTATGGCGCCTCAGCGATCAGAGCCTTGAGCTTCTCAGCCAGCTCGCCATGCACCGGCACGACGTCATCATCGTCCTCGCTGACGATCTCGAAATACCGGTCCCAGATCTCGGCGATTTGTTCCTTGGTCATTGTTGTTCCTTTCAGGCGAGCCGGATCTTTTGGAAGAGATCGGTGATGTTACCCCAGATGATTAGTTCCTCCTCGGAACCTTCAGCGACCGGCTTCACATCGTTGTTGCGCTCTTCGGCGCGCTGAGCTGCCACGACGACGTCGCCGCCGAACTGGATAGCGTTGACGATTGCCGTGATGACGCGGTGCTCAGCCGCTGTGAATTCTATGGTCTTTGTCGGTTTGCGCTTCATAGCTCGCTCTTTCGTGTTTGTCAGTCAATAATTACTGAATACGACACTTGAGAACGGCGTCCAAGTGGCTATTTGCGGCGATTGTTCATTGATCTCACTCCGAGCGGTCCTTCGGTTCACAACGAGGCTACATTCTTCACCGCGTAGGGAGTGGATCGTGAGCAATCAAGCGATGGCTCGCTGTGACAATGCGCCTGCCGGGGTCAAGGGTTCGGCGCAAGGCATACAGGTGGATTGATTTCACCCCGGATCTCTAAGCGAGTGGGCGACAAAGCGGACTCAGCAGCCGGAGGGTAGGGCGCATATCTATCCCATCCTCTATTGTAGCGGTCTGCCTACCGTATGAGCGTGACGAGCTTAATCGGAGCCGAGCTATTTGCGGTCGAGGTAGCTACCCTCATCGTTCACATGGCGATCTCACTGTTAGCTCTCTTTCTCTCTTCGTCTTTGATGATTTGTTATCGCATGCTCGCTGCTGGGAAGCTCGCGGCTATGTTCGGAAGATTCTTTTAGGCGACTCTAATATGGCTCTTGGATTCGTAACATGTGACGCCTACCTTGGACTCCCTTGGAGGTAATGCGTATGGCTGAATACATTGGCGAGCACATGAGCATCCGCGATGCCATCGTCTGCATCGAGAAGCGCAAAGGCGTGAACATGCGCCGGCACGCTACCCTTGGCGACCTGGCTTACAGCCTGGTCTTCCGCTGGCCTGAAGATGACCGCGGCGAGGAGTGGCAGAACGCGCAACTGGTGTGCCTGGCCGCTATGGAAGGCAAGGTTGATCCGGAAGAGGCAAGAGCTGCGTTCGTGGCGGCCGCCGCGGCTGCTGAAATGCTCATGATGCTGGAAGAGTATATCCAGTTGCGCCCTGAGCCACGGCTGAAACTGAAGGGCTCGAGGAAAAGAAAACCTGCCATATCACCAGAGGCTAATTGACTCCGGCTGTTTAGTGAACAAAATAGGAACAATGAAACACCGGCGAGGTGTGGAACTGGTGCGGCGACCGTCTGACGGCATCACCTACCTGGGACCACTCATGGATCCACAGCACACGGTTTTTGATGATCTGCCTGAGTATTATGCGCTCGGCGGACACTGCATCAAATGCGAGCATGACGGATGGGTGGATCGCTGGGAGCTGGTCAGGAAATATGGAGCCAATACGTATATTGGCTCCTTGAAGCACATGCTTAGGTGCCGAAAGTGTGGGGCCAAGGATCATAACATGTGGATCCTTGGCCAACTGCCGCGCTAGGCGGCAATCGCTTCGATGAGGAACTCTTGGGTCTCATCATCGAGGAGCACCTGCCCACCCATGCCGCCTGTCGAGACGCGGTCGTGGATACCGTCGTCGGACTGGTAGCAGACGCCAGGCCAAACCCACATCTTGTCGCCGACAGCCGGAGCCGCGGTCAGAGCCGTCAGCAACGTGATGTCGCCGGCGGTGTTGTTCGATGCGCCCTTGAGCTGGCCGGCATTGGCGCCGGTGATGAACTGCACCAGACCGTTTGCCGTCGTGCTCGACCCAACGCCGTAGTCGGTATTGAAACGCGTGGTCGTCCTGGTGCCGCCGGCGATGACGGTCGCGATGACAGGCAACGGCAGTTTGCCCTTTTCGCCAGCCACGGCAAAGCGGCCGCTGTCACGGAAGGGCTCTACGGCATCCGCCCAATCTACAAAGGCGTCGAAGTCACCGCTGGATGGTCCATTTCGAACTGCCGTGTTGAACACGCCACGAGGGCTTGCCGCGCCTGGATTGTAGTTGGAGTTCGCCGGCTGCTGCCAGTAGGCCGTGTTGGTCGGATTACGAGCCGTGATGGTGATCGTGCCGGTCGCGGGGCTCGCGAGACCATTGGCGCAGATGAAGGTTGCCTCGTTCTGTGCAAGGTCGAGTCCGTCACAGATCGTCGAGCCGTTGTAGCCAGCCGGTGTTGCGCCTGCCACCGAGTAGGCCTGACCGATCGTGAAGATCGACGCGTCCGCAACCTTGATCTTCATCCTGTTGCTGATGCCATCGGACGTCAGGCTGGTCACGGCGACCGCTGCCTTCTTGGTGACGCGCGGCAGCATCGTCGTCTGGATCCAGCCGATACCGTCTGCCTTGGCGAGATCGCGCATGTTCTTCAGCCAGCCGAGGATCTGCGCCGGCGTCTTGCTGGCGATCAGGTCGTTGGTGCCGAAGTCGCAGAAGAAGTCCGCACCAAGCCGCTTTGCCAGGTTCTTCTGGCGCAGGAAGTTGGCGGTATTCTCGCCATAGGCTTGTGCGGTCGTTCCGACGATCGACGCCTGGTAGACAGGGCACTTGCCGATCGAGGCGTTCATGAGTGCTGCGCCATTGTTGGTCGCGATCGAGTCACCGATGCCGTAGAAGGCAGGCTCCAGCTCGGACTCGAGAGCCTTGGTCAGCACGCCAGCAAAGCCAAGCCGCGGCGGATACTTGGCACCGCTTGCGACCGGAGAGCTAAGGTTGATGCTGAAGCTTGCGCCTGCCGGGATCGGCGTCGAGAGAGCAAGATCCGCATTCTGCGTGTCGTCACCATTGGGCACCACAACGTCCTGAAAGTTCTGCGTCACGCCATTGTAGGTGATCGTGCCAGACATGGTGTTGTCGTTCCCGACAGGCTGCGTGCCAGTCGTGATGAGACCCCAGCCCTGGAATGCGATCGCGACCGTATCCATCTGCCGACCACTCTCGTTGACGAGCGAGGTCGTATAGGTCTTGGTCGAGCCATCGCCAGTCAGCGCAACGCTTTCGGCGTTGTAGCCGGTGCCATACTGACGCGTTGCCACGCGGTAGATCGGCTGCTCTGCCGACTGGGCGGTGACATCGATGTTGAGATTCCGGCCACGGTTGGTAACAATGCTGAGGGTTTCCGTCTGTCCTGCCGACTGAAGGTTTGTGCCCACAAGGAGCTGCATGCCGTCCGGACTGATGACAACCTTGTTGTTCGCGGGATACAGGATCGCCAAAAGCCGCTCGTTCACGCTGACGTCTAGACCGGTGATGTCGCAAACGACCGTGCCAGGCGCCGCACCCGAGATGAAGCTCGCCACGGTCGGGCCAAGCAGGCCTTCTGCAAGGTTCTCGACCTGGATGGTGAAGGTCTTGACGATGTTCTTGGTCGGGTCGGTAGCGTGAATAGCCATGATCGACACGTCGTGGCTCGACTTGGTCTCGTAATCCACCAGAGCAGCAAGGAACAGAGTGCTTCCGCTGATCGAGAACCTCCCATCCGGGTCATCGACGATGACGAAGCTGGTGTAGTTAGGATCGTTGGTATCGCCGTTGATCAGGAGGCTGGTAACAGACCAGCCGATCTCGAAATCTTCGGCGATCGAGTCGTAGTCAAGGGTGAAGCGCGGCACGCCACCGGAAGATCCGGAGCGGCCGCTATGATCGAAGCGGGAGAGGAAGGGGTGACGCATTACGCCGACTCCTGCTCTTCGCCGGTGCGGCCGGTAAGCTGGAAGCTGCCATCAGGGAATCGTGCCAGGTGCAGGATCGCCAGGCGCTTTTCGGAGAAGAACAGGTCGTCGATTTCCTCGACGATCACGGCACGCCCGATCTCGGGATCATCACCGGCGACCTCGATCTGATCGTCGCCGCCCTGTCGCAGCGAGCAGTAGAAGCCTTCCTTCAAACCGCTCGGCACAGTGATTTCACAGCCCTCCTCGAAGTCGAGCAGATAGCCGGCGTCGCTGTCGCTCAGCAAGTATTCAGAACCCTGGATGGTCTTGATGGCGAGCGGTTCGACATTGGGCAGGACAACCTTCGTTGCTACCGTATCGGGCGCATCGTCTTCGCGCTCGGTAGCAAATTGAGCCGCAAGAAGGGCGGGGCTGGCGGGGCTGAAATTCAGATCGCCGTCGCCGTAATCCGGAGAGATCTCGGCGGTGATAGTCGCACAGACGGACATCGCCTCTTGATAGCTGACGAAATTCTCGGAAAGCCCGTCCTTAAAGGAGACCTTGGCGATCTTGCCGGTGTATTCTTCTCGCCCGAGAGCGGTGATCCGCACCTTAAAGCGGAACTGTCTGATGTCATTTTTCGGCGCTGGCATGTCGTGTCTCCAATAGAAAGGGGAAATCTTTCCGTTATTGTAAGTCAATATTGACTGACTAACCAGACCAAAAGAAAAGGCCGCTCCGTGGCGGCCTGGTCACTTAATTGCGCGTGAACGGCACGGCGCCGCTGATCGAGCCTTCTCGCATGTCGGCAGGCACGCAAAAGACGATCGAGCCTTTGTTGTTCTCGTCTGCCGGCTGTGCCACGACCTTTTCGCAATCGCTCCAGGGCATGATGCCGGAGACGTTGATGCGGTCGTCAGGCGTGGAATCCGGATAGATCATGATGGCGCGGCTCGGCGTGTCTGCCTCATAGGCGAAAGAGGGGAGAGCGCTGAGAGCGACGAGTGCGGCGGTGAGAATGGACTTCATGTGTGACCTCTGTTGTTGCAGGCTGGTCTAATAGAAGCCCTAGATAGGGTCTGCAAGGAGAATGGCCGTTAACCACTTGTTAACCCTGCGGCTCGCCGTGGCGTTAACGCATTGTAAAGAAATGCCGCTCGCCTCGATCAAGAAGCGAACGGCTCAATCTGTTCTGTCGTCCATGGGATTCGGCGCCGGTGTGGCTGACTATCGATAACTATCGCTTGTCGGAAATGAGCCTTAGCTCTTGACGTCGTCGCTACCAGAGCCGTCGCGCCAAGTGTCTTCACAGATTTGGCGACCCCAATTTTTGATGTTCGTGCAGTCTACGCCGTCCTTGATGCGACGTCGGCTCTGATCGTGGATGATCACAGCGGCCATCACGAGAAAGAAGAGGATCCACCATTTAAGCGGTCCTTTGAGCATGCTTATCCCCCATGTGAATCATTGGCAGCAAGCTATTGAGTCACGCTCTCCGAGGCAATCTCGTCCGGCGTCGCAGGCCGCACGGTTTGATGTTCGAAGCTCATATTGTCATCGGTCATCCATCCATCGCCGCGATGATAGGTGGCGGTGACACCGACGATTACGAACCAGCCTTCGCCAGGCGGGTCGATCATGTCCTTGATCGTGTAGTCGAGGAAGCCGCCTTCGGTGCGCTCATACTCGGCAGCGCCGATCACGCCTTCCTTGCCGTTGATGATCGTCGTGGACTCGATGCCGAAGTTCTTCCAGTCGGTCTTGGAGCCGGCCAGGTCGTGCATGATGACCTCGATCAGCACGTCTTCAGGCGAGGAGAAGTCAAAGACTGGCTCGATAGCCGCGTCGTCGGCGATAGATATAAGTTCAGTCATCCAAATGCCCCTTCCAGGATACGCGATATTCATCGAAGTCAGCCTTGGTGGCAGGCCGCAGCGTGTCGCTCGGCGAGATCACGACTGGACCACTCAGTCGGTCGTAGGTGCTGCCCTTGAGAATGCTGGCGTGCAAGATGCCAAACCAGCCAGACGTCTCCTCGATTGTGTAGCCCAGCGTGTGCTCGTTGAGGACGAAATACTTTGGATTTTTCATCAGAATCCCCATACCTCTTCGGAGCAAAGATCGTATTTCCGCTCCAGCTCCGCGACCTTCTCGACCATCTGCAGATAGGTCAGATCCTCGAACTCCTCGATCTCCGGAATTTCGCCGGTCTCCTCATCGGGATCGCCGCGCACGAGAATGTCATAGTATTCGACAACCTCGCCGCGCTGAGCGATGCGGCTGTCCCCTGTCTTTCCGTTGGTGGTCATGCCGAACACCTGGATCTCGGTTGCTTCAGCGCTCATGCCAGCTCTCCGACCAGCTCGCCGTTCAGATCCTTCTTAACCTTCGCGCCGTCGATGTGGACGGAATAGCGATCGCCGGAGTGATAGCCGCCATACCAGGCCATCACGTCTTTGACACCATCCTTGGAAATGTCGAACGAAACCTCCTTGGGTCTCGCATCGATATTGGTAAACCGGATCTTGACCGTGCTCATGCCGCCTCCTCCGGATTGAACCAAAAATTGATTGGATCCCTCGCCGTGTAGTCGGCGACCTGCTCTTCTGGATTCTGGCCGTGTTCATTGACGATGAGCGCCCAGCCCCAACGCTTGCCTTCGCTGTCGAGGACAACGAGGTTCATGACGTCGCAAGCCTCAAGCGCCTCCTTGGCGGCGGGCTGGCTCGTGCCCCTGTAGTCTGGATCGCTGAAGTCGTCGTAGTAGCAGACGAACGTCATGCCGAGCGATGCGCAGTGCTTTAAGAGGGTGGAAAGCGTCTTCTTCATGTCGTGTCGCTTTCGTTGTTGATGATGCATCTTAGCGCGACGCACAAAGGCGTCCGACTGGATAGAGTCGGCTAAGCTGCTGGAATTGTTGGCTTAATAGATACCTAGAACCTGCCGAAATTAGGCAGTTCCGCGTATTCGGCGGCAGGCGCAGAGTCCATGGCGGTGACACCACGCGCGACCATCTGTTCAAAGCAGGTCAGCGTGCCCATCGAGTGACCGTCCCAATGGACAATCCAATGCAGATCGCCTTCCTTGTGAAAGAACGACAGCACCGCGGCGCGCATGCTCTCCTTGTGCCGGACCATGACGAGCCGGTCGCCGGCTGGAAACTGATGCCGCCTGTAGGTCTCCCACTCAGACGACGGATAGATCTTGCGCCAGGACTCTGGACCAACACCGGATTCAATCATCAGAACCTCCCATAATCCGGATTGTCGGCGTATGGCGACGGTGGCGGCCAGGTCTCGCCATTCTCCAGAGCGATACGCCGATCGCGCACAGCCTCGGCGCCGCCGTCATGATAAACCTCGATCTCATCCTCGCCGAGCTCCGTGCAAAAGCTGCAGGGTGGATGACTTGTGTGACAGGTGCAGCCGCGATCGAGCAGATCATAGTCGTCCTCACCCATCAGAATCTCCCGTAGTTCGGCAGGGCGGCGTATGGATCGACCGGCGGCTCGGCTGGAATGATCTCAGCCTCATCCAGCAAATCGCCAGCCTCTTCCCATTCGATCTCCGGCTTCGCCGCAACCACGACCGGCGCGTTGACGTCCTTCAGGCTGAGCCAAACCACTTCGATATCGGCATAGGCGCCGTGTTCGAACATTTCCCACTCGCCTTCGATGTGGCGGTTGATCGAAGCCAGGTTTCGATTGCGGCCTCTGCCTTCGAGCAGGACATACCAATGCTTGCCGTTGAACTTGGTTGCGACCTCATGCCAGAGGCCATCTGGATCGCGTGGTGGCGCCGCTATTGCGCTCATAGGCCGAGCTCCATCTGCGAGGTCGTGCGGCGCCAGGCGTCTATGACCATGCCGTCGTCGATTTTGAAGCCGAGCTCGCGGCGCAAATGCTCACCGAGCCTGAAGCGGCACTGCTCGATGTAAAGCCAGTCCAGGGACCGGCCGGCGATCGTTGGATGCTCGACCAGGTGCCGGATCAGCGCCGTGAAGTGTCCGCGGCCGCACAGGTTCTCGCGGAGAGCGATGGTAGCGATCGAGAAGACGTTATCGCGCGCCTTGTCCTCGATGCGACGCACCTTAAGTCGCCAGTGAAGGCTCCAGGCCTGATTTCTGATGTAGCCTTCGTCATGGCCGCATGCCAGCGAGAACGTGAGATCCTTGATGAGCTGATCGCTAACCGTCATTCGATGACCTCCCAGTGATCGACATCGACCAGCACCTTGAGTCTGCTGCCGTTGTCCCAATTGACGTGGTAGGCCTCGTTCAGATAGCCGATGCTCGGCTCGTAGCCGGTGATCGTGCCTTCTGTGCCGACCGGGGCCGGATAAGGGTCCGTCATTTCAATCAGGCGAATGCGTGTGCCGTCGGCGTGCTCTCTCATGCGAACGTGTGTCCTCTGTAGAGCTGGTTCATTTCGTCATGGGTGAGGTTGTGATCGACCTCGATGCAGAGCCGCTCGTCGCCGGTCTTGCGCCCGTTGATTGCCCAGCCGCATGACGTGCAATAGTAGCCAAACGTGCCCTTGTTGTAGAAGCGCGCGTCGACGTTGTCGCATGCCGTGCGATTGCAGATGCCTTGGAAGATCGAGCCTTTGCGCGCCAGGGCATGTTTCGGATATTTCTGTCCGTGTGGTGGCACGACCTGTTCCAGCTCATCGACGTAGATGATCTCGGCGTCGTAGCCGGCCATGCGCTCGTCTAGGTCATGCCTGGCGATCTCCATGTCAACGAGCACGATCTGGCTCCCATGACGCGCATGATCGCCAACAGACATCGACATGCGGTTGCTTCTCATGCCTGGCGTCGGCACGATGTTCAGCTCGCCAGGCTGGTATCCAGCCGGCATGAACAGCTCCTTGCGCCGTGGCGGATCTTTCGGAGTCGAGCCCATCCGTAGCGAGTCGATCTTGGCGGTGTGCTTATGCATTTTCTTGCTGATGCGACCTAGCGCGCCCATTCGAATCTCTCCAAGTATGCGCGGCCTGCCTTTGTGGCACGAACCGTCTGTTTACCTTTGTGCTTGAGCATGCCGAGCTGAAACAGCAGCTCGACCACGCCATGATTGTTTGCGGCGATCTTCACGCCTTCGTCCCGCCGAGCCAGCAGCAGAACGTCGATCTTATCAGCCTCGGAGGCTGGATTGGTTGGTCTCGAGCCGAACCAACGCACCATCACGCAGCCTCGAGGACTTCGGCGCATGTGATGCGCGACATGAGGCGTTCCGATTTGGAAGAGAAGCCGATCGCGTTGACCGGATAGTCCGGAAAGTCCTTTGCAATGAGCTGCCGGCCGATCCGCGTCTCCAGGCAGCCGATGCACAGCATGCCGCCGTCAGGCGCCATGCCTGCTTTCGCCCAGAGGTCGTCAGTCACCATGTAATATTCGCCGATCGCCGAGGTGTTGACCGCGCAGTCTTTGCAAGTGAACGCCAGGAGCATTTCCGCGTGGTAGGCGTCGATCATGGTGCGCGCTTCGGCGAGCTCATTCACATGCTCGGGGTCGCCATTGATGCAGACAGCAAATCCGCTGGTGTAAGCCTGGTCGTCATCCTGCTCGTAGGTGCAGATCTCGACGCCGCGGTAGCGAATGTGATCGAATGCTCCGGCGAAGCCTGTCTCGAGGACGACCGTCATGTCATCCGGAACGTCGATGCGCTGCTCGTTTATGATGTGTTCAGTCATGCCAAATCCTCTTGTCAGTCAGTGTTTACTGACGCATGCGGACATGCGTCGTCTCTTTCGATGATTTGTTATCGCATGTCTGAGACAGGAGTTCGGGTGGATATGTCAGGAGTCAGTCAGGATTTACTGACACAACTAGAGCCGAAAAAGGGCGCCGTCAAGCGCCCTTGGCAAAATCAGATGCGCGTCATATGGATGAAGCTGTTGAGCGCTTCCATCACGTTCCAGTTCGCGCGCGCCAGCTTCCGATAGAAGAGCACGCCGCAAAGCGCAGCGAGAACGACAACGCCGGTCGTAGTATAGGCCTGGTTGAAGTCCATCAGATTTCCATCCCTTCTAAGACGTCCATTGCCAAACTGTGTATCACAACGCCGATGCAGAACCAAATCATGATTCCTAGGACCGGTAGCTGAGATATAGTGCCTGCAAACCAGGCTACAACAGGACCGGCGGTTCCGACAGAAACGACGCCACCGCCTATGGTGTTCCCAAAGCTGGCACGAAGCTTCCGCTGCTCGTTGCGCACGAGCACTTTCCGCTTCGTCTCCTTCTCGTTGAAGTCTTCTGTCTCGGTCACTTCGTCACCGCCGTCCGAGAGCAGTCAGGCGCGAACAGTTTAGGGTCATTCAGGATAAAGCAGAGCCGACCGGTTGAGGTATCGAGCACCTGAATGCCGCTTTCGAGCTGCCGCACGAGCACCCAATTGCTTGGTGAACTCTCGGGGCCCGAAAAGTGATAGACGGCATTGTTGCCTACCTCTCTTACGGCAGCTATCGCGCCAAGAGCCACGCCGAGCTTCATCAGTCGCCAGACCCAAACGCCAATTCTTGTCAGCATGTCACCGCCCTTCCTGCTCTTCGAATCTGGGAGACCACGTTCAGCATCGCGCGTCCAGGGATCTCGCCGTCGCCTCGCACTCCATGTGGCACGATTCCTGCCAGCACTTCGTTAACGTAGATCCGAACATGCTTCCCACCCTGCTCGAGCCTGTAGCTCCCGACCTGTTCGAGTGCCTGCTTGACGCGCTTCGGAAGCTTAATGCGATTGCTCATGTAACCTCTTTGTTGCTGTTGACATGATTGTTTTCGCATAGCGCCCGTTGGGTTACGCGTGGCTAAAAGCGGCCGTAATTGGGGAGTTTTTCGTAGTCCTTGGGTGGCTTCTTGATGATGACCGTCGGAAATTGCCCTGCCTCATATCTGTAGGCAGGATAGGTGTTGGTCAGCTTCACAAACTCAGCCTGGGTCGCCGTGAACTTGTCGGGTAGGGGAAAGATATCAGTCGTGCTGACAATGTCGCCTTTCTGCGCCTCGACAACTGCTTGCCAGCCCTTAACGACGATCACGCGACCGTGAGAGGCAGTTTCGATCTCCTTGGTCTCTTCCTCCCAGGTGAAGCGATAGCCTCTATCAGTCACCTCTTGGACCACGCGGATCGCCATCAGAAGCGTCCCCATTGGGCAGGCTTAGGGGCAGGAGCGCTTGGTTCCTGGATTTGCGGCTCAGGCTCCGGCGCGATTTCAGCGACTGCCTCCTGAAAGGTTGTCGTGACGGCCTGCTGGCAGACTATCCGGAACTTTCGCTTGGCGTCGGTGTCGTCCTTGGCGTTGAAGCGCTTCGACCGGTGCGTCACATTCGAAATCGGATCAATCAGGTCGATCCGGTAGCTCGGCTCGACGACCTTAATCACCTCGTCCGTATCCTCGAAGAAGAGGAGGGCGATGATGTTGTCGCACTGGCTCGAGGCGATAAGGGAGTCGTGCCGATTCATCAGTAGTCCTCGGCGTAGAAGATAGAGAGCACGCGAACGCAATTGGCGGAATCAGCCGGATCGTCAGCGCCGAACTCCATGCTCCGATCGTAATAGTCGATCTTCCAATGGAATTTCTGACCGCCGATCACGAACGAGCCGAAGTCATGCTCGCCATAAGGATCATCGCCAGTGTCGAAAGCCGCATAGTCGCGCACCTGGACGGAAGCCTGGTAGATCAGCTCTGGATCGGCCTGAGTGAGCGCGCCTGTCGCGACGATCTGACCGCCCTTGCCTGTGCGCCGGAGCTGGTCGTTGAGCTGGCGGATTCGGTCGGTGCGCTCGGAAAGGTGTTCGTTGTCGCTCAAAATCTTCCCCAATTCTTCTGCGTTGCTGGCGCCGGCACAAGGTCGGCGATCGTGTATTTGCCGAGCTGGATGTCGTTACGGATCTCTTTCATGCGTTTCTTGCCGAGAATGATGCGCGATGGGCGCTCGATGACGCGCCAGTGGTTCATACCAAGGCCGCAGACGAAAATGCCTACCTCCAAGTCAACCGCTGGCCTGCCTCTAAAGGCGAGGTAGATGTCGCCGTTCGTCGATATCCCCTCGATCCATTCCCAGCCGGTCGGAAGAACAGGTAGGCTCAATATCCTTCTCCTGTGCTGACGCCGTGATCGAGGGTAGGCCAGCCACCCTTGCCGATTAGAATCCCTTGCAAGCCGATCATGCCGCCCTTCTGGTGGACGAACTCGACGCAGTAATACCGATCGGAGCGTGGCAGATCGCCGTCCATCGTGTAGACGTGGACCTTCCAGCCCTCCAGATTGAAGCCATTCTCGGTGAGGCGCACGTAGCAATACCGATAGAGGCGATAGGCCAGACCAGGGGAAATCTCCTGGTCGGTGTCGTGAAGGCTGTCCGGCAGCCTCTGACCAACCATGTTGAAGCGTGCCTCGCCCTTTCGCAGAACTTCAGTGTGGATCACCACAAATCCTCCGAGTAGAGCTCCGGTCCTTTGGTCTCGCTGATGAGCTGACCGGCGCTATATGCGAGGTAGTAGGCCTCGACGCGGTTGACGTAGCGGCCTGTGCTGGTGATGAAGCCTTGCATCTGCGGCAAGACAGCCGCGCCGTCGAGGTGCATGCCGCGATCCATCGTCTGAATGATGGTATGGTGCCTGGCCGGCGGTGGAAGCGAGACAATGCCGCCGAAGAAGATCGCGGCGGCAATGATCCGTTCCTTCTCCGCTTCGTGCGCGGCGTAGAGCGTGGAGCTTGGTTTCTCGACCTTAAGAAACATCGGCCTTCCTTTTTCCCCAGAACATAGCCTGGGCGAGAGCGACGGCGCCAAGGCCTGCAGCCAATGAGTGACCGCTCATAGCAGCGTTCATAGCGAGCATCCGGTCGCGCGACGCACTCTGAGACCTCGGAAGCTCACGGCGCGCGCTGGTGACTCGCTGTGTCTGTTTCTCGCGCGCTTTCTTCTGGTTTGCGCGCATCTTGTTCCGCTGCTTCTTCATGCGTGCTCGATGATCTGGCGCACGTCGGCGTCAAAGGCGCGGTTGGCAGAGATCTCGCGACCGTCCGCATAGGTATGACCGCATTCCATTTCGGCGACGGCGGTCGGCTCGACGCATACGATCACGTCCATCTGAACATGGTCGCAAAGCGTGCATTGGGTCCAACGAGTGATCACCGGCATGGTCTTCAGGATGTTAGCTGGCAAGTTTCGCCTCCTGCTGCCCCGCCTCGATCTTGGCGATCTGAGCTTCCATGTCGTTGACGCGGATCATCGTTAGACCCCAGAGGCAGGCGTCGCTGCAGTCGTGCAGAGCCTCAAGCATGATCCGCTTGACCTTCGGCACGAAGTAGCGTGCGTGGCGGAAGTCGAGCTCGACCAGGTTGTAGAGGTTGTCGTAGATGTCCGCGACCTTGATGGTCTTCGTCTCGGGCGTCGCCATCTTCAGGCGCTGGATATCGAGCTCGAGCCGGTGCTTGCTGTTGCCGGCCGCCTTGTCGATGTTCGTCAACGAGCGAACCATGCCGCCGACTGTGGTGCCGAACAGGTCGGCAATCAGCTCATGGTCGATCGCGGTGTCTTCGACGACGTCATGCAGGAGTGCTACCGCCACCATTTCCCAGGTGTGGCCACGGAGCTGCTTGACCATTTCAGCGACGCGCACCGGATGCGTGATGTAGTCCTCACCGCCGTATTTGCGCTTCTGGCCGACGGCTGCGTGGGCGGCGATCGCAAACAGTTTGGCCTGTTGGATCGCGATCATGCCGACACTGCTATAGTGCATTCGACTATCTCCTTGATTTGTCAGTCAATAATTACTTATCGCACAGCGCACGCAGGGAAGCGCGCGGATAGTGCGTATTAGAACTTGGCGAAGTTCGGCTGATCTTTGCGACGCTCAGCGAGCTCTTCCTCGCTCAGTTTGTCGGCGGTCTTCTTGGCCTGGCGGATCTCGAAGCTGTCGGCGCCGGCGCTGCCGTAGATGTTTGGCCTCATGACGCTCAGGCCATAGCGATGCTCGGTGAGGAAGTTGATGCCCTTGGACCAATCACTCTCACGATCGAGGGGCAAGATAGGGAGGTTGGCGTTCGCGAGCGGTAGAGCCATTATCGCCACCTGTATTCGACGGATTCGACGGCTTCCGGCAGGAACGAGACTTCCGTGGACTTCTGGCTGTAGTTGACAACGACTTTGACAAGATTGGTGCGGACCTCGATCCACTCCTCGACATGCGATACGGCGCCGGAACGGAAGCGCAAGACGGCTTGCCTGTCGTCGTCCTTCTTCTGCCGCTCGGCGATACCTTTCAAAATGGCGAACATTTGTTTCTCCTGGTTGACCGCACGCCTAGCCGGTCGTGCGGATATCGTCAATCAATTTTTACTGACACATTGCCGCAAACGATTACTCGGCGGCCTGGCGCTGGCGATCTAGCCAGGCCTGGAACTCGCCGTCGGCCGCTGGCAGCGACGCCTTAATGGTATGGCCGACCGCCCTCATCAGCAGTGAGCGCTGCTCAGGAGAGTAGTCGGCGAGCTTCTTGATAGGGGAGGTGGCGTCTGGATTGGCCTTGAGAAACTCCTGCCCCATAGAGAGCAGGAACTTCTCGGCTGCGAACTCAAGTCTCTTTCTGTTCATCGTCGTTTCGTAGTCCTGCCTTTTTCAGCATGAAGAGGATGGAAGCGCGGTTCCACTTGTCAGACCGGAGTGGCTTCAAGCCCATGTCGGTCAGTTTCTGGCGGATCTTCGAGAGCGTGATCTCTGGATCCTCCTCGAGCCAGCGCCGCAGATGCGGCACAATCTCGTTGTATCGCTCGTCGGTCTGGCGCTGGCGCCGTTCGACAGACGCCTTGGCTGCCTTGGTCGAGATTTCCTTCCGCGACAACTGCCGTGGAACGAGCGCCATGCCTGGAAATAGCTCTTCGACCGAGCCGGGAGAGCGCTCGATCACATCACGGATGACCTCGAATATACGTTCGACATCCCGCTCTTGGTGGGGCAGCGCTTCGAGCGCCTTGTAGATCATCTTCCTAGTTGGCATTGGCGGCCTCATAACCAATGAGACCTTCGACCTTTGCCGCGTCGAGAATGCCCTGCTTGAGAACCTCGTTCTGAGCTACGACACCTAGCGCAAACAAAAGCTCCCCATTTTTCAGAATCTGGCGCTGCTCGTCAGTCATATCTGACTGACCGACCGTCTCCAATGTCTCGACGTCCATGCCATACTGAAAGATATCCACAGTGCCATCCTTGCGGATGACGATGCCGCAGTCGCCCTGCTGAACCGAGAACTCTTTTTGCCCATTGCCTGTGCGCAACTCATTGTTGATCGTTTTTGCGGCGTTGGTCAGCATTCTACCTCTCCTAACTGTAACATAGCGGCAACGCTATCGATTGATATCTGTTTAATTAGTGCATCATAATAGTTCACTAAACGTAGGGATGCTCACTTTTTTCTAGCACCCTATTGTCGGAACATTTGGCGCTTGCTATCTCAGCGCCAAGCCTGGGCCGGGGACAACTTTTTGGGCAGTTGCAACCGATCTGCAAAGATGGTAGGAATTTTATCCTAGGCGATGATCTGAAAAGGAAGATAACAGAAATGCACCGGCGAGTGTTCGAACAGACTGTCAATGAATACCAATCCTTCATTGTCGCAAACGCGGCACGCTTCTTCGCAGAGCGTGGACGCGTTGTAGATACCGAGACCCTGGCGACCGCGATCGCCGACCAATTAGACGACTTTGCCCGATACGTAATGGTTTTCGGTGCCGGCATCACCATCAGAGAAGACTCGTCGGAGTTTGAGCCGACGATCGTAGCAGCCTAACCCAAGTGCATTTCTCGGCGAGTGTCTAACGGGCGCTCGCCTCTTTCCAATGCCCTGTTCAGTGCCTCCATTCCTCGGCGCGCATCCTCTCCGACAAACTTAGGATGTTTTTCCCAATAGGTCGGCTTCCGCTCGCAGATGACAAGCTCTTTCTCGGCTTGCCACCGCTCTTGGCGTGTGCCGTTTTTGGCGAAGAAACTAAGCTCTAATTTATAGCCATAGTGCTTTAGATAGTTCTTCGTGCCGTCCATATCGTGAACGCGAATATTACTCGCGGCGCGGACAGATGTTTCATCGTATATTAATCCCATCACTCAACCTTTCTACTTCGTTAGCGCGTTCATACATTGATACACGCTATAGAGGATTTCGGGTGGATACTGATGATGGTTAATCGTTTATTCTAAAATCCAATCTGACCGCCAGTCTCGGCGATGCGGACGGTCAGTCAATATTTACTAAAGGGTAAATAAGACAGGACATCCCTAAGTCGAGGCTTGCCATGGGACGCGCCGACTAGAAATGGCGGGTTTTCGAGCCCGCCATTGTTATCGCTATTCTTTTAGCCGTCGTCCTTCGTCCAGTTGGCGGGGTAGGTGTCTTTATCCGCCTTGTCGGCGCAGTCTGCGCACTTGCCATCATAGCCGTCGCCGGCCTCGTCGAGCGGCGAGCCGCAGGTGTCGCAGCAGTCCTCGTCTTCATCCGGCACGCCGGCCTCATCGTTGCGGACCCAAATCCAGGCGTGCACAAAGGCACCAGGATCGTCGCCTGGCGAGACGATGGCGTCGTCATCGACTTCCATGTCGTCGTCAGCCTGCGTCTGCAGGTAGGCGCGGTAGGGATCAGCCGGATCGAAGGTCTTCTCCGTGCGCTCAATGTGAATGAGCGCCGAAACCTCGTCAGCGACCGTAGCATCGACCACGTCGCCCTCGGTGTGAGCGTCGATGCGATCGCGGAGCACCTTCTTGATGACGGCGCGCTGTCTGTCGTCAAATGCGATCCACATGTCTATTCCTCCGGATCTTCGATTTCCTCGGCGAAGTGCATGTCTGCTGCCGAGAGGGTGAGGTGATAGAGATCGTCGCCGGTGACGCCGAACTCCCGGCGTGCCAGGTGCAAGAGATCCGTGATGAGATCCTTGATGTTGGCGACCTCGTCTTCGTCGCACTGGCAGACGCTCTTGAAGGCACCGAGTGCGATTGCAGCCCAGGCTGCGCGACCAGCGTTGGTGATGTTAGACATTGATCGCCTCGCAGAGCACATCAACCGCCTCATCATCCAGCTTCTCGTGCTGCCCGCCGTTCGTGGCGATGTCATCGAGCATGGCGTTGTCCGGAGACTCGCCAACCAGATCGTTTTTCCACAGTCGCAGAGCCGCGAGGATAGTGTCGCGCTGCGCCTCGGTGACTTGGAGCGTCACCAGCTCCTCCGGCTGTTCTTCAGGCTGCACGTCATCGCCGAGGAGCTCGAACATGACGCTGTTGAAGGTCTGGCCTGGCCGCTCGAGGAACTCGATGCTGCTATACCAGTCGCCGATCAAGATATCCTTGACCGTGAGGATCTGGTCCTTGACGAAGACCTTCTTCGCTGCCTCGAGCTGGTAGTCATGGCCGTTCGCCGCGAGGAAGACGACTTCGTCGCCGATGGCCGGAAACTTACTGCCATTAATTGTCTGTGGCATTGTCGTGCTCCTTAGAAGCTGAAGCCGCCAGCGCTGGAGCCGACGCCGAAGTGAGGTGTGATGTCGCCGTCGCCACGATAGCCAACGACCGGAATGTCACAGCGCGCGTCGAACTTGCCTTTCGGCTCCTTGCGAACGCAGTCTTTCGCCGATTTCCACGGATGGTCAGTCATCTTGTATTCGTTCGACCGCACCTTGGCGTAGTCGTAGGATGGCAATAGGCTGCTGCACGATGAGACGAGAACAGCCACACCCGCTACTGCGAGTTTCTTCATGATCTTTCCTTTCAGGGGTGGTTGATGGTGGCAGCGCGCCTGGGACGCGCCGCCGCTCCGGTGAATGAGCCGTCGCTTACGCGGCGGCTTTGTTCGCGTTGTTGAGAATGTCGCGCAGCTTGCCGGCGATGACCGAGTTGTCGTTCAGCTCCAGCGAGTTCTTGGTCCGCGTCGCGATCTTCGTCGCCTCGAAGAGCTTCATGATCTGACCGGCCTGGCTCTGAGCAGTGCCCTGCTTGTAGGAGCCCTTAAGCATCGCGACGATATCCGTCGAGGACAGCGTCTTCTTCTGGTCCAGGAACTTGAACGCCTGGACGACGTAGGTCGAAGGCTGCTTGCCGACCGAGAGCGACATGAAGAGGTTTTCGTATTTCTCGGCGATCTTCTTCTGCGTCGGCGCAGCGTCGATCACCGCCTTCTTGTTGCTTTCGAGTTCGTCAGCCGACATCTGCGAGGCGTCGCCTTCGAGGACGAAGACTTCAGCGGCGATCGCAGACACGTCGCGCGGCTGACGCGGCGTAGATGCACGCGGCGCTTTCACTGTCTTGACAGTCGAGTCTGCCTTCGGTGCGTTTGCCTTCTTCGAAGCTACGGTCTCAGTCGCATTGCCGGCGAGCTGCTCACCGCCGTCCTGCTCCTGGTAGCCCTGAGCGCGCTCGATGCCCATTTCGAGTTCGTCGATGGACAGATCGTCGTCGCCGGAGACGTCAGCGGCAACAACTTCCTCGACGATCGTATCGACGTCCTCGATCACTTCTTCCGAGGCGACGATCGTTTCAATTTCTTCGCCACGCGCCGGCTCGATGCCCAGGTCGAGATCTTCGAGGAGATCATCGATGCTTTCTGCCGACACGCCGTTGACTACGTTTCCTGCCATTTGTGCGTTCTTCATTTCAAAAGCTCCTTGCTGTGCGCTTCGCTAGCGCGTTGTTTTCGTTTACAAATACGTTATAGCGAAGCGCACGCAGGGGTTCGGGTGGATATGTCAGGCAGCAAGAGCGGTTTCTTCAGTTTCCGCTGCCGGCTTCACGAACGGCTGTGCAAAGCCGAATTCGATCGCCTTGTGGTAGGCTTGCACCATGACGCCAACGTCGTAGTCGGCGCGGTGAGCCTGGCTCTTGTCGTAAGCAATGCCGCAAGCCGTGCAGAGCTCCAGGAGCGAAGGCTTCTTTCCGTCCGGCGTTGCCCAGACATAGTCCATAGTGTCGATGACCGGTCGCTTCGGCATGTCGAGCTTCAGGCGTTTCAGCTCGACTTCGATGAATTCCATATCGAACGCGGCATTGTGCGCCATATGAGCGTCAGCCTTGGCGAGCACCGCCTGGACGTTCTTCGCTACCTGCTGCCAGGTCGGCTTGCCGGCGACGTCAGACGGCGTGATGCCGTGAATGGCCTGGACGTCAGCCGGGATGGAGCGCTGCGGATCAATCAACGTGTGATATTCGTAGATCTTGGTGCTGCCGCGCCAAAGGCTGATATAGATTTCGACGAACCTATGATCTCCCGGCCTTAGGCCGGTGGTTTCGGTGTCGAGGGCTGCAATAATTGGTTCCACGGATGGTTCTCCAGATTTCAAAACAGGAAGAGCAGGTGACGAGGAGAGGGATGAAGACGAGTGCGGCGCCGATGGCTGCGATGAGACCGAGGACGAAAGGCTCCATCAGTCGATCGCTCCTTTGAAATTGCGACCGCGAGCTGGACCGCTTCTGCGATGTTGTCTGCGTCTCTCTTGTGTTTCCTTTGGAATTGTCATTGTAGCCTCATGCTTTTCGCCACTAGGGCGACGCTGAAACTCTCTAAGCTCTTCGGATGGAAGTTCTGCGGTGCGCATGGGTTCAAAGCACGCACGGCTGCGTTCGACGCTCCGCGCCTTTTGCCAGTTCATCTTCATTCCACCTCCTCCCAGGTTTCAGCGAAGCGGCAGTTGCACGGCATGTCCTCGAAGAACGGCTTGATCTGCTCGCGCTTGTAGCCGGCGAGACCGCAACCGATCGGCGTGACGTAGAAGGTCAGCTCATCATGGTTGCGCGCGAACGTCTTGAAGACTTCGACGTGCCGCTCGATGATGTTGAGCGGCAGTGTCTTGATGAACTGGTCCTTCGTCGGAATGCCGTAGCTGTGACCCTGGATACCAATGCCGCGACCGTAGACCGCGCCGTGGTGTTCGACTGCGAACTTTGCAGCGCCAGCGCCATGTCGGCCGGCTAGGTTTGAGCCGAAGACGAAAATGTCGATCATACGTGCGTCCATGTCCTCTTGTTGATGATGTTGGTGATGGTCGAGCGCGCCACGCCGTATTGTTTGGCGAGATCAGCAGCTCCCGCCTGGGATGCGCGGATTGCCACGACGTCGTTGGCGGTCAGCTTGGCGTTCGAATTCTGAGATCCGCGGCCTGTCTTCAGACCGGTGCGGTGAGCGTGCTTCTCATTGTCCTGGCCGGTGGACCATTCGAGCTGGTATTCACCCCACTTGGCTTTCAGCTCTTCGGTCGGCTGACGCAGGTAGTTGTGCTGCTTCTCGCCGTCCACATGGTTGACCTGGGGGAGATTGTCGGGGTTCGGCAGGAAGGCCAGCGCGATCACGCGATTGACGAGCACCGACTTCGTGATGCCGAGCCAGGTCATGTTGAAGAACACGCGACCGGACTTCTTGTGCGTCGTGTATTTGACGCTGCGGACTTCAGCGCTCATGCGCTTGCCGTCGCGCGTGCAGCTAATGCGGCGGTAGATCGTGCCGTCTTCCTGCGGCACGATGTATTTCGCTTTGATCGCAGAGAGGATCCAGGAATCTTTGTCGAACTTCTCGCTCATGCCTTGGACCGTTCTGCTTTCATCTTCAGGCGCAGCTCCTTGTTGATTTGCTCGAGGAGGCGCAAAGGCTGTTCTTGTGTGAGCCCTGAGCATGTGTCCCAGAGCGCACTCGTCAGGATGTAAAGCTCGCGATCGGTGATCTTGCCTTGCGTGTGGTTCGTCACCCACCGCTCCATCACCGTCTCAAGTTTACGGGTGAGCTCCGAGTTGAAGCTCACCCATTCGTCGTTCGATTGCTTAAAGTTGTCAGTCAGCATTTACTGACAATGTCACGCAGCAGATTGGGATGCAAGCGAGGCGTCGAAATATCTTTCATATCCCTCAACCTTCCGCCGACGAGCCAATTCATAGAAGCGATCGAGGAAGAGCACCTTGGCCTCGTAGGGCAGGAGCATTTCGATCTCGTATGGCGCGACGCGCGTGTCGTCATGCAGCTTGCCGAAGCTCCAGTCATCTTCAGGCGCCTTGACGATGATCTGATTGACTTCAGCCGCGGTAACAGCCTCGTCGGCGATCTTGATCTCTTCCGGATAGGGATAGACCAGACCGAAGCGCAGAGCATTGGCCTTCTCGTTCAGAACCTCGACGCGCTGGAATGGCGCACGGAAGCTGTCGTCATACTTCAGCGGCCGGATGAGATCGCCGTTGAACGCTTCGGAGCCGTCGTGCATGAGACCTTCGAGCGCCAGATCAGGGCGACCAAGCTCTTCCTCGATGAAGCGAGACACCAAAACCGAGTGTTCAGCCACCGAGAAAAGGATGCGCGACTTGAAGACCGGATGCTGCGTTGCGCCGTTGTAGCGAGCACGCGTTGCCAGGTGGTGCGCCACGACCTCGAGGTGGACTTCTTCAGGGCGCGGATCGAGCGGCCAGTATTTCTTGCCGTTCGAAGTGTGCATGTAATTGGATTTGCGTTCAGTGTTCAAAGTCTAACTCCTTGTGGTAGAGAAATAGCCTGCTCGACGGTCCAGCCGCGTCTCAGACGTTTTCTGATGGCTCCTGGTTTCATTCCCTTCTCCTCGCACCATTCGCACTCAAGCTTGGTGACGCCTTCAAATTCGAGGGGAACATTCGACATGCGGTTGCGCGCTTGTTCAGTGCGCGTAGCCCATCGACAATTTGAAGGTTCATAGTCTCCTTCGTTGTCGATACGATCGAGGCTTGTGTTATCTGGTCGAGGCGACATATCCGCCTCGAAGTTCCGGAAGTCGTGCCAGCGATCGCAGACCTTGATGCCGCGACCACCGTATTTGGGGTAGGAATCGCGTTCTGTGTTGTAACAGCGCTGCATCATCGAGCCCCAAGTCCCGTAGAGCGAAGGCCTACTCACTTGATACTCCGTGTGAGCGGTGCAGGCTCGAGGTGAGGGATGAGGCCGGCTTGCTGAGCGAAGTCGGCTGCGAGAGCGATGAGTGCCGCCACGAAAAGGAACCTGGCGATCACTCGATTGCGTTGGATGCGAGCTTCAATGCGCGTCATGTCAGCCCTTCAGGTATTTGCGCATCGTCTTGGGGCAGACGTTGAGGAGCTTCGCCACCTCGCGCTGGGACTGACCGGCTGCAATCAGATCGAGCGCCTTCTGATACTTCTCAGGGATCTGCCGTGCGACAGGTGCCGATTTCGCAGGAGCCTTGGCCTTCGTAGTCTTCACTGCCTTTGGCTTCTTGACCTTCTTGGCCTCTACGTAAGCATCATCGACCTTCTTCCGGACTTCCTTGAGCGACAGCTCGACCTTCTCTTCAGGCGCCTTGTCATCGAGCGCCTTTGCGGTGCCAGAGGTGCCGACTGCAGCACGAGCAATCTTCTTGGCGCCTTCGACGGGCGTGACGGTCACATTGCCGCCCATTGCAGAGCCGATATTGACGAACTCGAGGATGGGCGTGTGATTGCCGGCGATCACGTCAGCGAGCAGCTTTGCCGCCTTCTCATTGCCAGTCATCGGCTGGTTGTTGCGTAGGGTCTGGTGAACGTCCTTCGGCAGCACAGCGCAGATGTGATAGCCTTTGGCGCGCATCTTGTTCGGCTCACCTGGCGGAACCGCGATCACGTCTTCAGGTGCGACCTTGACCAGTGTGATGATGTCGCCACCAAAGCCGCTGAGATAAGCACGGCGCGCGATATGCAGGCCAGTCGAGCATTCGTTGCGACGGTTCGGATCGACGAGTTTTTCGTCCATCTGCACGAAAGAGCCGAGCTTCTGCGTCACCTTCTTCGAGTGGCAATCGACGAAGCCAGTGGCTCTCGACTGCAGCACCTTGTAAGCGACGATCGAGCCGTCCTTCGCGATCGGCAGATCACCGCGCCTCATGAAATTAAGCAGCTCCTTGACAGAGTGTGAGCGCGTGTCGATGACGGCTGCAATGCGTTCCATGAAGCGCTGCAAGCCTTCGGTGTCGTTGGTCTCGACGGCGTGCTCGATGTGCGTCGAGAGCGCTTCTACGCCTGGAATGATCTTGCCGTCGACAATGGCGTGCAGCTCTTCCGGCTCGATCGGCATCGGCGAGCTGACAGGCGCGGCGGGACTCGCCGGCGATGCAAGTCGAACCTGTCCAAGCTTTTCGACGTCGGCGTCTTCGGTCGAACCACCGAGCATCGCCTTGATCTTCGAGAAAGCGCCGCGAACGAGACGGATCGCGCCCCTGGTCTGCTTCTCCAGCTTCTTCTCGACCGAGAAGTCATCCAGGTTGATCGTAACCTGTTCATTGCGCTTCAGCGCCTCGACTACGAGGTCCATGACCTTGATCGTCGTCGGGTGGTCTTTGGCGAGGTTAAGCTCGCCGCCATTGTCGAGATAAAACGTTACGCCGGTGTTCGATGCGATAGCACCGGCAATGCGAACCTTATTTGTCATGCTGCCTCCTTCTGGGCGTTAGCAATTGGGTTCAAAAGGGATTCAGTCAATTTTGACTTACTCTCGCGGTCCTGCAAAAAGACGATGATGTCGTGGAGATCATCGATCTTGCGTTTGATGCCGCCGGTAACTCTGATGCCTGCCAGGACGCTCAAGTAACTGAATTTCTGGTCGGCATATGACGTGGTCATGGCCTTGTAGGTCTCTCTCGCAGACGTCCAGATCTTGAGCTTGGCTTCATTGCCGCCGCAGTTGCGGTCCTGATAATCGAGCCGCAGCGAGTTCATCACGTCGTTCAGAAGCAAGCCTTCTTCAGCGAGAGCGCCAGGCGTCGCCTTGTCGGGGAACAGGCGCTTTGCAATCCGCATGTCGAGCTTGGCGAACGAAATGGCCAGGTCTGATGGGTAGTGGTGATAATTGCCGTTGCACATCAGGCCTTCGCGGATCGCGTAAGCGTATTGGACCTCACGGACCCCAGCGAGCTCCGCAATGCGCTTGGCAATGACACCGGTCAGATTGACTGCGCCGCGCTTCATCAGCTTCTCAGCGTCTGTCTTGGACGAAATGACAGCCGTCTCCGGATAGCGCTTCGCAAGAAGGTGGTGGTATTGATGGCCTTCATCCTGAAAGGGCGAACGCATGCCTTCGCGCGCAAAGCTCATCAGGAAGTATTTCGGATTTTCGAGGTTTGCCGTTTCGCAAGTCGTTCCCCTGAAATCACCAAGGGCGAAATACTTGTCGACGATCTTTTCGCGCTTGACCGGTGCTTTCTTCGGCTTCTTCGCTGCTTCGTAATCGAAGATGACCAGCTTCAGCTTGTAGTGCTCGGCGAGCGCGCGAAGCTGCTTCAGGCGCTCCGCAGTCCACTGGCGCATGACCAGGCCGGCGATGAAGCTATCCTTGTCCGGCGGAAAACCGCTGCTTGCACCGCTCATCGTCGGTCGCAGATCGCGCAGATTGCGCGCCACGCAAAGGACAGGCCTAACGACCCCGGTGTCGTGCTCCTTCAGCGGATTGGTCTTGGAGCCGATCGTCTGGTAGCGATAGGCGTAGATGTTGAAGAGGTGCGCATCCTTCAGCATGCCCATCTTCGAGGCAATGCGGATGAGCGGCTTGCTCGACGCCTTGAAGCTGTCCTCGCCAGCGTTGTAACCACGCTTCAGCGCACGGCGGAAGGTGCGGCGATCATCTTTGAACAGTCGCTGCGCTGCCTGAAGGCATAGGCGCCGCTGTCGATCATACTGGATATGGTTATCAGGATTCGAGCGGACGGCGTGCTCGGCGATCGCGAGCGCACTGGAGAGAACCTTCTCAGGCACCTCTCTGATCGCGTGGATCTTGCTCGCGAGCGCTAGGCGGCCGTTCTTTGCAACGCGTGCATCGACAGCGAGCTTAGTAGCTGCCGGAATTGCCTTGCTGATGCGCGTGCATGCCTTGTCGAGCAGCCGCTTGATGGTGTCGGTGGTTCCATCCGTAAAAGAGAGGGACTCGCGCGACGGCGTGACTTCGACTGAATTCGGCGGGGCAACGATAACCAGCGTCGAGCCGTAGCCGATCAGGCCTTCGATATCGCGTGTCAGCTTGGAGATATCAGGGTCGGTCGTCATCACCGGATAGAGGACGGTGCCGTAGAGCGTATAGATGCGGCTTTCGTGCATCCAGTGAGGCGCGACGACGCAGAACTCAGTCTTGCGCGCCTCCTCGTAATCGAAGCGCTCCAGAAGTTCGCCGTTCAGCGTCACCAGCATGCCGCCCTGCTTTGCAACGGCGCGAATGTGCTTGGCAAAGCTCTCGCGCTCTTCCTTTTTGATCGGGACCGTGACAGTGACGCCGCTTTCGGTTGTCGGCACGGCGACCATGCGGCGCATGTCAGGCTTGCCGCTTGTAGCTTTGCCACCGCGAGAGATGGCATAGACAGAGCGTGTGCCTGCAAAGCACGAGACGACGGAGAAGTGATCGGTGACGGCGAATGGCGACTTGGATCCGAGACCGAAACCGCCGGTCTGGCTCTCATCCTTCACCTTCGTCGAAACGCCGTAGATGCAATAGATCGGCCGCATCTTCTCATGCGGAATGCCGGGACCGAAGTCCTTGATGACAAGCTCCTCGTCCGTGAGTGTAACTTGCACTGCCTTGTCGGTGCAGCCGCCCATGATATGCGCGTCCCAGCCATTGCAGATCGTCTCGCGCACGACTGCGCGGATCTTGTCGCGATAGATGCTGGCTGAGAGCATCTGATAGAATTCTGGAGTATCAGCCATGCCGAACGCTTCAGGATCTTCACCGCCGATGACGGCGTGTGTGTCGAGCTGCGCAAGCTGCGAAACTTCCATGCTTCTGTCTCCTTGTGTCTGTTCTTGTTTGTTGTCAGTCAATAATTACTGAATAGCTCACGCGCAGTTGGGATGCGCGTGGCTTTTTCGTGTGGCTTAGTGGAATCCGACGGCTTTGCGCTGGTCGTCGATTTCGTTCATCCGCTCCACGATCAGTTCCGAGACCTGTTCCACGCGCTCCGCAAGCGGTATCGCTGGCACAACGGCATGGTTGATCTCGTCATGGAGCCGATGCAGACCGCCGCGGATGATCGCGTCCAGGTGAAGCTGGAAGGCACGATTGTTTGGCGGCGTCGGCTTCGAGGTATCGACCTCGTAGACCGGCAGGATCTCCGTGAAGAAGACCATGTCGTAGTTGAGCTTCACAGCCTCGAGGTATTGCTCGGCGAGGTAGGCAGCTCCTTCCAGGACGTCCGCATCAGCATGGCGATCGGAGGTCATGTGAAATTCTGCGAGGAGATAGCCGAACATGTCGAGCGGCGTGCGATCGACGATTGCCGGCCGGCTTGCCTGAAGGATGAGCTCCAGGTGGCGTTCCAGGCCGTGAACCTGAATGTCGAGCCGCTCCCTGAGAGTCATGGGAGCGACCGGATTGCGTTTGCCCTTGCTGATGGAGCCGAACGAGGTATCGATGAACTCGATACCAAGTTCTTCCGCGACGCGCTTGGCAAGTGTGGTTTTTCCACTGCGATGAGCACCGCAGATGCCGTAGAGCATTAGGCGGAAACTCCAGTCGAGCCAAAGCCACCTTCGCCGCGGTTACTGTCGCTGAGTTCGCCGACAACGAAGACACCGCGCACGACAGGCGCAATCACCAACTGAGCGATGCGATCGCCGTGGTTGACGAAATACGTCCGGTTGCCAGCGTTATAAAGGATGACGCCAACCTCGCCGCGATAGTCGCTGTCGATCGTGCCAGGCGTGTTGAGGACCGTGATGCCCTGCTTCAGTGCCAGACCGGAACGAGGACGCACCTGGGCTTCGTAGCCAGGCAGGAGCTCGATCGACAAGCCGGTCTTGACGAGCACGCGCTCGCCGACCGGAACCGGGATAGCGTCCGGACCATCGACAACAGCGTAAAGGTCAGCGCCGGCCGCCTCGTCAGATCCGTATGTCGGAATGAATGCCTTCTCGTGAACCTTGCTCACGATAACCTTGGTCTGTTCAATGAGCGTGCCGCCCATGTTTACTCTCCTTTTTCGATGCCGAGTGCGGCCATTACAATGTCGTCCATCGCCCCTTGAAGCGCTGCGAGAGCACCTTCAGCGGCGAGTTGTGCAGTTTCGAACGGTCCAAACAGCTCAGTCGATGGCATCACCGAATAGTAGAAGCCAACACCGCCTTCCTGGGCGATGTAGTGGTCGATGTGAATGTCGATCTTTTCTGACATGGATCGTCCTTATCTTTGCTCGCGCTATCAGTCAATTGTTACTGACACAATAGCGCAAGAAATGTTGGGTTGCGCGTGGATATCTTACGCTGAGACCGGCGCTTTGATCGCTGGATGGGGATCGTAGTTGACGAGAGCGACGTCACCGACTTCCAGGTCGAAGATGTGCTTGTCGATGTCCGGATTGATGAGCACCTTCGGCAACTTGCGCGGCTCGCGAGTGAGCTGCTCCTTGGCCTGCTCGATGTGATTGGCGTAGAGGTGCAGATCGCCGAAGCTATGCACGAATTCGCCAAGCTGAAGGCCGGTTTCGCGCGCAATCAGCATGGTCAGCAGCGCGTATGAGGCAACGTTGAATGGGACCCCCAAAAACCAATCTGCGCTCCTCTGGTAGAGTTGGCAGCTCAGCTTGTTGTCAGACACGAAGAACTGGAAGAGGCAGTGACAGGGCGGAAGCGCCATTTCATCGATCTCAGCCGGATTCCATGCCGAGACGATGTGCCGGCGACCGTATGAATCGCGCTTGAGGCCGTCGATCACCTTCTGGATCTGGTCGATGTGGCCGGGATAGTAGATATCGGCGCACTGATGCTCGATCGTCGGCCAGGTGCGCCACTGCGCGCCGTAGACCGGACCAAGATCACCCTTCTCGTCAGCCCATTCATCCCAGATCGAGACGTTATGGTCCTTCAGAAACTTGATGTTCGTCTCGCCGCGGAGGAACCAGAGCAATTCAACGACGATGGAGTGGAAGTGAACCTTCTTGGTCGTCAGCAGCGGGAAGCCGCGAGAGAGGTCGAAGCGCATCTGTTCGCCGAAGAGACCATAAGTGCCGCCGTTGCGACCTTCGCGATAGACGCCCTTGTCGAGCAGCTTCTTGAGGACACGCAGATACTGGTGATCAGCCATGTTGCCGATCAGCCGGAGGTTCTGTTCGCTGTAGATATGCAGCGCGCCGCGATCGTCCTCGACGACGTAGCGTTGCTTGCCGTCCTGCTTGTCGAATGCTGCGACGACCGTGCCGTCGAAGCTGTAGTCGCCGGTGATCTTCGTCACAGGGTCATTGATGAGAAAGGTCAAAGGAGGTGTCCTTATTGTTTCAGGAAGCGGAACGAAAGGGAATTCCGGTCTGCGTGTCGAAGCCGAGAAGATTGTCGGCAACTTTTAGCAGCGCATCGGTAACAGGCATTGAGCCGCTCACTTGCAGCTCATCCCTCAGCAATTCCGAGATATGCTGCATTTCGCGGAAGGTCAGTCCCTGGATGAGACCGGCGATCTGCTTCAACTTCGGCGTATGCCTGTCTTCAGTCGTTAGGCGTCTGTCCGCCATGTAAGCTCCTTTCGAGATCTGCGGCTTCGTCGCGACGCTCTGCAGCCTCGCGATTGTTGCCATTGATGAAGAGGGTGGTTTCTTGCTCGCGAAGCGCGCCGAGCTTGCGGCGCTGCTCCATTTTCCATGCCCACGAGCCTTGGTAGGGCGTTATAGGCTTCCCGTTAGCCGAAAGCCCCATGTGCGTTATGCCGCAACAGGGATCTGTGCGCGCAGCTCGGCGTTTTCCGTCTCGAGCTCCTTGACGCGAATGCCGCGAGCCTGAAGGCGCATCACGTAGTCGGTGTTGGCGACCAGGAGATCGGCGATCCGGTTTTCGAGCGCGTCGATATAGTCGGCGTCATCACGGATCACGTTGACCTGGTGATTGACCGAGACGTTCGTGACGATCGTCTGGTTGCGGCGGAAAAGGCGAGAAAGAAAGTTTCGCAATGGAATCTCCTATTATGCGAAGCGAGGGGAATGCTTTTCGACGAGGCTGATCTGCAGCTCGTATTCGACGCCGCCGTGCTTGACGGTGGAGGCGATCGTGCGCTGGCCGGCGAGGAACTGCTTGATGAGCGCCGGACCAGAGTGGATGACGTCAAGCACATGGACGGCGCGATCAATCACGCGGTCGAGGTGATCGCACTCAAACTTTGAAATCTCGAGCTGGTTAGGCGCCGGCTGCTTTACGGACTCCGGCTCTGGCTTAGAACGCGGCTTGAATGCAAGAATGGTGGCAGACATGCGCTTCTCCTCAGTAGGTGTTGAACAGGCGACCCTTAAGGGACTCGAACCCTAGCCACGCTTGTAAGCGAGAGACTTCACCGCAGTCCTCGTCAGGTCTCTTATGTGAGCGGAGCCCGCTACGCGAGAATCCGGTTTTCTCGTTTCGCTGCATCGCGAATACAACAGGCCTTTAGCTCAGCCTTCGCGCTCCACTCACATAAGAGCCAGGTTTATTTTCTGACGGCTCCTGGCGACGTCTTTTTCTTAATCAATTTTGACTGATAAACCCGACTTAGCGGTTCATAAGGCGACACCTCGTAGAGCGGTTGATCTTCGATCGCTGGAACTGACTGACACATCGCTTTCGTGTCAGTCAGTATTTACTTACAAGAGCATTTATAACGATGCGCGATTGGGACGCAAGCGCTATTTCTCAGAAATCGTCATCTTCCAGCGAAGCAAGATGGCGTTCGAGATCTTCGAAGCCACCTATCAGCTTGTCGTCAATGAAGACGCGCGGAAAGGTGCGATGGCCGGCAGCGACGAAGGTCTCAACCTTCTCCGGCGTCTCGTGATCTTCTGCCGTGAAGGCCAGACCGCGCCGCTCAAGGAGCGCTTTTGTCTTGAGGCAGGAAGGACAGGGTGGATTGGATCGGATGAGAACGTGAATACTCATCTTACGCCTCACACGCCACGCAGGAAGCATTCTGGCGAGCCAGTTCCTGTGCCTTGTTCAAGCCCTTGCGATAGTAGAGCGATTTCAAACCGCTTCTCCACGCCAACACGATCAGATCGATATCTTCCTTCATCGTCGCTTCGGGCGGCAGGATGATGTTATGACTGATGCCCTGATCGATATACTTCTGGCAGTCCGCAGTCTGACGGATCAGCTCTGCCTGGTCGATCTCGGCAAAGGTCTTGAAGACGTTGCGCTCGTGCTGCGTCAGGAAGTCCAAATGTTGCACGGAGCCGGCATTCTGCAAGATCGAGAGCCAAGTCTGCTGGTCGTTGCGCCCCTTGCTTTCGAGCAGCTCCTCAAGGAACACGTTGCGCTGCGTGAAAACGCCCTTGGCATTGTCGTTCTCGAAGATATTTGCAGTCCAAGGCTCGCGTTGCTGCGAAACTTGGCCGCAGATGATCGACGAGGATGTGGTAGGCGCGATCGCATTAACCGTCAGGTTGCGGTAGCCAGTGCCCTTCAGCCCTTCCGGCTCTCCAAGACGTTCGGCGAGGTCGCGGGATGCGGCGTGTGACTCGGTGGCGAGATACTCGCTGATTTCGATATTCAGCGCTCGAGCCTCATCGCTTTCGATGGCGATCATCTGCGATTGCAGCAGCGAATGCCAGCCGAGAACACCGAGACCAAGAGCGCGCCAGCGTTCTGCAAAGCGAAGCGCATCAGCGAGCAGCCGGACACCGCGGATCTTCTCGATGTATTCCGTCATCACCGCGTCGAGCATGTAGATCATTTCGCGGACGAACGGCGTGCTCTTCCACTCGTGGTAATAGAGCGCATTGACCGAGGACAGATCACAGACGAAGCTTTCGTCGGGACCGGACGGCAGCATGACCTCAGTGCACAGGTTCGAGGCATAGATCAGCAGACCAAGCCGCTTCAGCACTTCCGGGCGAGCATTGTTGGCGTTGTCGCGGAAGACAATGTAGGGAAAGCCAGTCTCGCGCCGCTTGTTGCGAATCTTCGCCATCAGCTTGCGCTTAGGACCGCCCTTTTCTTCGGCGAGCATCGCGTTCATCCAGTCGTCGCCGATGACCACGCCGAACGAAAGATGCTGGATCGGATGGTGCACGCCACCAGAGATCGAACGCATATCCAGCCAGCGCTCGGCGTCTTCATGCTCGATATCGAGGTAGACGGCTGCATTGCCGCGGCGCGTGTTGCCCTGCGAGACGACAGTCACCTGTTCCTGCGGCAGCCGAGCGAAATGCGTCGGACCTTCCGAGCGTCCACCGCCAGAGATAGCAGAGCCGAACGGACGCAGCTTGCCCATATAGACAGAAGTGCCAGCGCCTTCCTTCGTCATCATGCCAATCTCGGCATTCTTGAAGAGAATGGAGTCCATGTCGTCGGCCATGAAGCTGCCGTTGCAGCTAATCGGCAGACCGCGCCCAGCGCCGAAGTTCGACCAGATCGGAGAGGCGGGTGAGACCCAACCGCGCTTGACGCCCAGGCGCAGCGTCGGCAGTTCAAAACCGAGGATTTCTTCTGCACGATCTACGATGGCATTGACACGCGCGATCGCCTCTTCCTTGAGGTTCTCAGGCGCGATGCCCTCGCGCAGATAGCCGCGCGAGAGCGTAGTTAGAGCCACCTGGTTCAGCCAGGCATAATCTTGTCGCATAATCTTCAGTCCTTTTAAAATTCGTCGTCCGCAGAGTCGGCCTGCGCGTATTCGGTGGGTTCAGAGTGGAAGAAATCGACCTTCGATGGAGCGTAGAGCCCCTCGGTCATCCAGAAGGTCGCCTCCTGGACGGACTTGTCGACGTGGAAGACCGGCTCGTAGCCGACCATTTCGAGGCTTTCGTTGAAGCGCTGAGCAACGTAGCCCTTGAGCACTTCGGCATTGAGCTTGTCGCCCTGGAAATCGCCGATCATCCAGTTGATGAGTTCGCATTCAGCGCCGAACGCGACGTGGCATTCGTGCTTGATTTTGCGTTCCATTTCCTGATCGAACAGCTCCGGATATTCCTTGCGGAGCGTCATGATGATCTTGGCGCCGGCCTGGGCGTGTAGAAGCTCCTCGTTGCGCGTGTATTTCACCTGCTGCGCAGCATCCTTGAGCACGTTCTGAAAGCGGTTGAGCCAGAGGATCACGTAGAACTGGCTGAAGAGGCTGACGTTTTCCACGAACATCGTGAAAAGGATCAGGCTGTAGATGTATTGCTTGCGGTTGTCGCTGTAGACGCGCTCGCCGTGCTTGTTGAGATAGCCGACGCGCCCAGCAACAGCCGGAACACTCATGTTGTCCTTGAAGACGTCGATCAGACCGAGCTTCTTCAGGAGCTTTTCGTAGGCGTTGTTATGGATGACCTCGATGTAGGCCATCGTGATCCCGAGATCCTTAATCGAAGGATGCGGAAGATGATCGCCGAGGCGTTTCCAGAACTCCTTCACGGAGACCTCGATCTGGGCGATCGCTGCAAGGCAGCGCGTGACCATCTGGCGCTCAGCCTCATTGAGATTGAGCTCATAGTCGGTCTTGTCGGTGTCGAAAGTGAACTTCTTTGCGGTCCAGAAGCCATCCTGCATGGCTTCGATGTAGTCCTGTGTCCACGGATAATGGTCGGGCAGACGCTCGACCTGGCGTTCGAAAAGCATTCGGTGCTCCTGCAGTGAAAGGTGTGCTCATTGTAAGTCAGTTTTTACTGACTAAACAGGCTTGATTTTACGATTATGCTGCCTTCTTGAGCGAAGTCGCGAGCATTGCGGCAGCCTGGCGGAACGCCGGCGTCTTGATACCTGCAAAGGCAACGCCGCAGCCGTCTGCCAGGTGTTCGTTTGCGTTGGTCGGATCGCCCTTGCTGTAGCCCTTGCCGTTCTTGGCGTGTCGCAGCCACGGACCATCCGGGAACTTCTCAAATGCCCAGGCAATCATTTCTTCCTTCGACGCAGTGCGCGTGCCGACGGCTGCCTTCTTCGTCTCAGCCGGAGCGACCTCGATCAGCGGGGTCTTCAGCGAGAGCGCGCCATAGACGCCAATCACAATCCCGAAGCCAAGCACGGCGTCATAGGATTTACCGCCGAACGGGATTTCGGCGAAGATGATATCGCAGTCCTCGAGGTAGGCGTCTGCCTCGGTCGCGAGCGTCCTGGCGCGCTCATAGGTATCGGACGAGGCGCGCACCTGCTTTGCCTTCGTCTTTTCCGTCTCGATCAGTTTCAGACCAACCAGCTCGAGCTCGCCGGTGTCCGTTTCATAGTCCAGCTTCGCTATGCCGAAGTTGCGCAGCGAACCATCGAGACCGCCAATGCGGATCTTTGCCATTAGAATCTCCCGTAGTTTTGGAGTTTGCGATTGTTTTCGAGAGCCTCTTCAGCTTCTTGAGCCTTGCGGATCTCGGCGGCTTCGTCCTCAAGCTCGAGCGCCTCGGACGTCTCGTTGATCAGAGCCTCGAAGTTCTCTTGCTCGGAGCCGATTGCTTCAGCATAGGCGGGACCGAAAAGAGGGAAGACGTCGTCCATCTTCCGCTGTTCGACCTCAATATGCTTGAATTCACGGTTATCAGCCGGCTCGAAGCAGAAGATGATTTGTCCGCGGCCGCCAACGCGGACGGAGGAGAGCAGGAACTCGATCGAGCTATCGATCGGCGCCTGGCGGTATTCACTGTCGTGCCGCAGAACCGGAAGCTGATGCATGCCTTCGACGTAATAGATGCCGTCGAGTGCCTTCACCTTCTCGAAAATGCGGTCGGCAATACGCTGAAGCCTTGCCTTTTCGGCTTCATCAAGGGTTTTTCTTGCCATTTCCAAACCTTCAGTCAATGTTTACTGACAATAATAGTCAGTGAATTCGTGGGCTGCGTGAATTTTTCACGCGATTGCCGCTCCCAGGAGGATGAGACCGACGATGGCGCCGACGATCCAGATTGCCATCGGGACGACAACGATCAGCGCGAGCCCTTCCAAGCCGCTCTTGCGAGTGAGGAACGCGGTGAGGCCTGCGCCGATGTAGCCAGCGACGATGACGGCCACGATGTAGATCGCGGCTGCTCCTACGACCTCTAGGCCGCTCATATCTTCCTCCTCAGAACGCGTGAAAGGAACGAGGGCTTCGGATCGTATTCAGCCCAGCGCTCCATGCCTCGATGATCGTGGCGCTGATCGACCAGTTCCTCGAGGGCTCGGATCGCAGGTGCGATCAGCCCATCGGCAAATTGAGCCTGGCGAATGACCTCGCCGGCCTTCAGCTTTGCATAGGCGTGCCGGAGCTGTGCCAGGTGGTAGACGATGTCGGTCACGCTACCTTCCTCACAAAAAGCTGGTCGCCTGCATGAAGATCGTGGCTATGCAGATACTCGATCGGCTGATCGTAAGCATGGAAGATGCCGACCGGATCAGGCTCGCATGGGATCGACGGCTTGCTCACCTGCTCTTCGACTTCGGCATTGATCATCGCCACGAAAATCTTGCCGACATGACCGAGAACCAGACCTTCCGGCGGGAGACCATTCTGATCGCGCGCCGCGTCATAGCCGGCGTTCAGAACTTCCTCGCTTGGCATGGCGTTCGTCGGAATCGATCGCTTATTCCAGCGCGCAAGGAGGTCATCCTTATACTCGTCGGTCATTTCGATTCCGCACTCTGAACATACGAGCGAGAAGCAATGATCGAAGCCGTCTTCCACATCGCGCATGGACGTGAAGATCGGCGGCTTGGAGCAAAATGGGCAGTCGAGAATAATCATGCTGTAACCTCTCTGAGTGTGGTTTGGCCGTTCTTCTTCTCAACCTCGATGATCTGAGGAATCCAATCGGACAGCGAGTTATGGCTGATGACGAACACTGAGCCGCGCTCTTGCGCCTTCTCTTCGAGGATCGTCGTCAGGCGTTCCAGACCAGGCTCATCGAGCGCATGGTCAATCTCGTCGCCGATGAAGAGTTCGATCGGCTTGGCGGCGCGTGTCGCGACCAGGTCTTGCAGCGCCAATGCTGTCGCCACGCGGACCTTGCGCTTCTCACCGCCTGAGAGGCCGGCGAACTTCTGCGAGCCTTTCTCATTGACAACCTCGATGGAGAACTTTTCGCGAAGCTCACTCTTGGCGTTCAACACAAGTGTCGTCCAGGTCGCCGTGATGTTGCCGTCGGACAGCGTCGCCAGGTAGTGCGCCGTGCGATCGTTGAGGAACGGCGTCACTTGGTCGAGGATGTGCGCTCTGACACCGGCCGGCGAGAACACCTTGGCGACAGCAGATGCGTGCGCGTGATCCGTTTCGAGCTGTTCGGCTGTCGATTTGAGCCCTGCGAGATCCTTCTCGGCTTTTTCGAGCAGCTTCCTATGCCGCTCGATGTTCGCCAGGTGCGGATTCTCCTCGGCCATGATCGCCTTCGACCGGTTCACATGCGTTCTCGCTGCATCAGCCAGCGTGTTTCGCGCCTGAACCTTGCGACGGACCTCGTCGAGCTTAGCTTGTAGATGCGCTCTGTCGCGCGTGACTGTGCTTAGATCAGTCATTGACGCTTTGAACGCGTCCCGCTCGTCACAGCGCTTCTCTGTCTCTTTTTGAGCTGCTTCCAGCTCAGACTTGAGCGAGCGATATTCAGTTGCTTTCGTCGTCAGGTCGCGCTTGGCAGCATCAGATGCTGCGGAGATCTCTTCCGCGGTGATTTCGCGGCCGCAGCCGTCGCAGGGGCAGCCGATCTTGTGATTGATCTGCTCATATGCCGTCTTGTGCTTGCGCGTTGCATCAGCCGCGAGCTTCACCTGCCGATCGAGCGCGAGCATCTTGGCTGACGCCTGGGCGACGAGCGTCTCGTGCTCGGCAAGCTCCGTGTTCTGATAATCGACCGAGTCGATTTTGTTGTCGATCACGGCGATCGCAGCCTCATAGTCGGCTTCGGCGTTCGGATCCCTGGCGAGCTCGGCGTCGATCACCTTGACGTCAGAGACTTTCGTGCGCGCGATATCCTTCTCGTCTTCGGCGCGCTTCTTCTGAGCCGTATCCCATTCGTCGCGGATGCGCTCGAATTCAGCCACGTTGTCGCGGTGATGCTTGGCGCTGTGTTCCAGGCGCTCCGTCTCCTGCTTGACGCGCTCGACGTTGCCAGTGACGACACCAAGCCGCTCGCGTGCTTCTGTATAGGCCGATTCAAGCAGTGTGACGCCGGACGCCTCTTCGATCAGGAGCTTGAGGCTCTTATCTGTCATCGCCGGAAGGTCTGGCATTTGTTCCTGACCGGCGTAGACGGCAGAACGGAACACCTCGAGGGATGCGCCGATGATCTTGTCGACAACGACTTGCGTCAGCTTGTCGGTGCCTTTCGTCAGATCCTTCGGCGCAGAGCCGAGCGTTGCGCCCTGATGGAAGACGGTCAGCGCGTTCTTGTTCGGCTTGTGCTTGCGGTGGCGCGCGATCGTGTAGATGTTGCCATCGTCCTCGATGACCACCTCGACACGCGTGTTCTTGCCAGCGGTGTCGTTGATGACGTCGTCGCCGGAAACACCGCGTGCTGTCTCGCCGTAGAGGCACCAGCACAGACTGTCGGCGAGCGATGACTTGCCGGCGCCGTTCGATGCAGCGGACGTGTCGTCATTGTTCACGCCTTGAATGAGCACCAGGCCGCGGTCTGCGAGCTCGACCTTGCCTTCAGCGATCGCGAGGAAGTTCTCAATGGTTAGGGTCTTGAATTTCAAATGCGTGGCTCCCGGTAGTTACGAAAGATGATGGCCGCGGTGCTCATGAGCTGGCGCGTCTCGGCCTCACTCTCAGGCTCGAGGACCAACCAACCGTCTTCGGTTTTGATTGCGAGGTTCTGACTGCCGTTCTGACCGCAAAAATTGGGTGCGATCTCGACGGCTTGAATTTTGGAACGGCGCTGCGAGCCGCTCTTGCGGGTCCACATACGCATTACTCGTCACCCTCCTCGTCTTCGTCTTTGGGGTAGCCGATGATCTCGCAGACGCCATCGATGAATTCGTAGGCGTTCTGGATCACGCGATCTGTCTGGTAGACCGTCTCGGAGCAGTCGATGCGCTGATCGGTCTTGAACTTGGCGCAGTGCAGATAGAGCGCCTCAGCATTGACCGGATAAACAAGGAGCTCTTCGCGCGCCTCGCTGCTTTCAGCGCCACCAATGAAACATTCGCCGCTCGACATGCAGTAGGCTTCAGTTCGGCCGCCTTCGAGGCGATACTCGGTCTTGAAGCCCATGTGGCCGTTGAACATGAACGCGCCAGGTGGGCATTCGGCGAGAGTGACGAGTTTTGTCATTGAGCCTTCTCCTTGAGAGCTTTGATCCTAACGCGCCCGATCAGCTTCCATGACGTGTCTGCTTTGGCGTCTTCAGCGCTTGCATCAACCCATTCACGGTCAGCCCAAGCACCACTTATGATCACACCGGCGTCCCGGTGCGCGTAAATGTTCTTCAACGCGCCAACTCGAACTCCAAACCAAGTCGCCATCAGCGTGCTCCTGCTGTAATTGCCGCAGCGATGTTGCCGGACGCAGCGGCTTCGTTGATCTGTTGCTGGCGCGACTTGACCGGCGTCGTGCTGACAGGCGCCTTTGCAGCGCCTTTATGCGAATAAGTGCGGCGCTCGCGCTTCAGCGGCTCATTCGAGACTTCGCTCTGGCGCTCGACCGTGAAGTTCAGCCCCTGCATCTTCTCGCGATACATAGCCATCGTCTGAAGCGGCAGATCGTGAATGCGTCGGCGCTGACGCAACTCGACCGTTTCGACGTAGTTGCCATCGGCGTCGAAAAGGCTCTCAAGCGTCAACTGGTCATACTCAATGCTGAAAAGCTGCATGTTCTTTCCTTAGTTAATTCAACGTGTTAACGCACACTAGCGCGTCACGCGCAGGGAAGCTTTCGGTTATTGTAAGTCTGTGCTTTGTCATTAGGCTTCTTCGTGCACCGATCTGGCTTTTGCGAGCACGTCAGCGCATGCGGACTTCAGCCTGGCTCGATCGATGAAGGTCGGCAGATTGGTGTCGTTGTCGACGAACGCCGTGACCGAGTCATCGAGCGAGGCACCAGCCTTTGCGGCTCCGGGTCTCCGAGCGGTGACAACTGATTTAGTGGCGATGATCGACACGCCGGCAGCATTGGCGCCTTCGAAGAACTTGCGGATCTCTGCAATCTCAGTCGTCGTCATGTCCTTTGCGGAGAAGCGGACATAGTTGCCGGCGACCGCCGACAGCATTTCTTCCTCGTCAGTCATGCCGGTGACATCGACGAAGCGCGGCGCGTGCGTTGCCATATGCTTGATGGTGCCGTCATCCTCGACCACCAGGAAGCCAGCGCGTGAACCGACATCACCCCAGGTCTGATGCGTGAGTGCGCCGATTGAATAGATGCCGCCGCCGAGATCCTTGTAATTGTGATAGTCGCCGGCAAAGACGTTCCTGAAGCCGAACGTCTGAAGCATCTGCGCCGTCAGACCGTGATCCGGCATGGCAGGCAACACGCCGTCGATACCAGAGTGGATGAATGCGTCCGTTTCCTTCACGCGCTCGCCGAGCTCGTCAGCGATGACTTGCATGTCCGCGAGCAGATCGGTGTAGGAAGCGCGGAAGGGGAACATTGCGATGAGGTGATCGCCCATCCAGCGGATCGTCGGCTTTTCATCGACAATGAAGCACTTGCCCTTCTTCGAGAGCTTGCCGAAGGTGCGAATGGCATTGCCGAGCTTCGTCGTTTCCTTGCCGGCCAGGTCGTGATTGCCTGGGATCGCAGCGATATCGAGCCCCATTTCCAGCACCTGCTCGAAAGTCTCTTCGAGCGGATTGAGAACTTCAGGGTCGATCGAGCCGCGAACGTGCAGAATGTCGCCAGCGATGACGATATGCGATGCCTTGATCGAGACGGCATGCTTTGCAGCGCGCAGGATCTCGTCGATGATGATCTGCAGCCGCCCGTTGACGCCTTCGGCCGTCGGCTTGGAGAACATTGTCCACTTATGAGCGTGGATATCTGAGAGGATGACGTAGCTCACTGCTGCTCCTTGTTCGTCAGTCAATTTTTACTTACTAATGCAGTTATACGAAAAGCGACTTGGGATGCAAGTCGCTTCGCATTGGATTCTCAGAAGATCTTCTGAAGCCCTTCGACCACATCCCAAGGTGACATATTCGAACCGTTGCCGCTCATCCGCAGCCAACGCTTCTTGCCATTTTCGGATGCGCTAATAAACAGCTCGAGGCTTTCAGAGTTGTCGACAATCACACCGCCTTCAATTGCGATCGTGCCGGAGATATCGGAGGCGCGCTCAATCAGCTCCGAAAGGATTTCGCTTCCCTTGGTCGCAGGGGAAGTGATGAAGGTGGTGATTGGATCTTCGTCGATCCTGGTCGCGTAGATCACAGAGCCGAGCAGCAGTGCGGCTTCAACCGTTGGCGCGGCCAGACTGACGTTAACGCCTTCCGATTGCACCCGATTGCCGTGGCGGTCCTGAAGATCCGTGCCTTTTGGAACGTGGATAGTGAAATGCTTCAAAGTTTGCTCCTATCTAATCTTAACTTTACCCGGCAAGTATTTGAAATGCTGCAGGGGAAGGTAGCGCTGTTGTGCACCACCACGTCTGCCATAATCAAGGAATTTCGAGAGTTTGCGGTTGAAGAAATTGTCGATGCAGGTGACGTAAATGTCGTTGTTCTGCCGCACGCGCACGCCGACGTATCGAATACCCATCAGGCGCATTTCACCGAGCGTCTCCTCATCGATCGCCCAGCAAGCGACGTCGTTGCGCACGGCGTCAGAATTGGTCTTCTCACCAGACCGGAAGATCTGATCGAGCTTCCGACTGGCGAGGTAGACGTCACGATTGGCAAAGTGAAAGATGTGGCCGTAGATCCGCCGACCCTTGCGGACGATCGTTGACCTGACCTTCGGTTTGCGTGCCATTCTCGAAGCCCTTCCATTCATAAAGGCCTTGAGCGCCCTTGATCGGGATCGGATGGTCGAGAAGTTCCGGCTTCATCATGCGCCAGGCAAACCCGCCAGGCTTATACCAACCGTAGGCTTTCTCTTCGAGCGTGATCTCCTCCAGGAACTCATCCGTGATGACTTCGTAGGAGTTCAGCTCAGCCGTGCCGAGCAGATAACCACGCGGCAGCTCTTCGATCGGCGGCAGATCCAGCGTCTGATACATGAACTGGAAATCCGGATCTTTGTATGCTGCCATCTGCTGCGGCAAAAGGTTCTTCGTCGCAGCAATCCCGATACGCTGACCGATCACCGAACGAGGCGGCGCCCAAGTGCGTGTTTCAAAGATTTTGAAGCCCCGGACGATCAGTGTCGCCCAGGGCTGCCAGATTGAAATAACCTTCATGCAAATCACCCCGCTAAATCGCTAATTCGTTACAGACTAATAGCGTGAAATCAGCGGAAGTGAATCGCAGGACGCTATTTTTCCTTATGCGGCTTCAGCCTGCTCTTCGGCGTCATTGCCAGCTTCGACCGGTGCCTCGTATTCTTCAGCCGCCGGCAGCAGAGCCTTGAGCTCATCCAGGAGGCCTTCATCCTCGACCTTCTTCGCAAGGGCGGTTGCGAAATACTTCTTGCCGTCGGTCCACTGGACGTAGGCGCCGGTCTGCTTGAGGATCTTCTCGCCGATGAGGAACTCGATCAACGAGCGAGCAATGGCAAAGTGACCCTGGCCGTTGTCCTGGAATTCGAAGCGCCACTTGGCGGTTTCGAACGGACGCGAGACCTTGTTCTTCACGACCTTGGCCTTGATCTGTGCGCCGAGCACCACAGCATTCTCGCCGTCGCCCTTGGTGATCTTGGAAGAGCCGAGCGAAATACGCTGCGAGAACACGTATTTCGGCGTCTTGCCGCCAGGTGTCGTTTCAGGGTTGCCGTAGACGACGCCGATGTTCATGCGGATCTGGTTGAGGAAGATCGCGCAGATGCCGAGATCCTCGACGTGCTGAGCAAATGCCGGGAAGTGAGCCGACGTTGCACGAGCCAGAGCTGTGTTGTCGTGCATGGAACGATCGTTCGGATCCTTTTCCTTGACGACCTTGCCTGCCTTCATTTCGTAGAGTGCGGAGTTCGGCACCATGAAGGCGAGGGAGTCGAACACCCAAGCGATCGGCGCTTCCGGAGCGATCAGCTTGCCGACGCGCAGAGCGGTTGCAACCTTGACGCAGAGAGCCAGCGACTCTTCGAACGTCTTCGGCTTCTTGTAGAGCCACTTGTTCGGATCGGTCGAGAGGCCGAGGTTGACACCCTGCGGCTGGTCGAAGGAGCGCTCGTGGTCGGAGAAGCCGGCAAAGCCGCCCTGGCGCTGAGCATCAGCCATTGCGCAGGTTGCGAGCGCGGTCTTGCCGGAAGATTCAGGACCGTAGATTTCAACGATGCGCTTGACCGGCAGACCGCCATCCCAGCGATGGCTGAGCGCATGATTGAGCGGCGGGAAGCCGGTGTCGAGATACTGCGTGACCGTCGATTGCTCGTCGCTTTCGCCTACGACGCTTGCCAGAACGGATGCGATATCGTCTGCAGATGCCATTTCTTGTCTCCTACTCGTTGTCGTCAATGAAATCGACTTCGCTTTCGTCATCGGCGGAAGCGTCGTCGTCCTCGTCGTGTAAGTCAGTTTTGACTGACTGGAATTTGCGCACGCGAGGAGTTCTGGGGAGTGCTTCCTTGGCGGAACGCGTCAGGCGGCCGCCAATTAGCTTTGCTGCTTGCTTGCCATCGACCTTGCTCAGATCGATTTCACCACCGGCGCCAACTGCTTCCGCCGGAATGGCTGTCTCGGTTGGCGCCGCGACCACAACCTGCTGAACGGGATGCGCCGGAGCGGCTGATGGCGTGAGCTGAATGGTGCCTGCCGGGATCATCACTGTCTTCGGCGGCAGCTTGATATCTGCCAGCGAGAACTTCGGTGAAACGCCCTGCGCGATCCGGTGATCGAGTGCTGCGCGTTCCTTCGCTGCGATGAACATGCCGTAGAGATAGTGGAACGCCTTTTCCATATCTTCTTCAGTGACATCGGCGGCGATCTTCTCGAAGGACTTCGTCAGTGCCTGGACTGAACCGGCGACCTTCGAGACCGCTTCTTCGAGCTTCTGGACGCTCATGCGTATCTCCTGGCGTAAAGGTGCTTGAGCCAGTCGTAGATCGCCTGGAGAAGAACGAAGAGGACGACAAACGGCCAGAGCAGAGAGGCGAGGTAGACCGGATATCCGCGGTGCTCTGTCATTTCGTGCATGACAGCGACTGCGAGGCACCAGCCGCACGCAAACAGTGCGACCGATAGGATTGAGAGGGTAATCATGCTGCTAGCTCCTGTTGCAGTTCATGGAGGGCTGGAAAGACGCTCGCCCAGACCGTTAGGTTCTTGGTGATCGACTTGAAGAGGAAGCGGTTGCAGAAGTTCTCGAACCGCTGAATGTCAGGCGTGCCCTTGTTGACCGCGAGGTTCAGCGGATCAGGGCGCTGCGTCGTGCGCAGGTCCATCAGCTTCATGTTGAAAGCGAACTTGATGCGCCGGTCCTCGTCTTCGACAAGGTTGCGATACTTTTTCGGCACCTTCTTCAGATCGAGCGAGCCGTCGATGCACATGTTGGAAAAGTTCGCGAGCGAGCCATACTGATTGAGGAAGTCGATCGCGCCTTTCTCGCCAACGCCACCGACGCCAGGAATGTTGTCGCCGGAGTCGCCAAACAGGCACTTCATTTCGAGGAACTGCTGAAAGCCCTTGAGATCGTAGCCGAGCGCCTCGTTGATATCTTCCCACTTGCGGATCTTGCGATCGACGATCGGATCGAACCAGATGATGTTGTCGTTGACGAGCTGCACCCAATCCTTATCGCCGGAGACGAGAACGATCTTCGCGCCTTTGGCTGCGTAGCGATCGCCAACGATGGCGGCCAGGTCGTCTGCTTCCATGTTCGCAGCCTTGATCTGCGTAACGCCAAGCAGCTCGAGTGCCTTCTTGATTGCCGGCATCTGCTTCTGTGCCTGCTCGCGAGCTTCCTTCTGCTGAATTTCAATCTGCGAGGTGGCAGGCTTGTCGCGATTAGCCTTGTATTCAGGATAGGCCATGCGACGCCAGGAAGCACCGTCCCAGAGAACGATCGGCGTGTAGGAGGCGTAAACAGACTGAATGCGCCGGAGAATTTGGAGAAACTGATAGACCGCCTGGACCTGGACGTCGCCGACAGTCAGCTTTTTCGTGTTGTTCGCGGCATGCGTGATATTGGGGCCGTCGATCAGCAGATAGCGGTTCATTGAAATACCTTTTGGAAAAGAGTAAGCCGGAAGTGCAGAGAACGGGGCAGCACTTCCGGCTTGGAGGTCAGAGAGCGGTGTAGGAGCGGCTCTCTGCCTCAGATGACAAGCTCGGATGCGCGACTATCCGAGCTGCCGACCAACTGCGCGTTTTCGCGCGGCGCAGCGGCGGTTACAGGTTGTCCAGATCAGCGAGGACGTCGTCGATGTCACCGTCATCAACGGCGGCTTCGGCGGCTTCTTCGACTGCCGCAGCGACAGTCTTCTTCGGAGCAGGCTTGGTAGCTGCTTCCTCACGCTCGACCTGAGCGATATCGCCTTCATCGACTTCGACCGGCTCTTCAGCAGGTTCTTCTTCAACCGGCTGCTTGACGGTAGCGGCACGCGAAGTCAGAGCAGCCGTCGGCGTCTTTGCGGCCGAAGAGCCGAGACGCGGAACGTCGATCTGTGCCGTCTGCGCGATGAAGGTCAGCGCCTTCTGTTCTTCGCCCTTGAAGAACTCACGGTTGATGTGCTGCTTCAGGTCGTTCACGCCGCCCATATGAGCCTTCGTGACCGGCTTCGAAGCGCCAGGCGCCGTGTTGACCGAGTATTCGGTCTGAAGACCCTTGCCGGTCTTCGTAATCATGATGTCCATACCTTCGACTGCATCGAGAAGATCGACGCCTTCTTCGGCGAACTGCTGCACCAGACCCATGATGTTACCGAACGTGCCGCCGGTGATTTCGAGGATCTGGACCTTGTCGGGATCAGACGAGCCCTTGGAGCGATCGAGCACGTTCAGGAGAACGGTCTTCTTCGCGCGCCAGCTCTCATAGAGCTTGCGGGATTCTTCATCAAAGGCGTTCTTGATCGCCTCGTTGATCGCGGTGTCGATTTCGCACGGTTCACCGAAGCACACGTCGGAGCAACCGACGACAGCGAACGGCTTGCCGTTTTCTTCAGCCTTGATCCAGTGAACGCCGAGATCTGCCCAGAACTGTTCGTCAGGATTTGGAATGACGATGCGGTAACGGTTCATGCCTTCTTTCGGCTTGATGCGGTCGCCGCTGGAGCGCTGATACTTGTTAGCAGCGTTCGAAACGAGTTTCTGGAGAGCAGGAGAGAGAGCCATAACTAAGTCCTTTGGTTCGATGGTTCTTTGGTTCGTTAGTTCTTAGCGAATTCGCTAATTCGCTAAGAACATAATAGCGAGAGTTCGAAGGGTTGCGCGCTTTTATTCAGCGACGAGAGCGGAATATTTCACGCGCTGGCCGGCAGCACGGTTGGCGACGATCTTCTTCTGGAGGGCAGCTTCCTTGGCCTTGCGAGCGGCCTCTTCGTGGCGCTGGGCTTCGTCCAGGGACTTCTTCTCGTGCTTTTCCAGCTTGTCGACGATCTTGGTGATCGGCGAGACGATGCTCTCGACCGTGTCCTCGATGCCGAAGAGGCTCTGAAGAAGTCTACGATGGTTTCGATTTTCATTTCCTTCACTCCGATTTGTAAGTCAGTATTTACTGACACGTTAATAACGAAAAATTCACGGACTGCTAGTCTTTTTACGCGGCTTCTGCACTTTTGTTCTTGGCGCGAGCCATGTAGGCGGCTTTCAAGTCCTCGACGTCCTGAGCGCGCTCGTTGGCGGCGCCGATCTTCAACTCTCCCTTCATTTCCTCACGTTGGATAAAGCCTTGCTGGATTAGCATATCGCGGCGGTGACGGAAGGCTTCGACAGCCGTCTTCGTCACGTCCTCGATCTGGCGAGCCTCGTTGAGCGCACGCTGCGCCGCTCTGACGCGCTCGTGGCGTGTGACCTGGGCGGCAATGTTGCCTTCTGTCACTTTCGCGCCGGTGGCTGCGAGCTCGTCTCGGATGATGCGCGACACTTGCGCCTCGGTGTTCTCGACCAGCATCTTGATATTGTTCACCTGGCGCGAGGCCTTGGCGGCAAGAATGCCGTAGTGCGCAAAGAGGCTGGCCTGTTTCATGAAGGCTGTCGACAAGTCCGCGGTGGAGTAGGCTAGATCGGCCTTCAACTGTGCGGCATCGACGTAATCCACGACCGTAATGGTCTTGGCCTTTTTCTGTTCTGACATTTGAAACTCCTGTTTCAGTGATAATAGCGCTCAAACAATGGGTTGCGCTGGTTTAATCAAGGAGATCGACAACCGACGCGAATGCGTCCTCGAGGATCTCCTGCTTTTCGGGTGCGTAGTGGATCTCGCCGGGATTGAAGCCGATGACGATGTTTGCATCGAGCTCCTTGTGGTAGATCACCTTGCCGGCGTTGTCGGATGCCTTGCCTTGCATGTCAGGGAAGAACTTCCGGATGACCGATGTGCCGATCAGGATGATGGTCGGCGGCTCGAGGATCTGGATCTCGCGCTCGAGATACGGCCAATACATCTCGATCTCTTCCGCTGTAACTTGCTTGCCAGCCTTCGGCCGCTTCAGCATTGCCGTCCAGTAGGCGTCATCGCGTGACAGCTCGTGGGCCGCCAGAGCGTCAACGACAGGCGCAGACGTCTTGCCATAGCCAATCAGGCCTTCCTGCTCTTCAGCGCTCGTTGGCGCGTCGGCAATGATCATGAATTGCGCACGCTTGCCAAAGCACGGCTGGACCATGATGCCGTCTTCAGACAGAGCTTCCTTATAGTCGGCGATCACATCAGCGATTGCCTCCTTGGTCGCTTTGTCGTGCGGCATGGTGCGATTGATCGGCACGGTCGCTGTCACGAGGCCAGGCAACAGCTCGAGCTGGTCACGAATGCGACTGGGATCAGCCGACGCAACTTGACCGACCTCGATGCGACAGAACGCACCGACAAGGTCGAGCGCCTCCTGATGCTTCTTGTTGCACTTGGTCTTGTTGACGCGATCGAGGAAGTCAGCCTTGTTCTTGAAGGGTCCATCTTCGCGCGCGGCGAGGATGGCGGCCGTCGTGTTGGTTGAAATGCCCTTGATGCGCTGGAAGGGGATGACCAGGCGCACATCAGTCGCGATCTCGAAACGACCGGTCGAAATGTTGATGTCAGGCATCGATACCTCAATGCCGAAGCGAGCAGCATCACGCAGGATCGCCGGTAGCTTGTCCTGATCCATCAGCGTGAGTGCTGCCGCGAAGAACTCGACCGGATAGTGAGTCTTCAGCCACATGGACTGCCAGGAAATCAGCGAGTATTCGACCGAGTGCGACTTGTTGAAGCCGTAACCAGCGAAGCCTTCGATCTTGTCGAAGAGAGCGCCTGCCCATTCCTCAGTGCATTGGATCGTCTTGACCGCACCGTCGCAGAACTTGCCGCGCTCCTTCTTCATTTCTTCAGGCAGCTTTTTACCCATGATCTTACGCAGCTTGTCGGCGTCAGCGCCGGAGTAGCCGCAGATGACCTGGGAGATCTTCATGACCTGTTCCTGGTAGACGATAACGCCGAAGGTTTCCTTCAGCACGTCTTCCATGAGTGGATGGTCATATTCGACGTATTCATTGCCTTGCTTGCGCTTGTAGTAGCTGTCCATCATGCCAGATTCCATTGGACCTGGACGATAGAGCGCGGTCGCGGCAGTCACGTCATCGAAGGTAATCGTGCCATCGGCGCCGAGCTCGCGCAGCAGCTTGCGCATGCCAGAGCTTTCGAACTGGAAGACGCCAGTCGTGAGCCCTTTGGCGAAGTTTTCGAGCACCTTCGGATCGTCGAGCGGGATCTTCATCAGGTTAATCTTCTTCTGGCGCCGCTCCATGATGTATTGGAGCACCAGCGAGATCAGGTCGAGCGTGTTCAGACCCAAGATATCCATCTTGACCAGGCCTTGATCCTCAACGATGCGCTTGTCCCAGCAGACGACTGCCGAATCTCCCTTGCGCTTTTCGATGACCGCGCGCTCTTCGAGATCCACACCACCGACGACAATGCCGGCTGCGTGCTGCGACATGTTGCGGATCGTGCCTTCCAGGCGCTCCATAATGGTCCAGTGCGCCGGATACTTGTCGGCGAATGCCTGGATCTCCGGAACCTGCTCTGCGCAGCCTGGTAGCGGCACGTTGGCACCGTGAAGCTTTGGCACATACTTCGAGACCGAATATTCCTTCTCAGGAATGCCGAAGGTGCGCCCGACGTCGCGGATCGAAGACGCTGCAGCCAGGCGGCCGAAGTTCGACACACCAGCGACGCGCTTTTCGCCGTGCTTCTGAATGAGATATTCGACAACCTCGTGCCGGCGCTCAGACATGAAGTCCAAGTCTGCGTCAGGAAGGTCGAGACGCTCAGGATTGATGAAGCGCTCAAAAAGCAGGCCAAAGCGGATCGGATCGCAGTCTGTGATACCCATCAGATAAGCGACGAGCGAACCACCAACAGAGCCGCGGCCTGGTCCAACGAGAATGCCTGCCTTCTTGGAGAACTGCACCACGTCCTGCACGAGTAGGAAGTAGCCAGAGAAGTTGAGCTTCTTCAGGATCTCCAGCTCATACGTGAGGCGCGGCTTATAGACCTCGACCAACTCTTCCTTCGTTGGAACGTGACCGAAGGCTTCAGATGAGAAGCGCTCAGCCCAGCCTTTCTTGCACTCATCGACGACAGCCTTGAACTCGTCAGGCGCCATCTGTGGCAGCGAGACCGGCTGCTTGGACCATTCGTATTCGACCTCGTTGACCAGGCGATCGGTGTTGGCGAGACCACGCTTGAAGAAGTTGCCGGCGTTCTGCACACCGCGCAGCTTCAGGTGCTTTGCTGCGGCAATGACCTCATTGGCGAGATCTTGCGCGCCGAGCACATGGAAGTCGCGATTGTGCGCCGAGCGGTGCCAGCCGTCTTCGATCTTGTTGCCGTTGGAGATCGCACCCATGATTTCGTGCGCGTCGGCCTGGTTCGCTTCGTAGTAGGCGGGGCGCACGACAAGCGGCGGCAGGCTGTATCTGATCGCGATCTGCTCCGATCGCTGATTGACGGCGCCGAAGTAGGGTGTGTTGATCGGGATCGCCGGCGTGTAGACGTAGCCTTCGCCAAGGTGCAGCACCAGCTTCTCAATGATCTGCTCATAGGCTGGATGCATCAAGACGCCGTGCGTCTCGCCGAGATGAATAGCGAGGTTGCCGGAGAGCATCTTGCCAAGCTCGTCGTAGAGATCCTGATAAGAAAGCTTGGCGGTGTAGTAGAAGCGATCAGGACCGTTCGCCTTGGTCAGCAGACGGAAGATGGCCTTCATGCCGACTTCAGTCAGCACATATGCCGTAAGGAAGTGCTCAGGCGGCATGTGCTTCTTCTTCTCGCCCTTCGCCGGCCGCCAGGTCGGATCGTCAGACATGCGCAGCCGAACACCGATGATCGGCTTGACGTTCTGCTTCTTGGCGCGATTGGTGAAGTCGATCATGCCTGTAACAGACATGGTGTCGGTGATCGCGACGGCAGTGGCTTTCTGCTCAACGGCGATATCGACCAGCTTTTCAGCCGTCAGAATGCTTTCGCCGAGCGAGAAGTCTGTCCGGGCTGCGAGGATCGATTGCATAAGGTCTCCTGAGAGTTGTATTGAGGTGATAACTGGACTGGTGGACGTCTGAGCGGCGGCACCACTCATGGATGGCGATGTTCTTGACGCTCCACATGCGCTCGATGGACTCTTCGATATCCTGGAGCTCGGCTCTCGTTGGACCGGCGGCTGCAATCAGGTTTTCGCGAACATCGATGACGCCGCACCGGATCGCCGGCTCGTTGACGTCTTCGCAGGTGAAGAACATGCGGTAGGCTGGCTTATCCCTCATTCACACCTGCCAATCTAACGCCGCCTTCTGTGACGCGCACTGCGCCGACATATTCGAGCGCCTGGATTGCCATACGTGCGTGACTGTCTGCGGTGCCTTTGGTCCAGTGCAGCTTCGTCTGCAACGCCATGCAGAGATCCGCCTGGCGCAGCGGCCGGTTGAGCCGGAGCAGCAGATGTGAGGCGATCGTCATGAAGTGCATGGCTGTCTGCGCGAAGGGGTTCTTGCCTTCAGCAAGTGCGGTCGTGACGCTCAGACCAGCCTGTTCGAACTTGTCGACCAGCTCCAGTGTCTTCTTCGGCACAGTCAGGCCGCCTTCCTGAGCGGGATCAGCCGTAACCTTCTTGCGTCGCTCGACCTTCTTGATACCGCACGCCTCGCGCAGCTTGACGAGATTGGCCTCGTGCATCGGCTTGCATGTCTCGCGGAAAGTGCAGACCACGCAGATCGGCGCCGTATCGTCAAAGCCCATTGCAGAACCAAAACAGCCAGGAGCGAAGCTTGGAATTGTCATGCGAGCTTCCTCAGTTCTTTCTCCGTCACTTGACGGACTTCAGCGAGGATGCGCGTGCGCTCTGGACGATCGCATCCCATCAGCTTGAAAATCATGGACGTCGTCACCTGGCGGAACAGCATGTTGCTGACGCCAAGTTCCTTTGCGTAGTTGGAGCGCTCTTCGAGAGCTTTCAGTGCATCGATCAGGATCTGCGGCTGGTCGCGCAGCAGACGAACGAATGTCGCGGCGCGCTCTGTCAAACGCGAGACGATGAACTGGAACTGTCCTTCAGCCTCGATGTCATCCATGAAGCTGAAGTCTTCCGCGATCGTTTCGCCGACCGTCGCGCCGCCTTCATCCTTGCTGACTGGAGCGTCGAGGCTCTTGCCCCACTCTTCGGCAGCTCGCTTGAATGCCTTGCGCTTGATGCTCGATCGGATGTGCATCTTGATCCCGTTGATGAGGAAGGCCTCAAAGGGAACACCGAGCGAGGGATCATACTTGTCGCGCGCCATGCACCAGACGATCCAAAGCTCCTGCTCAACGTCGTCCCTGGTCATGGAATGCACACCAGATCCGGAGAGCTGGTATGCAACAGCGTTCGCGATCCTTGCGATGCGAGGTGCGCTTTCGCGGTAATCGAGCATCAGCCGAAATACCTCTGAGCCACATCATCGACCGCCTTTTGATCGACGCGCGTGCAGCGGTTGGTGTATGCGAGGCGCAGACCTTGCTTCGGATTGTCGCCGTAGATGATCGACAGCTTAGCAGCGCCGATGATTTCGCGCGGCGATACGGGCATCGAGATCAGGCCGGTTGCGAACGCCTCACGGATCGCGGTCGCAACTTCCACGAACTTCATCGCGTCAGCCTTCGTCAGACCGGTGCGCGAGCGAAGGACAAGCGCCTCTTGCTCCTTCGGCATATACTTAACCTCTTCCGTGATGGTGAAGCGCGAGTAGCTCGCGGCGTTCTGCATCATCGTGCCTTGATAAAGACCAGTCTCGTCGCCTGAACCGTTGGTGTTGCCAGTCGCGACGAAGCGGAAGTCGGGGTGCGGACGCGTCACACGCCATTCAGGCGGTGCATCCTTGATGACGAGCGCCTTGCCTTCGAGCACCGGCTGATAGAGCGCGATGACTGACGGCATTGCGAAGTCGTATTCGTCGGCGCAGTAGACCATGCCGTATTTCATTGCGACGGCGAGCGGACCAGGCTGAAACTCCGTGACGGCCTTCTGCTTGATGACCCTGTGCTTCACGCCGTCAGCGCCGAGCTCTTCTTCCTCGACAGGGATGGTCTTGACGACATATTGGCCGACGATGTGCGCCTCTTCGGTGTTGCCGGTGTGCTGAACGCGCAGGAATGGGCGGCCAGTGCGAGCCGCCGTCTGCTCAAGCAGTGTCGTCTTGCCTGTGCCGTGAAAGCCCCAGGCATAGAAGGGCATGTTGAGTTCGTAGGCGATGTTGGCCTTCTTCAGCAGGTCGATGTTGAAGACGTAGTCCGGATCGATATCCTGAAGGTAGATTTCAGCCTCCGGATGGCACTCCGTCAGATAGTTGATCTTGATCGGCTGACCGGCAGAGCCGACGATCGGCGTGTCGATGCCGAAGACCTCGTGCATATAGCGCTCTTCGAACGCCCAGGGCTGCGACGGCTGAAACTGCGCCATGCGCTCCTTGCGGCGCTCTTCAGCCTGCTTCTGTGCGCGGATCTTGCGAGCCTGCGCCTCACCGAATGCCGACAACAGCGGCTCGCCAGGAAACTCTTCCTTGTAGCGGTCAATCGTCCATTCAGGGTGGTTATGCTTGAGGTGAACGCGGATCGAGTGGCAGAGAGCGCCATCAATCTTGCAGACAATCATATCATCGGCGGCGGCGACAGCAGTCGTCATGTTCATTCGGCTCCGTTTGTTGTGTTGATCTAGCGATTTCTTCGCTTTTCTTATTGTCAATTTTTACTGACAAACGACTTGGGATGCAAGTCAATTTTTACTTGGAAATTATGCTGCGGCGAGGATCCCTGTGACCTCTTCGAGAGGGCGACCTTCCATATTGATCGTGTGGCCGATCCGCTTTTCGAGCTCCACATATTTGCGATAAAGATCAGGCTTCAGGCGCGCGGCGGTGCGCAGATCCTTCAGGCTCGCCATGATGCAGAAGACGCAGGAGAGGCGGGACATGCCGGCGGCATAGGCTGGATGCGGTTGCTCACCGGCATCGGCGATGATCTGGAAGACCTCTTCCGTCGTCTTTTCGAAGATGGGCAGCCAATCATAGACCTCGCGTCCGGCCTTGCTGTTGCGCTGGTCGAAGCGGAAGGGCTTCTGCTTGCTCCTGGCGGGACTCTCCGCAGCGCGAATGCCCATGCAGTTCACCACAAGCCCGTTGTAGCGCGGATTGGCCTTCAGATAGCGCCGGACCTCTCGATTGATCGGATCGCGCTTCAGGTCGCTCGTGCATTGGCGCTGAGAAGGGGAGGGCCACATGCCGCGGCGCTCCACCATTTCGAGCAAGGTCTTGTTCTCGTTGCGGCAGACGATCAGCGGCAGATCGCCAATCGTGCTCTTGATATGCTCGACATTGCCATCCCATTCGACCTCGCCGAGATCCGCGTGAATGACCAGGAGTTGCTCAGCAGGCACGAGCCGCTTTAAAAGCACGCTCATTGCCTGACTGTCCTTGCCGGCGCTGTGGTTGATGACGAACAGCGCGCCGCGGTTGATGAGCTCTCGGATCATCAGCGCCTCACTTCTGCAGGATGACACGAAGCTGCTTCATGACTTCACCAGGGAGATCGGCGATGTCCTGCAACACCACATGCTTGTCGTAGAAGCGGCTGACAGCGTGATCCTTGATGCCGATACCGACGAGGTCGTAGCCTTGCTTCGTCAGGCGCTCGGCCATCATCTTCAGATGCTCGGAATCGTTCAGAGCGCCGGCTGGATGACCGTCTGACAGAACGATGATGACCTTGCGCTTTTCCTTGCGCTGCGCGAGCCGCATCGCTGCATATTCCAGGGACTCGCCGTCGATGTTGCCGCCCTGGTGTGGCTGCTTGATTTGCATGTAGGCGAAGCGACGCTTGATCTCGGCGTTGACGCGCTCCTGGAAGCCTTTGAAGACCGGCATGAAGATCGGCATGAACCGATGGAACGTGACGCCCTTTGCGACTTCGGCGTTGAAATGCTCCATCAGCTCTTCCCACTGACGATGGGAGAGGGGCCATTGCTGCGTGTTGTTGCGACCGATGTAGCCCATCGTCGTGAAGCCCAGGCACTCGCAAGGAATGTTGACGCGCTCAAGGGTCGTTGCGAGCGCGTAGGAGGCTGACACGGCGGTCGCCTGCTTTGCACCTTCCATCGAGCCGGAGCAGTCCATCAGCAGCGAGACGGCAGTGTCCTTCGCCTTGATCTCTTCTCGGCGAGCAAACACGCGATCGTCGTTGGACATGATGCGATGCAGACCAGGTCCGTTCAGACGACCGGAGCGCTGACCGCCGACCTTGAAGACGCGCGACTGAGCAGCCATCATGCGCTCAATGTCCTTCTGCATGACACCGGTCATCTGCCGCGTTGCGTCGTCGAGCCGCGTGACGTGCTCCTGAGCGAATGTCTCCGGAACCGGAAGCGGTTCGATGCGATCGTATTGGCGCGTCAGAACGGAGTATTCAGACGAGAGGATGGCTTTGATCGCTTCCTTCTGAATGAGGATTGCGATCGACGAGGACAGATCCTTGTCGACAAGGTCATCGTCATCGAGCGCTTCGAAGGGGTTGTGCTCGTCGTAGCCGACACCAGCCACGCCTTCTTCGTTTTCCTCTTCAGGCTTTTCGGCTCCGTCGCCGTCGTCGTCACTATCGGTTTCTACCGCAACGTCAGAGCCGCCTTCAGCGTCGCTCTCGTCGTCGGCTTCATCACCTTCTTCGGTCTCACCATCGGCATCACCGCCGCCAGCGTCGCCGTCGCTCTCATCATCCTGATCGTCCACTTCCGACTCGGCAGATCCATCGGACTGATCGGCGGTATCCGTCTCACCGTCGTCGCCTTCAGCATCCTCGTCAGGTTCTGATGCTTGCGAACCGTCAGCAGCATCGCCTGAATCCTCTTCCTGGTCTCCGTCATCGTCATCATCGGACGACTTGCCAGAACCATTCTCATCATCGGCATCGTCAGCGTCGCCGTCTTTGTCGCTGGCCTTGCCGGAGCCTTTACGCTCATCCTCACCAGCATCTTCATCGGCTTCATCTTCGGAGCCGTCAGCGTCGCCTTCGGCATCTTCTTCGCCAGACGCGTCGTCATCGCCATCGTCGCTGCTGTCGCTGTCAGCGTCGGCTTCAGTTTCCTCGTCGGCGCTCTTTTCACCTTCGCCGGCATCTTCGTCCTCATCCTCATCGCCGAAGAGCTCTTGCTCCTCGATCTCCATGTCGTCGTCTTCTTCTTCTTCACCGCCGGACGCGTTCTCGTTGTCCTCGGTGTGCTCACGCTCACCTTCGCCTTCACCGTCGCCGGTCTGCTCCTCGTCAGAGTGGTCCTGATCGCCTTCGCCACTCTCATCCTCGTCCTGTTCTTCCGGCTGAGGCTCAGGCTGCGGCGGGGCAGGTGGCGGTGGCGGATAAAGGATTGCTTCGAGCTGGACGGCGGCGTCGTAGGTTTCAGCCGTCGAGTTGAGGAGAGGGATGCGCTTCACGAAATCGGCCGGCATCTTGCTCATGAGAGCTGCGAGAAGCGGCTGCGCCCAGAGATTATTGTCGTCGAGGAAGTCTTTCATTTCACGGTGGCCGGCGAGCGCTCGCATGGCAACGACCAGGAGGTAGCCGAAAGCTTCCTCTTCAGACTTTGCGGATGCGAGCGCTGGCTTCGTGATGTTTTCGCAGAACCAGGCGCGCAGTGTCGCCAGGTTGCGCTTCGAGCCGGAGAACTTGTCCGCCATCTTGCGCTCGATCATGGTGTCTTCGAAGACGTTGTGCAGGCTGTGCAGCCGGCGCGACTTCTGACCCATCTTGTAGGAAAAGTCGGTGAAAAGGACGTGACTGACTTCATGGTCGATGAAGCCTTGAATGGAGGTCACGAACTCCGGAGTCGCATTATCTGGAATCGATGGAATGTTGACGAGATACGGGACACCCGTTGAAGGATGAGCCTTCACGTAAGCACCAGTTCCGATCTGCGTGACCTTCAGGCCTTTGCCTGCGATCATTGGAATGATCTTGTTGATTGCTTCGCGAAGGATGACGATTTCTTTGTTCATTGAGGTGTCCCGTTGTCAGTCAATCTTTACTGATACGTTCTCGCATTAAAAGATGCGGGATACAAACGGGAACAGAAGGAGCCCACCACCGAGGGGAGGGATAATAATATGGATGTCACCATGTTCAGGGTGACGACCAGTGTAGACAGTGCAACCGCCTGCTTCCTGCCGGTTGGCGTTCTCGAGTTTGTCGGCCTCAATAATTGCCGTTTCGAAGTCGAGCTCCTGGCAGGAATTGATCTGGTCGTGAGTTAGAGGTGAAGTCATGTGCCATGTCCTTTGCGCAGAGTCAGTAAAATTTGACTGACCCCTATATTGAAAAAGTTAGAGCCGCAAGGTGCTGCGGCTCGAACGCCCTAGTTTTTCAGTCTACGCTGGATTACGCTGCGAATGCGTCCTTGATCGCCTGACGGCGGTGATCGTTAAGACCCGGATCGGAGTTACCGGAAGTCTCACGGATCAATTCCAGGATCTCGCGCTCGTTTTCTGACAGAACGTCTGTCATCACCTTGCGGATCTCGGGGAATTCCTTGAGTGGCATATGCTGCTCAAGCGCCATGCGCATCAGAGCAGCAGGGTCCGTCTTCAGCGCGTGTGCCATCGGAACGACACGATCGAGCGGCAGTTTGACGTCGCCATTCTTAATCATCGAAATGATGTTCGGACCAGACGTGAAGCCGGCTGCCTGCGCGATTTCGCGGTTTGGCTTGCCGAGCTGCTCGATGCGCTTGGTCATGAATTTCGAAACCTTGCTGTCAGCAAAAGGCCGATTGAATTCTTTTTTATTCTTATGTTCCATAGGTGAACCCTTCACTCCACTTGGCTCTTCATTTCTTTATTTGACAGCGTTTTGTTTTGTTATGCTGAGATAATAGCAACGCTACTCAGGACTGCTTCGATAATCATAGATATCGTAAAGGGTTGTAAGTCAATACTGATTTACTTTGAGTCGATTAATTTTCCGTAATCTCCTTGACGGATGACAGGTTTGTGAGTGGATATTCGGGATCTTTAATTTGCTTGATAATCGGCTCGAGTCCTTGAATTTCAACGCGAATGGCACTTCAATTGAAGGATTCGATACCCCAAAAATGGCGATCTCACAAATGTTGACATTTCCACAACACAAAGGATTCGCGATGTTCCATAATTAAACCTATGCGATTATAATTTTTCATATTCATCCAGTGATTGCGACTTTACGCTCCCTCTTTCAAACAGAGCGAATCTAAACCTTGTGCTTCAAAAGCGCGCTGTATTGCCAAATCACCAGAATCGGTGTCACTTGTGACCGCAACGTGCATCAAGGAGATTCGCAGTATGAGTGCAGCTAGAATGGCTGAACATCGTATCCGTCGAAAACAGGCTGGTCTCGTCCAGGCGACCATATGGCTGCCGGCCGACGTGAACGCCAAGCTGAGCGACTTCCAGGCCGAGAACAAGATCGGCACGAAGTCTGAGGCGATCTCCGTTGCACTGCAAGAGGCTTTGAAAATGAGGGATTTTAACGCGGCATAAACGAAAGGGCTCCGGAAGCTGGTAACTTCCGAAGCCCTGAAATCGTGGATTGGGAAACCCAACACCCTTAGCAAGTGTGTTTTCCCATGAAACCGAATCGCTGTCAACGTTCTTCGGAGCGAACGGCGAAGTTTTGCCCTGACATGGGGAAAATAGAGTCATGGAGACTCAACACAATAGCGGGTGGCGCAAGCTCTCCGCGAGTCAGCACTTACTGATTAATCAGCATTTCGACGCCGACAAGCGCAAACTCTACCAAGTCAAAAAGCTCGCCGACCGCGCGCTTCAACTGGATAGGGCAAGTATAGCCGTCCTCGGGACGTTGATTAGCTTCTTCAAAGAGCCACTCAAGGGAAGAATCCTTGTCTGGCCGTCCAATGATGCGCTGTGCCAGGCGACCGGTTATTCCGAGCGGCAGATCCGCAACGCCTTGCGCAATCTTATCAGCGCCGGCCTGGTGCTCTCGAAAAACTCTCCGAATGGCAAAAGATATGCCGAGCGAGACTTCCGCACGCAGCAGATCATCGACGCCTACGGCTTCGACCTTTCCCCTCTTCTCGATCGCCAGGACGAGTTCCAGGCCATCGCCGATCGGATGCGCGAGCAGGAGATCATTTGGAGCCAGGAGTTTGACGCCGTCACGGTCTCTCGGCGCTCAGTGATGGAAGTCATCAGGGCTTTGCATGAGCATCACCCCGATATCGACACGGGCGCTCTTGAGCAGCGTTATCAGGCTTTGGCCGAGCACACGCCGCGCAGATCGAAGAAACGCTCTCCTGGCCCCATTCTGAACGATTGGCGCGCTCTCACGAAAGAAGCAGAGGAACTATTTAATACCGCCAATGCCGGCAATAATTGCCGTCACAATAAGAACAACAACGAGAACTTTGAGCAGCCTTGTTCAAAAGGCACGGAAGGATTGGGGAGCAAGCCGATCCGGCTGGGCGATATCATGGCCGCCTGCCCTGATGCGATCGAGTATTGCGGTCGCGTGACAGACATTGGCGACCTGGTTAAAGCGGCGGCCGAGCTCCGCGGCGTGTTTGGGACGCACCGGAGCGCCTGGGAGGAAGCCTGCGACGAATTAGGGCGACAACGCGCGGCGGTGGTCTTCTTCATGGTGCTCCAGCAATACACGGCAGATCAGCGAGGCCGGCAGACCATCAAGAACTTTGGCGGCTTCTATCGAGCGACCGCGCGGAAGGTGGCGTGCGGTGAAATGGACCTCGAGCAAGAGATCCTGGCGATGAAGCGGCGACGACACCACTAAAAAAAAAAAAAAAAGCCCCAGGTGTGAGCCTGAGGCAAGGTAACAAGGAGACCGCAATGAAAAACCAGGAACTGATCTTCGTCGCTGCTTAGATAATAGCGAGAAATCAGAGGCTTTTCGAAATTAACTGCGGCTAACGATGATTTTCCGGACGACGGGAATACCAGATGGTTTCTGTCTGTCCAACGATCGAGAAGGAGTGCTGAAACAGGCCATCCATCAAGGCATTGCCGAGCTTCTTGGCGAGCTCCATGATTTTCTCTTCCTCTTTGGGGAAACGAGGATAGTTGATGAAGCCGACGCGAACGCCAGCCTCCTCGCCACCACGGTAGATGTAGTCCGTCGGCTCGATCGTAACGCAAGCGCCTACCGAGAAGCAGAACTCGCGGCAGATCTGCTTGGCGACGTTCATGTCGCCAGCGATGAAGATTTCGACGTTGCGAGTTGACGCGCGTGCGACCTTGACCTCTGTCATGCGCGTGCCTCCTGCATGATCTCATCGAAGGAGATCGGCGCAAAGTCGGTCGAATCCATGCCGACACAGAAGCGGTTGCACGTCATATCGATCGGGTAGTTGCGACCGAGCTCCGTCTTCTCGCCGAATTCGAGATCGCTAGACGCCACGTAAGGCAGATGCGGATTGCGCAGCGTCTTGGAATGCGTGTGGCAGTGCAGATGAATCGAGCCACGCCAGCGACCATTCCAGTCGTCGATCGGATAATGGAAGAGCACCAGACGCTGCTTCTCGATCTTCAGCTCGTGGTAATTCATAACCTGGACGTGATCCGCATAGTCCCGCTCGAGGTTCTCCATCTCGTTAGGATCGTCATGATTGCCGGCGATGAAGATGATGTTGCCATTCAGCTCAAGGAAGAAATCCTCGACCTGGCTGCCCCAGGCAACGTCGCCCAGATGATAGACGGTATCGCCATTCTGGACCTTCTCGTTCCAGCGCCGAATGAGCTCCGCATTCATGTGCTCGACTGTTTCGAAGGGTCGATCCGCCAACTTGATGATGTTGGCGTGACCGAAGTGAGTGCATCCTGTGAAAAAGACGGTCATGCTGCTGCCTTCCATTCGCGCATTGCTTCGCCGGCCTTGTCATCGCGGAAACGGATCTTGCGCGGATGGCGCAGCGAGCCGTCAGGCGTGACTTCGTTGAACTTGATTTCGAGCATCCGGCCGAGGAACTTGAAACGATGTGCGTGGCGCTGGATCGACTCAAAGCTCGTTGACCAGCCTTTCTTGAAGCCGACCAGGGGATCAACACCGACAATATCAGCGTCGTGGCACCAATCCTTCCAGAGCTGCTCGCGCTCTTCGTCCGACCACCCACCGCCGACGCGCACCTCAACGCCATCATGATCGACGATCGCGCCGCCCATCATGTTTTCGTATTTCGTGCCCTCCTCGCCGTTGAAGAAGCCGGTGATGAAGAGATCGATCGTTTCCTCGGCCTTGAGCTTCATCCAGGAATAGGATTTCTTCTTTTCGTAGAAGCCGCGTGGATCCTTGACCATTGCGCCTTCCAGGCCTTTCGGCAGACCGGTCTGCTTGTCGACCAGCACCTTCAGCAGTTCAGCCTCGCGCTCTGCGTCGCCGCGAGCGAGATACCTGGCGAGCGTCATGTTCTGGCACTCGTCGTAGTAGGCATAGACTTCTTCGTGGCTGTGCAGTGCTTTCCGCGGCGTCCAGTAGATGAAGTTGGCGAAGCGCTGTGCGATCTTCACGAACAGCTCGACCACCTTGCGCCGCTTGATGTAGGGCATCTTGAAGGGCTTCGGATCGACGAATTCGGCGTAAGGCACGATATCGAAGGCGTGCATTTCGGCCTCTGCATCTTCCGTCTTCGAACGAACGACGTTGGTCGTGGCAAAGAGACCAGTCACGGACTCGGAGTCGATCATGACGTTGGCATGGCCGTTCTCATCGAACGATGCCACCTGTCGCAGCAGGTTCAGATATTCGACGGTCGTGCCGAGCTCTGTCGCCGCCGTCTGATCGATCGGCATGTCGCGAACATATTCGAGCGCCTTCATCAGTGCCGGCGCCATGTGAGCCAGGCCATCCATTGCCGAGCCGGAGCGTGTGAAGAACGCGCCCTGCCCTGCAAACGCGATAAATGATGAGCGCCAGCCATCAAGCTTCGGCTCGCCAACCATCGGGAATTCCTGAACGCGCTTTTCCTCATATGGATGCGCACGCATGACGCCGAAGGATGGTAGGAAGTTCGGCAGCACGGCTGCAATCGTCGAGTTGGAGATCCCAACCTTCCAGTCGCGCGCGAGGATCTTGAAGAAGATCTGCCGGCTCGGCTCGTTCAGAACCTTGAACAGCGTGTTGATCTCGTCGGCTGCTTTGTTGCCGGTGAGTTCGCGCGTAGACAGACCCTTCAGAACGCGCAGAACGACGCCATCGGTGATGTTGATGTAGTCCTGCGGCACCTGGGCAGGCATCTTCTTCACCTTGATCCCATAAGTGATGAAGGGGTCGTAGGACCACTTGCAGATGAACTTGCCGAGATCCGTTTGCAGGAGACCTGTCAGGATCGCCTGCTTGTCGGTTCGGCTGGATGCGGCGCCGATCGCTTCGATCAGCTCCAATGCCTGTGCGGAATTCATGCTTACTCCTTAAGCTGCCATCTTCGCGGTGATCGCGGCTGCAATGTCGCCGGTCGCTGCTGCATGGTTGATTGCGTTTTGGGTTGAGGTGGTCTTCGGCTTCTCGGAAGCCGCAAGTCTGGTGGAGATCGGCGTGTCTTTGACCCGCCGCGGTTCGATGAATTGAGCCTTGTCACCAGGTGCAGACTTGAGCTGCGCCTCGATGCGCGCCCTGCTGGTCATGAGGAGATCGCGCTCGGCATCAGACACGCCGATCCGCTCGAGCTCCTTCTGGCGAGGAATGACATTGAGGATGCGCTGCAGAATGTTGGCGTGCAGCTTGCCCTTCTTCGGCTCCAGCGAACCGTAATCGTCGCTGACTGGCTCGCGCGCATAGTTGATGCGGCTGACGATCGCAGCCGCTGGGCACATGCCGCAGTTCATTGCAGCCTGGCAGCCGCGCCGCTTCTCGACGTGCTTGCCCATCCAGACTGCTTCGCGCAGTGCCATGCATGCCGACATCTTGGTTTCGGCATTGAAGGTCGGGCAGGTAAAGGAAAACTGGTTCTTGGCTGACAGGGTCAGATAGAAGGCCATTAGAATCTCCCGTAGTTCGGCAGATTGAGCTTTTCGGCTCGATCGCGGATTGATTGTTGGAATGCCTGGCGCCGCAAAGCGCGACGAACGGTTGTGCGGATGCGCGCGTCGGTTCGATCGCCCTGCTCTCCGACTTCCATGAGAATGTCCTCGAGGTCCGGTCGTGAGCCGATCTCTTCAAGCAGCGTCGTCTTGCGGCTATCCCAATCTATGGGATGCATGTGCTGAAGCTCGGCGCGTAGCTGCTCGACAAAGTGAGCTGTTGGCTGGTGACTTAGAAGCGTCCGAAACCTGGCATCTTGCGATATTCCTGGGCGGCTTCGGCTCGCTCGATCTCGGCCTGGCGCTCACGCTCTTCCTGTTGGCGAGCGCGTGCGGCTGCGATCTCTTCCGGCGAGTGGACCTTCGGCGGCGGCGGTGTGAAATTGCCGTCCTCGTCGAAGCGCGGCGGTGGCGCTTCAGGAGCGCGCGTGCTGGTGTTGACGGAAGGATCGAGGTGAGCAACCATCTTCGCAGACAGCTTCGGCCACAGCGCCGGTCCAAAGAGCGCTCGCAGACCGGATGCGTCCTGGGCGATCTCAGTCGTGTTCTTCTTCGACTGATAGCCCTTGCCGGTCTTCTGCTTCAGGAGCTTTTCGAACTCCTTCTCGCCGGCGAGAATGCTCTGGTGGATACTTTCGACAACGTCGCCGAATGCACCGATCTTGCCGTAACGCCGGATGACGGCCGAACGGCCGTCGGACGTTTGGACAAAGAACAGTTCATAGAATTTGTTCGACTTGCGTCCGTCGGAATACTCCAACATCACGCGAGCGACTTCGATTGGGTAAAGCATTGATCTCTCTCGTTATTCTGATGCTTCTTTATACTGCTACGCGCATCGGGTTGTAAGTCAATTTTTATTGGTTACTAGCGACGCGCGTAGGGGTTTTTGAGGCGCCATCTTACGTCGAGCGCCGGTGTCCAGGTCGTTGCCTTGTAGTAGCAGTCTCGCGTGACCGAACCTGGAATTTCGTTTGGATCCTTGCCGCGTGGCAGGAGTGCAATGCGCGCCTCGAGGCCGATGGACGTCAGCTTCTTGCCGGCGTCGAGTGCAGCGAGCAGCGCCTTCTCTTCGCCGTCCCACATGATCGTGACGCGCTTCAGCCCTCCCCGCTTCAACTGCAGGAATCGGCCGAACTGGTCATTGCCGTCAGTCGAGCCATAGGACAGATGCTTGCCGAATGAGCCGATCGCGACGATGCGCCTGAGCTGCACGTCCTCGTCGAACGCGATCTTGATCGCCGCAACGTCGAATGCACCTTCGCCCATCGCGACTTCGTCCGTCGCCTGGACGTTCTGACCGTTGTAGAGATAGCGACCGGTTCCTGGCAGACCGATTGGGAAGAGATACTTCCTCTCAGCCTCGCCAGTGAGATCGCGCCCCTGGAACGTCTTCAGCTCGCCATCGAGGTCGTAGACCGGGATGATGCAGCGGTTGTCGAACTTCTGCGGCCACTTCTTGCCGTCGTCGCCAGTCACCATCCAGAAGCCCATTTGGCAGTATCTCAACTGGAAGTATTTGGCGTATTCGATTGTAATCCCTCGGTTTTCGAGGTATTGGAGATTCTCACCTTCGGCAGTAGGTAGTGGAATCGACAGCGGCAACCTAACCTGGCCGGGATCGACCGCCGCGGTTGCCATGCGCTTTGGCCGCCAGCCCTGGTCTTTCAAGACTTCCTTCAGCATCTTGATCGTTTCACCCCACTGATGATCGTCATGGCCGAAGGTCATGTGGGCAAAGCGCAGCTTGTTGTAGGATTGGTTGCACTTGAAGCAGTTGCCCAGGCCGGACTCGGCGTTCAGATAGACGCGCGAGCGGCTGTCACCACAAGCGGGGCAATACTTGGCGTTGATCTGCATACCAGAGGAGCCACGCCCCATTTTGAAGGCGAGCGACTGGTGGTCGAAGAAGAACTCCAGATCGAGCTCTTCCGTGATTTCCTGGAAGATATTGTCGCTCATGCGCGGCCAAGAACTTTCGTAAGGAACTTCAGCTTGTCGCGCTCCTGGCGGATGCGCAGCGAGAAGCCGTCTTCGGTGTTACGGGATGCAACCCAATGCAGACGCGCTTCACCGGACTGCTTCTCAGCCTCGGTCGCGTTGATCGAAATGACCACGTCGGCGGTTCGGATCTTGTTGAAGTCTTCGGCGACGTCGGTCATCTTCGACGTGTGAGCGGCAGCGCCAGCACGGTTGGTCTGCGTGGCCGTCAGCATCGCCAGGTCGTATTCATGGGCGATCGCGCGGAGATCGATATAGATCGAGCGCATATTGTCGATCTGGTTGTCCGAGCGGTATTCAGCCGCCATGATGTCCGCGTAGTCGACAGTCAGGAGATCGAGCACGATGCCATCGGCACGGTAGCGCTCGATGATCTGGCGGACCCTGTTCGGCTTCAGCGTGCCTGAAGCGAAGTCACGGATCTTAAGAGCGCCGGCCTTTGCTTCAGCCGCCTTGATGCGATTGCGCACGACCTGCGGATCGTCTTTGAGCAGACGCATGGCGGTGTCAGCAATATTCGCATCAAGGCGGTCGGCGATGATTTCCTTCGAGACTTCGCACGACAGATAAGCGGTGTTGAAGCCGATCAGCGAGGCGTTCTTGGTGAACTCCCCTAGCGATAGGGACTTGCCGGCCTTCGCAGCGCCCATCATGAGCGACATTTCCTTGCGACCCCAACCGTAGTGGTAGAGGTTCTCGTCAATCTCGGCATAGCCGGTCGTGATGCCGCGCTTTACGATCTTGCCGGCCTTGAAGTCCTCGCGGAGCTGCGTGCGACTGTCGATCTCGCGGAAGTAGTCGTAGTCGTCGTCATCATCGACCGAGCCTATCGCGAGCGCCTGCTTCTGCAGCTTCTCAATGCCCTTGAAGTCGCCTTTCTGCAGGAGCTCGACGCTCTTCAGGATCGCCTGCTCCATCGCCTGATGCTTGGCGAAGTCGATGACCTTTCCCTGGACGTAGGTGGCGTTCGACAGATCGGCCTTTACGCTATCCTTGATCGCTGTCTTGATATCCTCGATCTGATCGTCGCGGATGCGCTTGGCGGCTTTCTCGTCCTTGATAAGCTGTGTGAGGATTCGCAGATCCGGCGGTGCTCGATGCACGCGCACATGGTCACGAATGATGCGAACGAGCGTGCCATTGGCTTCGTTCGTGAAATAGGAAGGCTCGATCAGATCCTTCGTCGTGTTTGCAAAACGGCTGTCACGCATGAAGAGCGCCAAGGTCTTCTTCTGAAAGCCCTCGTCGAACTCGAATTGCGCAGTCGCCTCTTCGCCGCCGACCGGTGTCTCGTATTCTTCTTCGGTCTGTTGTGCTGCGAGTGCCATTGCGCCTACCTTTCAGTGTCAGTCAGTATTTACTTACATGCTTAGTCAAAAGCAAGTCGCGCTATCTCTTGTTTCAGAGAATATGCGCGACTGATTTGGGTTGCTATCGGAGATACGAGTGAACGCGCATGACCATGTCAGGGTCGAGGCGAGCGCTCACCTTGTCGAGCGGCAGCAGATCATCATTAATGAAGCGCGCGAACGCTTGCGCAGGGTTAGACCGGATACCGGCCTGTTTGATGAGCCACTCGTGATAGTCGTCCTGGTGAGCCAGGCCGTGATAGTTCTGGAGCATGTATGCCGGATGTTCAGACAGAAACAATTCGCCAGCCTGCATTTCTTCCCAGCGTGCGATTGTCTTCTCCACATCCACGCTCGCATAGAGCTGGTGCGGCTGCGGAAGGCCGCGTTGCTGCCAGAAACGGAGCCTGTAGCCCATCGTGATATGGATATAGTGCTTGTATGGCATGCCGATCGCGTCTGCGACCTGGCGGCCTCTGGAGTAGCTGGAGAACATCGACTTCGCCTTGCGATCGTCGGCCTCAAGCCCTGCCATGATCTTGTCGGCGGTGACGAGCTTGATGAAGGGTGCTGCCTTCTTGTTGATCTCGGTCGCGAAATAGGAGCGATAGATCTCGGAGAAGGCCTCGATATAGAGCCTGGTCGCCTGGACCGGCGTCATCATCCGATAGTCGAACCACTTGGAGCGAAAAAGCTCCGGCTCGAGAGCCTGGAGCTTCTTGTCTAGGTATTTGAACGCTACGATGTCGTCGTCAATTGGATCAATACGTGCGTCCGATGTTTGCGCTGCTTGCATTAAGAAACCTGTTTAGCCCACTCGTGCTGTCTTCGTTGTCAGCATAATAGTCAGAATTCGAAGGCTCTTCGTAAGCTTCTACAAATTTCTGCACGAGACCGTGTCGGACAATGTCGGTCTTGGCAAAGGTGACGGTCGAAACGCCGGCGATCGTGCTGGTGCGGTTGACCGCGTCTTGCAGACCGGAGCGGATGTTCTGGTCGATCTGCCGCGGGTCGCCATTGATGATGAACTTGGCGGCTTCACCGAAACGCGTCAGGAGCATCTTGAACTCGGTCTGAGTGGCATTCTGCATTTCGTCAGCTAGCAGCCAGCCATTCTTGAGTGTGCAGCCGCGCATGAAGGCGAGCGGTCGCGGATCAATGACGCCAGCCTCGACCGCCCATCCGTATTGAGCCTCGCCACCAAAGGCTTCGATGAACGCTTCTTCGAGCGGCTTCAGGTATGGATCGAACTTCTCATCCAGCTCACCTGGCAGGAAGCCCATGCCGCGCTCGACCTCGACAGCCGGTCGGGTGACGTAGATCTTTTCAATGAGGCCTGCCTTATAGGCTTCGACCGCACGCTGAACAGCGAACCAGGTCTTGCCGGTTCCTGCCGGTCCAATGCCGAATACAACGTCGGAGCTGCGGATTGCGGCGTCATAGGCCTTCTGACCTGGATTGAGCGCGACAACGAGGCCGGTCTTGGTCTTCGGCTTCTGCGTGCGAGCGGCACGCTCTTCGATGACGGCTTGAACGAGATTGTTATGCTTGTCCGAACGATTACGGGCGTCGCGACGCCCCTTCCTGTTATCGGACTTAGAGGTGCGGCGAGCCTGGGACATTCGTTGAACTCCGGTATTTCGAATGTCACCAGTATCGCTGAATTCATCTTGTCAGTAAATACTGACTGACAATTAAGCCGACAAATTTGCACTCTGTTTGGCGTTGTCCTGCGCCTGCAGCCAAACCGCATCGACCTCGGCAGCCGTCTTGCCAAAGGCTCCGGCAATCTGGTCGATCAGCGGATTGTCACGCATGAACTGATTGGCCGAAGTCCAGTAGATCTGAGCAATGGTCCGATCGGGCTCGTCGAGCTGGGAGATCGCAGCGTCAACCATGTCAGGCGTAACATTGAGGCGCATCATGCCGAGCTTAAAGTCAACCGGCCATAGCGGCTCGTAAGCGACAGGCTGCTCTTCCTTCTGGACGACGGTAGAAGTCGCCAGCTTGTGTTGCCACATGATCTGATTGCCGTGGTATAGCTCAAGCTGCCCGATGATCGGCATTAGCTCCGGCTGCAGCAGATCAATGATCTCCTCGTCCGTAGCGTCGGCACTGAGCGTTTCGGGAACGGACTGAGTGGCCTGATGAACCGACGCAAAGCCGGGATACTCATCAAGGGTAAACGCAAGCCGGAACTCGACAGCAGTGATCTTGCTGTCGCCATCAAGGAAGATGCGGGAAATGGTGTAGTTCTTGTTCAATTCTTTATCCTATAAACGCCGTAACGATCATATAAGCCTGACTTCACTCGCCAGGTGCTGCGGTAGTAAGTCCAGCCGTCGCCCCAAGTGATCGATGTCACATTGGCATGGATACCGTTGGTGTAGGCCATGGCGCCGTTCCAGCGTAGCTGCAGGTGCCCCTGGCCGTCGCCACCACCCGTCGGGTTCATGGCCCATTCCCAGCTATTGAGGGTGTAGTAGTCACCGCTGACAGGATCGCGGTTCGCGGCCCCATACATCTGCGAGAAGTAGATGGTCCCGGAAGCAGGCACGGAACCCCTGCCACGATAGGACGCAAAGCTGTAGCCGAGGCCGAACTCGGTATTGAAATAGCTCATATAAAGGATACCGGACGAGGGGACGGGCATTAGACCACCCTTCCCTCAAGCTGCTCGATGCGCGCCGAAAGCTCCTTGACGGCCTGGATCAGAACGGGCGTCAGCTTGTCGTAAGCGACGATCTTCCACCGCTCGTCATCATTCGTCGGGTCAGGAATGGAGCGACCGACGATCTCAGGCAGAACAGCCTCAACTTCGTCAGCGAGGATACCTATGTCGCGTTCACCAGGGCGACCGATAAGCGTAGTCCTGTGGTTCCAGGTGAAGCGAACGCCGCGCAGGCTCTTGATGATATCGAGCGCGCCGTCGATCTCTTCCACGTCGTCCTTCAAACGCGGATCGGAGTAAGCGGCGATGTTGCCCGAAGCGACCATCGTGCCGTCTGCTGCAGAATACCAGCGCCATGCCGCAGATGACCAGCCACCAAGGCCGAAGTAGCCATCAGGGCGAAGATGCATCTTGATACCGTAGGTGCCATTGCAGAGGAACTTCAGGACGGCCATGGCGCTGTCGCCCGTCGACGCATTCGTCAGGTTCTGGATAGTAACATTGCCAGTCGCATCGCCCTGTGCGGAGTTACCCTGTATACCCGCAAAGGTCACTGCACCGCCAAAGAGGCCGCCTGCGACGGGGAAATACGGCGTAAGATCAGTCTTGAGCGCATAGTTTGCCGCTACAACGCCGCCGAGCTTGGTAACGTCGATCGGCCAGGTGGCGCTGATAGCCGGCAGCGCGTTGATCTTCTGCGCCAGCGCCTCCATGTCCAGAGTCGAAGGGTTAGTGACCGCAGAGTATGCCTTGATGAAGAAGCGACCGACAGCCGACTTGACGCGAGTTTCCGTCGCGGTGCGAGCCACGCGAGAAGCGTCGAAGTTGCCGTAACCGACAGCGGCGTTCGTCGTGGACGTCCAGGAGTTAGGGTAATATCCCGGCGTATCACTGATGGCAAAGACACCCGATGCGCCGTCGATACCACCGACCTGACCTGCGACCTTGAACTTACCCGTAATATTCTGCAGGGCGTCTTCCTGCGTGGTTCCAGCAGCACCAGCCAGGGTGCCAGTGCCACGCGGAACGCGATCGCGCATGTCCGGAAGGACGTTCGTGCCCAGGAAGGCATAGAGATCAGGATAGACCGCCTGGTCAAAGGTGCCGCCTTCAGCGGGCAGGTATCCAAGCGGCGTATCACTCTTGGTGCGGAAGATTAGCGTGCCAACCGGCGTAGCGTCAGCGTGCGGGGCGTTTGCGATCGCCGCGTCGACCTGCGCCTTCGTGTAGACCTGGGACGCATCCGCCTTGAACGAGATCGCGGACGCCAGTTCGGTATCGTTTGCTTCAAGCCAGGTGCCGATCTTGGCGAGTGTGTCGTATAGCTCCGGAGCGCCGACCTTCAGATCGCCGATCGCGATCTGGACAAACTCGGTCGTCGCGATCGCGGGGCCGAAATCACCTTGCGCAGGTGTTGGCGCAGTCGGGCTGCCAACAAACGACGGCGAATCCTTTGGCGCTTTGGTCTCGAGGACGGGTGTGAGCGCGCCGGTCGCCTGCGCATTGATCGCCTGGGCAACGCGCTTGGCAGTCCAGGAGCGCTCGACGGTTTCTGTGCCTGCTTCCGCAGCTTCCTGCGTCACGAGATCCATAGAGGCATGAGCGCCGATGGTCACGCGCACCTGGTTAGGATCATCGAAATCCGAACCGTTCTGATCCTTGCGAACGAAAGCGGTCAGATAGTCGTCGAGACCATCGATATCACTGGTCGGATGCGTGTGAACCTTCTGAGCAGCGTAGGTGCTGACATTCAGACGAACAGCAGCCGGCGACCAGAGGCCGACATCGAGAGACGAGCCGGTAGACGCAGCAGCGTCATCAACAGTCGGCAACGCGACCTGCAGATTGAGGTTGATGCGGAACTGAGCCGGATCGGTGAAGTCGGAGCCATTGGCACCCTTGGTCGCGAAGGCCGTGAGATCCACGCCATCGAGATCGCCGACGAGCTCCTCGATAACCTCACGCGTCGTCTCAGCGTAAGCCTGTGCAGCTTCCGCGGCAGTCTGCGCGGTCTCGGCACCTGTCTGAGCCGTCTGAGCGTCTGTTACTGCCTGCAGTGAGACGTCACGGGCGGTTTCAGCAGCGGCCTTGGCCGACTGCGCGCCGTCACGGGCCGTCTCAGACGCCGTCTGTGCAGTCTGGGCGGCATTCTTGGCCGCGACTGTGTCGGTCTTTGCCTGGTCAACGTCGCCCTTTGTCGTCGCTGCATCGCTTGCAGAGGTCGCAGCGTCATTCTTCGACTGCAAAGCAGCACCAGCAGACGCGTCAGCGGCCGTAGCAGAGTCACTGGCTGCGTTCGCGCTAGTTGCAGCAGCATTCTTATATGCAAGGGCGTCGGATGCGCTCTGTGCGCTTCTATCAGCTTCGAGCTCGGCCGCGGCATGTTCGCCTTCGGCAAGTGCTTGCGCGGCTTCAGCAGCAATCTGCGCAGCGTCGGCGCCGATCTTGGCCGTCTGAGCATCGTTCTTGGCGGTGATCGCCGCATCGCGTGCGGTTTCGGTAACACCTTGAGCAGCGACAGCCGCATCCTTTGCTATGACGCCGTCGTTCTTTGCCTGGATGGTGATATCGCGAGCGTCCTTGGCTTCCTGTGCGGACGTCGCAGCGTCGATTGCCTTCTGAGCAGCGGTTGCGCGCGATTGGTCAGCCGCAGTCTCACTGAGATCGGTATTGTGTTCGCTCTGGGCGGCTGCGGCTTCGGAAGCTGCGGCAGCTTGAGCAGCGGCGATCGCCTCGTCACGCGCCTCCTCGAATTCCGGCGTGTAGTGGATGATACCAGGATCGCCCTTCGGACCAACGGCAAAGCCGACGACTTCAGGAACGACGATCTCGCCGAGCTGCACGATCTCGATCTCAGCATCATCGCCACTGATGACGACGCCATCAGCCACATATGGGAACTTTACGTCGACATCGCCGACCTCAATGACAATCGTATCCATTACAGACCCCGCGTGATGGCGCGACGAACAGGAACCTTCAGCTCAAAGCCGAGGTGCTGCTTCGGATTGGTGTCGGTGCGGACCACATCGATATAGGCGACACGGTTCGGCCAGTTGGCGCTCGATGCACCAGCAACCCGGATCTCAAGGGTCTTCTCGTCTATCCGGACGATGCCGCCGTTCGCCGTCGTCAGTGTCGCAATGACGTCATCCACTTCTGGATCGCGTCGGACCTGGCTGGTGAACGTTGAGTTTGCAGGAAAGGTAATCGCCGAGTTAGCGAAGCTCAGCCGGATACTCCAATCGTATCCTGCCGTGATGATCTTTCCCTTGAACTTCTGCGACGCCATGCGGATCTCCTTACTTGAGCAGCAATTATATGTCAGTCAATAATGACTGACAACATCAGCCACGCCATTTCGAGTTCTGGAAGGTAACGAGCGTGCGGTTGCCATCTGGATAGTGAACGCCTTGAGTGACAGCCCAGCCGCTCGGCCCCTTATTGTAGCCGTGCCGAAGGTTCATGGCGCCGACGCAGAACACGTCATCCAGAATGCCTGGCGTGTGCTTGTCGCCGATCGTCATCTTGCGGCCGAGCGCGGCAAAGCCTGCCATTGTGCCGCGAGCTCCGTTCGCACCGCGGAAGCCGTGATTGCCAACCTCGACACCATTGACCGTGTAGGAGTAGCCATCGTGGACCCAATTCACATTGCCCAGATCCAGATCGGCTCGGTCCCCAATTGTGCGGACGGCGTATTCCAGAAGACTGAAGCTATCGACCGGCTCGCCACTATCGAGCTGGTTAGCCTGGCGCTCGCGCGCTTCCAGGTAGGCGTCCTCGAGCTGCAAGCCGAGCCGAATGTTGATGCCGTCGTTGCGATAGCGCCCTTCCCTTACATAGCGCTCAAGCGCGATATCGTGGTTGGCTTCGACGACCGTGACCTTTACGGCCTGCGAGACTTCAGCGAGGAATTCCGCGACGTCGGAAATCTCGGAGAAGACGCTCTCTCTTCCTCGAATAGCCATTTCGTAGGAATGGGCGTTGTCGTGGACGTGGTGGTGATTCCGCGTTTCGTTGTCGAAGATGTCATGAACAGCCAGTTCTTTCGCTTGCAGGACCGCAATCATTCCGGTCGATCGGTGGAGGACAGCCTTCGAGTTCTCCTTGTGGAACTTGCGAAGGTGCCAGTCGGCGGCGACGATCAGATCGACACCGTCATGGAGGTCTACGACGCCATCAGAGACGAAGTATTCGAGGTCATAGAATGCGCCATTTGGACCGGCGGTGATCTGCCGACAGAAGAGATCGCCATCCTGGTCGAACTCAACGATGGTGGCGCCGATCGTGTGATAGGCGAGCGACTTGATGCCGGCCTTGCGCGGAATGATCTTCGGACGCGTGACGAGGCCAGTCGTCATGATCTGGTGAGCCTGCTTGTGTGGATCGAGCGAGGCGATGGACTGGAGCTGGCGCTTGGCATGCGGAAACACGGTCCACTTGCCGGCCGAGTAATTCGCCAGGTCAGACACCGGCCTGTTTGCCGTCGGCAGCATGTTCATTTCGCCTGCAAAGACGAACTCGTTTCCGATCTCCATCTGGCCGAAGCAAAGGAACTCCTGAATCTCCGGAGCGTAAGAGCGGACGGCAGGATTGTTTTCAGCCCACCACTGCGTTTCATAGGTGCCTGGACCAATGACGATATCGGCGTCGAGATATTCGGCGTAGGCCTGTAGGTTCAGCCAGAAATCGGGATCGACCGGACAATCGTTCTGTGCGCCGGTGAACAGGAACTTGCGGCCTCGAGGATCCTCGACACCTTCGCCGCGCAGCTTATCGGTCAACCAGGTGCGCGGAACACCTTCGGTTTTCTCACGCGAGCCCGACGTTCTGTTGTAGCGGTCGTTCAGCGTTCCCTCGACCATCACGGCTTCAGGGTTGGTCACTGGATAGCGCGACGAGGTCAGGAGGTCGTGGAGCTGCTCGCGCAGATGATCGGCGCGTGCGTTCGCGTGAACGATCGGATCGACAAATTCCTTCTCCTTGCCAGGTGCTTTGACACCGACACGAGAGATCAGATCCGGAACGTCTTCTCCATGGCGCTTACGACCACGCAGGACCGCAGCTTTGTTCCGGACTGTTTGATAGGAGATATCGAGCTCGTAGGCTACGTCTGCGAGGAAAGGATACGTCGCAAGGTCGTTATAAACCTCAGCAAATCTAAGATCCGAAGCATGAGAGGAAGAAGTCTTTCCGGAGCCGTCTTCATACATAATAATCTATCTTTCTATGTATCTTATATTAGTGAGAAGACGGCGTTCCGGAACGTTCGTAAAAGTCTAAAACCGCATTGGTTTCCTTTACATACGAGGTGATCTTCACCTTATTCCGGATGATCTTCTTGGCGTCGTCGATACCCATGCAGACAACAGTCGTCGTGTCCTCGTGCTCACACATCCGGAACGTCTCGTTTTCGAGCTTCAGGGTTGCCGGCCGTTTCGGCTTGTATTCCTCGACGACAGGTGCCGCGACGTAGCGATCAGCGGCTCGATTGCTCAAGCAGCCGGTTAGCGTCAGCGTTGAGACCATTAAGGCGGTCAGCAAGAGTGCTTTGCGCATCGGTAGTTTCATCCTTGGTCTGGAGCGCATCGAGGCGCAGATAGAAGGGCTCGACTGCAGCCGGGATTGCCTGGCGCTGCTCCTCGAGGATCTTGATGTTTTCGAGCTGGGCGTTCTGGCGCTTGACCGTGTCGGTCAGTGCGAACTCCGCGGCCAGGCGCTTGTCCTTCTCGGAGGTGAGCGCGGTTTCGGCTGCCTTCAGGTTGGCGTGCTGGATCAAAACCGTAGCGAACAGGCCTATGATGACCAAACCGCTGATCGCCGCACCGATGAGCTTGGCGTTGGCCTTGATGGCTGTCAGCGAAATCATGCCTCGATCCTCTTCATGAGGATGGTCCGGCGCTGCGTCAGGCAATCCGACAGGAGACCTGGCTGCTCGTTGGCAATCTGGTGCGCGAAGTCGAAGTCGGCCTTTTCGAGCGTGCCGGTGATGTGCAGAGCCGATGTCACCTGTGTCAGAGCAGCCTGGAGGAGAATGTTGGCGCGCGTCTCGCCGAGATCGTAGGCGTTGCGGACCATCTGCGCCTGGACCTCGTCCGGAAGCTCGTCATAGCCATTAGCCTCGAAGAGCTCGGCTCCGAGCAGATCCTGAAGATCTTCAGGATCGACCTCGATGCCTTCGACCGGAACACCATCGAGCCTGGCCTGGAGCTCAGTGATACCGAAGACAGGCTTGCCATCGGACACTAGCGAAAGAGCGATTTCGCTAATTACGGATTGAATCGCTTTCGTCATTTCTATTCCTTACTTGACCTGGCCGGTGACGCAGACCTCACCTTCGCCCATGCGTTGCTTGTCGCCCATGCCGCGGCGCAGCTCGAGACCGCGGACCTTCTGGCCACCAGCCTTGTCGAATGCGCGCTGTGCTTCACAGGATGCGAGATATTTGGCGGTAGCCTTGGCGGTCTCACCCTTGAGCGAGAGGAGATAGGCTTCCGTTGCCAGCCTGGCGGCGGTGGACTTAGACATGGCGCCGACGCCGAAATTGTAGCCGCCGGAGAGCTGAGATGCCTGGTTGCCGATCGGAAAGGACGTGTAGCCAGTGATCTTCTTGGTCAGCGGCTGGTAATAGCCGGCGAAGAGATCCTCGCGCAGCCAATCCTGGCACTGCTGGAGCGTCACGGTCATGCCAGCCGGAATTGGCTTTCCGTTGATGCGCGTCTTGCCGTAGCAGATATCGTTGATCTTGGCGAAGGGATCGTAGTGCGTCTTCAGCACAACACCTTCCCAGGTCTTGATCAGGTGTTCGGACGCCAGGATGACGGCCGGCGGGTAGACGTGCTTGACCGGATCGGTATCCTTGGTCGAGTGCCAGCCAGCAGCACTGGCGGTCGCAATGGCGGCGGCGATCGCAGCGGCCGCGCGCTTGGATGGCACAAGCTTATTTATTGGCATTTTCGAATTCCTTTTGAGCCTTCATTCGGGAGTAGAAGGCGAAAGCCGTTGTGATGCCGGACAGAACAGCGAACAGCCCTTTCGGAATGCCGAAGGGTGCGCCGTAATAGGCAAAGACCGCCTCGAGGACGGTGAACACGAAGGCGGCTGCCATCCAGCGGATCGACCGTGCCTTCTTCAGAATGAGCTCCCAATCGGGATGCAAATGCGCGTCGAGATACTGCCGCACTAGTGGATCCCCAGATCATTGAGAGTGAGCTTGGAGCCAGACTTCACCTGTTGCGGGAAAGGACCGAAGTCCCCTGCCCTCTGGCGAACCTCGCGCTCAACCTTCATTTCGGTCACAAGCTCGGTCACGGTGACTTTGAGATTGTCCACGCTGCCCACCAGCTTATCGACCTGTTCGGACTGCTTCTGGTCAGCCTTGATGAGCTGCTCGTCATTGAAGTCCTTGGTGTTCTTCCAGGCAGCGATGTTCCAAAAGAACGTGCCGGCGGCGATCACCGATAGAAAGAAGCCGACGCGTGCTTGCGCGTCGGAAAGGCCGAACGTTGCCTTTGGAGTAGCCATATCGCGCCTCGTGGGATAAGTGTCAGTCAATCTTTACTGATATTATGCCAGACGAGAATCCGCAAATCCAGTCTAAATCACGGCCAAACCAGATCAGCAACGACCGCTTCGATCTCGGCCGGAGTCTGAGCATCCCTCACCTTCTGCTTGGCGACCTGGCGATAGGCTTCGATCTTCGGAAGAGCTGCATCTTCCGCGGCGACCTTTGCGCGCCAGCTATCGAGAATAACTTCGGGGCGCTCCTTCAGCGCAAGCGCTTCGGTCGACAGCATGACAAGCTCTTCGGCCGACTTCTCACCTGAATCATATGCGCTCAGTTCAGCGCGCTTTTGCGCGTAGACAGCGACCGCGTAGTTTCCTGACGTGCGATAGCTCTCAAGCGCACGGTTCGCGTCAGCGTCGATCTGCGCGAGAAACTTCTCACGGATCGGCGTCAAATCCTTCTTCAGACTAAGCTTCATGGACAGTCACCTTCAGGAAGACTTCGACATAGGGGAAATTGGTGATGTAGAGCTGGTATTCGGCCGGCATTTCTGCGCCGATCTCAAGCTCGCCATCTTCGAGCGTCGTAGGCTCGCCGTCAACATAAACCTTGGTTCCGGCCGGAAGCTGGAAGATCTTGGTTTCGCCAACCTTCAGGTCAAGCTCGGTCGGTAGGTCGAACGTCGGGCGGCGCGTGATCTTGCCGTCGCGGATATAGTCGAACTGGATATCGCACTCGACAAAGACCGTCTCGTCACCCTTCTTGACGGGAGGAAAATTCAGGTAGGTCGCTCCATTCTCATCCATGACCTCGACCAATCCAGCGGGGATTGGATCGTTGACGACGTGGGTAATCATACCTTCGGAATTATGCTCGATAATCATGCGCTGTAGTTCCAAATAAAGTAGCCGGCCCAATAGCCGCTGCCACTGGTGTTTCGAAATTCGAGGCGGTTAGTGTAGATCTGCGCAACGCTCGCGAGGTTTAAGTTGGCGGCGCCGAATGTCAGATAAAACCACCAGCCAAAGCCATCCTGCAGATAAGGAATTCGGCAAACAGGCGGCTGGTCAAAGGTCTTGCCGAAGTAAATGATCTGCGTTCCGCCGTTCTCCACCCTCACCTGACCGCTGATGAGCAGGTTCACGCCGGACCAATCGGAATTAAAGTTGAGATCGGCATTGCCAGCCGTCAGGACATTCACACCGGGACGTGACACCTTCAGACCGCTGGTATTAAGCAGAACGCGATTACTCACAGGGCAGGCTCCAAACGCGATAATAGACAAAGCGCTGGGACGGCGCGCCATCGACCGTGCCGTTTCCGAAGGGATTGCCGAGCGAACCGTCAGGCAGGTTTGGCGCCTGCATGAAGACGATCTGAGTTGCGGACACCCACTGAAAGACAACAGCCGGCCAACCGACGCTTTCATGCTCGATGATCGGACGATATCCGAGGTTCGGAATATTAACCGCCGTGTTGATAAATGCTCCACCAGGCTGCGCGATACGACCATACTGGATTATCTGCGCGGCGCGCATACTCGCCTTGAACAGCAGGCCGGAGTCGGCAGCCGTCAGCACATTCACCCCAGGCTTGGAGATCCACAGACCCAGCTCGGCTCCGCGAGCGCCAAAGAGAACACGGTTTGCCATCAGACCTGCAACAGATGATAGTAGAAGTAGCCCCAGGGAAGATAATCCGAGGCATTCGGCCACCAGGCGCTATTACCGCTGATCGTCAGAACGCGGGTGGAAGAATCGTAGCCACCAAAGAGATCGCCTACAACGGTCGCAGCCTTGTAATTGGCGCTGTATTCCGGGCGTCCGGAAAGCAAGATCAGCGGCAGGCCGGAATAGCTGGCAGGGATAGCCAACTCCGCATACCACATCCAGCCCACCATATCGACGTTATCCATAATGCCGCGAATGTTGCCGCTCTGGACGACCGTAAACATATTGGTCCAGCGACTGTCGAACGCCAGGGACTCGACCGGCAGGCTCGGGTTGAGCACGTTCGCTCCGGGTCGCGAGACCCGGAGCAGATACGTGTTATCGAAAGAGCCAAGAACGAGGCGATTTGACATTCTCGAATTCTATCCTCTATCCGAAGTAAGTCAATATTGACTGACTATGTTAAATCCGCAATCAGGATGCGTTTAAGGTCAAGATCGACAACCATCAGGCCATCAGTGGACTGCATCTTGCCAGCCGTCAGCGTGCCGATATTGGCCGTGAGGGACGACAGCGATGTTACGGAGATCGCCGAGGCCTGGATCGAGCCGGTCTTGATCTGATCGCCATCGATGACCGTGCGACCGTAGTTGGTCGTCAGATCCTTGCCGCCTGCGTAGATCGACAGAATGACCGCGTTCGAACCAAACGCGACGGCTCCATCTGTCGTGGCGGTCAGGGCGTTGGCACCCTTGATCCAGATCAGATACATATAGCCGCCGCTCCACACGGCACTGCCGGCCGAGATCGCACGCGTTGCTACATTGCCATCGTCGCCGATGTAGCGAACCGTGCCGGCGGTCCAGGAAACGTTGTTGATCGCCGGCTTGTTGTGTTCGAAGATCAGGCCGTCCGTCGAGATACCGCGCATACCGATCGATAGCGAGTTGGCTGCAATGGTGTTTGCTGCAATCGAGCCGCCGTTGATCGTCGTCTGATCGGGACCATAGCGCCAGTCAGCCAGCGTCACGCCAGAGGCGATCTTGATCTTGCCAGGCTCGATCTGCGTTGCGCCATGATTGATCGTGTCAGCCGGATCTCCAGCAGCGCCAATGTCAGCCAGCGGAATATTTCCGCCACTGGTCGCCACGATGACGTTACCGGCGATGACCGTGCCTGCCTTGATCTTGGCGGCGTCGATCTCGACGATATGAGCACTCTCGATGAATGCCTCGTCGATCAGCGCGAAGCTGGAGATAATCGCGTCAGGCGGAAGATCGCCAGGGTTGATTGCGCCGACAGTTGCGATTGCCACTTCGGACCAGTCGGAACGATTGCCCGAGGTATCGACGGCGCGAACGCGATACATCCACTCCTCGCCTACGACTAGGTTCGAGTGAATGAAGGCGGGCGCGGCGCAAGACATGATCGTCGTCAGGCCGCTCTTGGTGGTCTCGACCTCGTAGAAGCTTGTGTCTGCATCAGGCACAAGATCCCAATCCACCCAATTCGAACGGAAGAGGCCAACGGCGCCGACGTTTTGCGGGGTCGACGGAGCAACATCGTCAACCGCAGCAGCGATCGAGACCGGAGCGCAGTAGTCCGACGGATTGTTGTAACGATCGGTCGCGCGAACATGAACCGTATAGGTGCGACCAGGCGTGACCGTCCATTCGTAGTCGGGTTCGCTCGATGGGAAGGTGATGTAGTTGCCATCATCTTCCTTGATCTGAAACTGGTAGCCGCCAAGATCATCTTCCGTGTTGGCGTTGATCGTTGCCTTAACGACCGCGCGCAGCGTGCCGTCAGGACCAACATCCATCGCCGATTCCAGCGCCAGGCCAGTCGGAACGACCGGCGGCGTGCTGTCGAGAATGCGACCGGTCTGGACCTGGAGCGGCGCGCTAATCAGCATGTCCTGGTCGAACGTGTCGAAGGCGCCAATGCGAACGTGATAGATCGTCACTTCCTTGGCGGGATAGATGACGGCATCATTGCGGCCGATATAGAACGGGACGGTGGCGTCGGGATCGAACGTGTTGTTCTCTTCGACCCAAACCTTGACGCCGGCGAAGTCGCTCTCGGCGGGGTTATCCCAATTCAGGAGAATGTTCTTGCCGTCGGCGTAAGCGCGCAGCGTCACCAGACCAGGAACGGGGTTGTTCACGGTCAGAGTCGCCTGAGCCGACGTTCTGTTGTAGGTCGCCGAGACCGTAACCTCGAAGCGCAGCTTGCGCGTTGGATGAGCAAGACCAGCAACTGTGCTGTCGTTCTTGTTCATTTCGTAGCTATAGGTGAAGCCGGAGCCCGTTACGAGCTGCTGGCGCAGTAGCTGGCCATTGTCTGCGTGGTAGACCTTGATGGTGTTACCGGCATAGAACGGGCTCTGCTCGTCGGTCGGCGAAGCGTCATCAGCCAGAATAGACGTGGACGACGGGAAGTTATTCTTCCAGAAGATCATCACGTCGCGACCGGTGAACTCGGTCCCGTTCGGGTTATCGACGAGCTTCAGCTCCGTAACGGAAGGCGCTGCCAGGCCATTGAAGCCGACATACTCGTAGTCGAACGTCGCCGGCGCCGAGCGCTGCGTCGAGTAGCCGATCGCGTAGACGTAGAAGGTGTATTGGCCGATCTCGGCATCATCGAGATCCATATAGCTGTTTTCGGTTGTGCCGAGCTTGATGTAGCCCTTCGTCGGATGCAGAGCGCCGACCTCGTATTCGCGAACCGTATAGTCGTTCAGCACCTCCCACGACAGCGTGAGCCGCGCGTATTGACGCCCATTGTTGACGTAGGAGACTTCGCGCACCTTCAGGCCGGTCGGTGGCGCCACCTGACCCTTCGGACGCGTGTAGGTGATCGGCTCGAGGGAGATACCCTCCTCCACGCGCGCGAACTTGTTCGGATCGTGGAAGAGAGCGGTGATCTTGAACTGGTTCTTCTTCTCTTCCGACATGGCAATGACGCGATACTGGCGCGGCTGGATATCCGTGCCGGTGCCAAGCCACATCGTATTGACGTCGGGCTGCTGCGGCAGCACTTCGCCGAGGTTCGCGCGCAGGAAGCCGAGGCTGTTACCGTCGCCATCCAGGACTTCGTCAGCCCAGGTATCGACAGGCGCCTTGTGTAGCGTGCCGTCGGGCATAGCAATCATGAGGCTGTAGAGCTCACCTTCAGCCCGTTCGAACGGCTGGTCGAGCGTCACGTAGTCCGTGCCAGCCGATGCCAGGCGGCCGCCGAGACGCATCTGCGCCTTGCGAGGATCCGCAACTGCGATCAGGTCGCCAGGCCGAACATCGGCATGATCCCAGGACGCCGTGTATTCGACCGTCTCGGTTTCATTCTCTTCGGTGTCGATGATCCACTTGCCATAGCGATGCGCCTCGCCGCGCGTAGTCGCGCCGAGAAGATCGACAGTCTTTTCGCGCCAGCCGAAGCGAGCAAGCGCCGTATCGCTCGTGACCGGCTCCGGCTCGGGCTGATAGAAATTGTCCTTGTTGTTGAACTTGACCAGAACAACCGAGCTGCGCGCCTTCTTGGCCGTGCCGGAATAGTTGAACTCGCCACCAATGACGTTGGCAGGCGTGACGAGCTTGACCGGATCGGCCGGCATGTCGGCGGTAGCGAAGACCTGGCCGAGCGACCAGTAGCACATGCCGCGCCAGGTCGTCGTGATTTGCTGGAGCGCCTTGTAGGCCTCCTGGCGAGACTGCAGGACGCCGTTGAAGGTGAAGCGCGGCTCGTAGATATCCTGGCCGGTGTCAGCGTTCTTGAAGCCAGACTTGACCATCTGGTCACAATACTGAGCGATCTGATAGAGCGTCCACTTGTCGACCGTTTCGGGATTGATGAACTCGCCGAGGCCGTAGCGGTCGTTGATGAGGATATCGTAGAAGATCCAGGCAGGATTGTTGGTCCAAGCCTGCTTGAACGTGCCATCCCAGATACCGGCGTAGATGCGCCCGATCGGATCATAGTTCGACGGAACCGAAATGATGCGGCCGCGGAAGCGGTATTTGCGCGCCGGGATCGAGTTACCCATGTCTTCCGCGTTGACTTCGGTCGCTACGAGCGCCGTGTGCGGATAGATGAACTTGCCCTCGATGAGGACAGCATAACCTTCCCAGGTCGTGTCGTTCTGCAGGCGCTCGTTGTCGGAGTCCGGCGTGAGGCGCACCATGCGCACATCCCAGGGAGCACCGCCGTCGGGAAGATCGATGCGATGCGCGCGCTGGACTGCGGACGTGGTCTTCTGGTTGACGAGGTTTTCGGTGACTACACGCTGCCAACCACCGTTGTAGCCACGCACTTCGAAAGCGTAGGAGACGCTAGCCGTCTCGATCGCGCCGGACTTCTTGTTCTGGCTCGCAAGCGAGGGAATATTGACGACCGCGCGGATAGCGGTCGCGTTCGGCTCGATGACCGTGCGCTGAACAGGTCCGGTGTTGTAGCCGACCTTGACGTTGACATCATACGGAATCTCGGCGGTCGCAAAGCCCGTCAGGTGCTCCTGGTCAGGCGTGCCGAGACGCTGCTGCAGAATGACGTTCTTGAAATTGACCGTGCCGTCAGGGTTCGTGATCGGCGTCTCTTCGTAGTAGACGGACTTATCCCAATTCACGAGACCGACGCAGGGGCCTTCCGAGATTGCCTCGATAATGCGAGCGCGCGCCTTCGAGCGCAGCGTGTTGCTTGCGTCACTGCCAGAGCTGCCGCCCTTGCCCTTGCCGCCACCCTTCGAACCGCGGATGAGATTTTCGAACGAGAAGTGAAAGGACATGGGCTAGTTTCCGAGCTGTTCGACGTCGATGCCAGCCGAGATCATCACGCCACCGGTGATGACTTCGCCGTAGACAATCGGGATGGTGGAGCCGTTGGCGTAGTTGTTGCCGGGACCGGAGAAGATGTAGCTCTCCTCGCTGTCCTCGCTTTTGCTCTCAGGGGTCAGCATGGTCGAAACGCCGGATGCAGCGAGCGCCAGACCGATCATGGCGAGGTTGCCTGCCTTCAGCATGCCGCCGGTGAACGGAACGGCAGCCGCCATACCACCAGGCACCAGGAAGGCAGCGCCGATCAGGGCGACGCCGAGCACAATCTTGAGCAGCCCATTGTTCTTGGAGCCTGCGATCACAGGCACGATATGCAGCGGTGCAGCGCCAAGCCGAAAGCCGACGCACATGTCGATGTCCAGATCCATGCCGCCGTCGAGATCGCCGCGGATGACATGCCATTCACCCGATCGAATGTCGGTTGCGAACTCTCGGAAATTGACACCGAGCGCACGGACGGCCTCAGAGGCGGTTTCAACCTCCAGATCGAACTCGTGGCCGTATTTCTCGCCAAGGGCGCCGTGCAGATAGACCTTACGCATTGACTGCCTCATGCCGAAGCCAGACGTTTGCGTTGCGAGCCCAGAGGCCAGCAGGAACGCGCGAAGACAGGCGGTTCGGGAAGTGCTGCAGGATCATGCCGCCACCGACGAGCACGCCGGCATGGTTCAGAACCTGCGAGTGAACCTTAATGAGAAAGGCGTCGCCTGGGCGGATCTCGGAGAAGTTGATCGCCCGGAAGCCGAACTCTTCGAACTTGGAGTAAAGATCCTGTCCCTCAGCCCACCACTGATCGCCGCGCGGCACTTCACCGAGAATGATCGGATCAAGCGGCCACTCGATACCCTGCGCAGCACAGCCCTTGCGGCCAAGCCGGTAGGTGTCGCGCACGACGGAATAGCAATCGGTGATGCCGTGGACGAAGGATCGACCAAGTAGCGGCGGAATATCGGTGTCGTCACCCCAGATGAGCGCCTCGCCAATCCGATCCTCATCGAGCGGGATGATCGCCCACGGAACACCCGACTTGACCTGGCCTTCCATGTCGAGCTGCGTAGGCGACATTGGACCATTCGGATGCGAGTGGATCACCATCTGAATCTTGCCGCGGCTCAAGGCCTTCACCTGGTCCTGCGGATGGATCGCGAAGTCTTGCGCGGGATCGGCCGCGACATTGCGACAGGGCAGATAGAAACCGTTGACGACCAGGCCGCAGCTCTCGTTCGGGTATTCGGCGCGTGCGTGCTCGCGAGCAGCAACGCGAATTGCTTCTGTCAGGATCATGCGCTCACACGCCCGACGCCTGGGAAGCCGCCGAACGGCAAGGCTGCGTTCTCTCCGAAGCGCAACTTGCAGCAGGCCAGCGTCCGCGACGGACGGTCCTTTGATGCTGTGGTGGGAAGGTTGTTGATGTCGTAGTAGCGATTGCCGGTGTAAGGGCATTGCGCCTTGGAGTAGTCGAAGGCGCCCTGACCGGAGCTCCAGACGCGGTAACGCCAGAGGCAAGTGTCACGGATCGCCACACGACCAGGAATCATTCGACCTTCCTGGTCGATCGAAGCCGAGAGCTCCCATTCGATGTAGACAGGGTTCTCCGAGACCTTGCGCTCAACAAGGAAGACGTCGGGACCAAAGAAGGCGGAAGGATCTGCGTCCGGCTGGCCGTCCAGGTGGCGCCTAAACGTGCGAATGCGGCGCACCTCGCAACCGAGAAGGTCGCCGAAGGTGTTAATCATCGCTTGGGCAATGCCGTCGGTATTCGACAATCGGATCGAGGGAGATGGCAGAGCGCCCTGCCCTGTCACCTCAAGACCATCGAACTCGACGTCCATCGGCTGATACTCGATACCGCCGAACTTGATCTTCTCGGAAAATTCCGAGCCCTGGACGAAATAAAGCAGTCCACCGCCGACCGACGACACGTCGATACGGAACAGGGAGACTGCTTCACCAGGCGTCAGGCTCTGCGCGGATTGATAGATCGTGACCAATTTCACCTCATAGGATTGAAGTGAAATTGTAAGTCAGTTTTTACTGACATAAAAGCCTAAACTTGCAGTGTGAAGCTCTGGACGAAGGTCGCGCTGATTTTGCGATAGCCGCCGCTCTGAACATCGTCACTGTAGTCCTTGCACGTCCACTTCACCGGCTTCGTCTCTCGCGGTGGTGTGTAGTAGAAGGTTTCGTCACCGCCGCGGTCGAACAGAAAGCCGGAGATCTCCTCGGCCTGCTCGTCGGTGAGAGCATCCCAGGTGAGTGTCAGCGTGCGTCGGCGATGGTTCACACCATCGCGCGTCGGCTGAGAATAGCCCTCCCCGAAATCGGCCTCGAGGATCTTGAACTCAACCTTTCGCCCTGTGGAGGGCGATGGGTCGATCGGCGGGTAAAACGAGAGCAGAGCCATCAGCCCCTCCTTCCGTTGTTAAGCATGTTTCCAACCTTCATCTGCTTCTGCATTTCGTCGACAACGACGCCGCGGAGCGTTCCTTCCATTTCCTTTGCCGTCTGCTTGGCAAGATCGGCGTTCTGCTCAGGCGTGCCGCCGCTGGAGTTGACCGTGACCGGCGCATTGATGGTGATCGCGTTGCCACCGCCCATAGAGCCACTTCCGAGAGCCTTCATCTGCTCAGGCGTGAAGATACCTTCGTCGCGCTTGGCGATGATCGGAACCTCACCAGGAGCCAGACGACGACCGCCGATCTGCGTCGCGCCGCTATGGAACTTGCGTGCGTTCTTGAACACCTGTGGATTGACCAGGCGCGACGCACCGAACTCGCCAGCCAGACCGCCGGAGTGGCGCACGCCGACCTTGGAGAAGAGCGCCTTGAAGCCATTGGCGGGCGCGGCACCTGCAGCAGCAGATCCGGACGTTCCGGACTTCATCTGGCCAATCATTGCCTTTAGGCTGATCTTGATGAGGTCGTTCGCAATGCCGTTGATCGCAGAGCGCAGATCGCCAGTGCCGTTGATGAGACCGGCCATGCCGTCCACCATCGAGTCCATCCAGCCGGTCGTTGCCTTTTCCAAATTGCCCGACAGATCCGACCACTCGCGCATCTGCTTGGTCATCGGGGTTTCGGCAGCATACTTCTGACGAACGGCGGCCTTCTCGGCTTCAGCCTGGCGCGTCAGCTCGACGTCGAGGATACCGGCCTTGCGAGCGGCTTCGACACGCTGGTCGATCTCGCGAAGCTCCTGCTCCATCGCGAACTGGCGCTGCTGGCGCTCAGTCATCAGTGAGACGCGAACCTGCTGCGATCTCTCGGCGCCGGCCGCCGTCTCAGCCCAGATCTCCTGGCGCTGGAACTGCTGGAGCATCGATGTGCGCTGTGCGATCGCTGCCTTATACTGCTCAGTGCCCTTGCCGTAGACGGTCTCGGTGTCGCGCACCTGGTCATCCATCAGCCGGCGCATTTCCTGCAAGCCTGAGCTGTCGAGGCGCGCGGTCGGATCTTTGGTCTTCGCCTGGTATTCGGCGATCCTCTTCTCGATCTCGAGCTGGCGCTCCTTGATCTTCTCATTGCCGCTTTCAAGGCTCGTCATGGCCTTCTTGCGCTCGGCCATATCGTTTTCGACCTTGTCGGTCTCCTTGGCGATGCGCAGCATTTCCGCGTATTGCGGATCCTTGTAGTCCTTGGACGTGCCGATATCGCCCTTCTCGATCAGCTTGATCGTGGCGCGATAGTTCTTGTCGAGACCGTCGAGGCTCTGCTTGGCAGCGTCGATCTTGCCCTTTAGCGTCTCGATATAATCCTTGCCGGCCTGGACCTTCTCGTCGCCCTGGAGCTGTTTCTGCTGCGCGTCGAGATCGGCGGCCTTCTTCAGATAGTCATCCTGAAGCTTCAGACGCTGCTGCTCATAGTCGAGCATTTCCTTCTGCAGTGCAGGGTCTGCAGTCGGGATAACGCCAGTGTCGACATTCGAATTAGCAGCCGCGGCGGCCGGAGCCTTGAAAGCCAGCGGACCAGTGCCGTTGCCCATGCCGAATGCCTTCTCGGCATAGCCAGCACGATACGGACCAGACTTGCGCATGGACTCGTCGGACGGACGCTCGAAGAGCTTCATGAAGGCGCGAGCAGCTTCTGCCGGCGACTGCGCGGAGTTGATCGCGGACTTGGCGTCCTGGTGAGACGTCTGAAGCTCGTGGACGAGGAAGTCGAGCTGGACGGTCAGATCGTTCCAGCTCTTGCCCTGAAGCTGAGCAAAACCCATGAGCCTCTGAGCGCGATCGGAGTTCCACTGAGCGATACCGATGGAGTCAGAACCGTCGCGACCGTCACCGACTGCGCGCGCGTTGACGTTCAGCTTGCTCTCGCCGACCAGGTTGCCAACAATGCCGGATGCTGCGACCTGGCTGAAGCCTTTCGAGATCAGGTGCTGCATGGCGGTTGCCATGAGCTGCTCGACATTGGCACTGACAGGCGCGCTCAGGCTCGCAGCGCCGCCGTATCCACCGGTCAGAGCCGTGCCTGCTGCAAGACCCTGCGCCGAGAAGCCGAGCGGGTTAGAAGCAACCTGGGAAATACCGGTCATGATGCCGGCCATTTCCTTCAGCTTGTCGATGACAGTCTGGATGCGACCGACGGTCTGCTGACCGAAGAGGTTGCGGCGCATGATATCGCCGGCGTTGGTCGCCTGGCGTGCCTGTAGGTTCAAGCCCTGATTGGTGAGCTTGATCGCATCCAGAGCCGG